CAAGAAAGTAACTTTTGGATGGCAGAAGATGCATATGGTTATGTAAGTGATGATGCATTAAAAGTTACAGGTGGTCCATTAGAAAAGAAAATTCTTATTGTAGATGATATCAACGATACTGGTGCTACATTCAATTGGATCAAAGAAGACTGGCAAGCAAGTTGTTTACCTAACGATCCTAAATGGGAACGTGTTTGGGGTAACAATGTTCGCTTTGCTACACTCACTGAAAACCTAGCAAGTACTTTTCATGACGTAAATTACACTTGCCACGAAATTAATAAAGAAGAAAATGATGTATGGTTAGTATATCCTTGGGAGAATGTAGGCGAATATGACAGCTGATATAGGGTGGTGTTGGGCAGGTGCTATTCCTGATCTATTAGTTATAGAACCTGAAAGATTTAAAACGCCAAAAGTAGTTAACAAAGATTACAACAAGCGTGGTGTTATTGATTGTCCTTCATATCAAGGATTTTATAACAACTTGTTTCTATTAAAGTCTCCTGTGTCGTTTGATGCAGAAGTTAAAGACGGAATAGTAGTTGTTACATCTAACGAAATTGATGACCATCAATTACATAACTTGTTTACTATACACCCTAAAGAAGATATGCACGATGTTAAAAAACCATTATTTCAATTTAATTTAAATTATTTGTTTGTTGCAGACGAGCCTTGCTTAATGGAAATACTTCCGCCATTTATGCATAACGAAAACTTTCCAGGAGAAGTTGTTGGTGGATCTTTTAATATACACAAGTGGATAAGGACTACTAGTTGGGGGTTTATCTTTGATAATACGCGATCTAAGCTGTCTATTAAGCGTGGTGACCCGTTGTGCTACATTAAGTTTACAACAACTAACTTGACAAATAAGGTCGGTTTAGAAGAGTGTTTACTTACAGATGAACTGATTAAAGAATTAGAACGTAAAAGATATTTGACAAACTTTAAGAAAGGTGGTATAATTAATTTAATGACTAGAGCCTTAAAACTAAGACCTAAGAAGTTAATTAAACGTGATCCGAAATGGAGTATAAAATGAAAGTTGATAATTTAGAACAAGCTCAAGCAGATGGTAGAGCACCTTGGAACGATGTACAGATTAGTACAAGAGACTTTGTTGTATACAATGACAAGTATCCTGTTACAGAAGGACACACACTAATTGTACCACGTGAAAACACACATGAAGCTATTATGAAATGTTTTAATTATGGTGTTACTATGGGCTACGAAAATGTTGTAAGTAAAAACAATAATATTACAGGTTACAACATGGGTATTAATATAGGCAAGAGTGCAGGACAAACTTGTATGTATCCACATGTACATTTAATTTTTAGACGTGACGGGGATATGGACGATCCAAAAGGTGGTGTTCGTGGTGTTCTTCCTACAAAACAAAGTTACGAGTCATGAGAATTGCCGCTATAGGTTGTAGTCATACAAGTGGATATCACGTTGGTGATATGCCTGAAGCAAAAGAAGACATGACACAAGAACACTGGCCTTATAGTGGTAAGTGGAATGATAACAACTGGGCCGAACATTATATTAATAGTAAAGATGCTGACGGCGTTATATTTGCTAATCCACAAAACGGTTGGTGGACTTATTCAGAATGGTTAAGTCATTTGTTTAAAACATATGACGACATTGAAGAAGTTGTTGTGCAAATGACCTACTGGAATCGTTTTAGATTAAGTATTCAATTTCCTACACACTATGAAAACATTGTACCGCTAGATGCAACCTATGTTAAAGAACTTACAAAAGGACGCATCGACTGTTGGTATCCTGCTAATCAAACATCTGACGGTAGTGTTAATGACATACCAATGCAAGTTTGGCCAATGGACTTTCAAAAGGAAGTACCCTTTAAATCAGTATACGACCCAGACTTTAAATTAGCAAAGCCTGATCTAAGAAATGAACCATACATGACTGTAAAAACATGGATGGAAGTTATGAGCCTTAAAGCACAACGTGAGTGGTTTAAGGAGATATATATTATACAAGAATTGTGCCGTAACAACGGTGCTAAAGTAAAACTGTTTGGAATAAACAGTTGGACATGGATACCAAAAGAAATGAACAAAGAATTTTTTGATTTCAATTATATCCAAGTAGCAAAGACGACCGTTGAAGATTGGTTTCTTCAACAAAAAGATATCAACGTAGGCAACTATACTGTAGACGGAGAGCATTTTGATGAAATGATTCATAAAATGATTGCTACAGAGTATTTGCCGTCACAATTTTAGAAAGGAACTTTATGTTGAAACAGCAAATGATACAAGCGGCAAGGAAACACGCAGAAGCGGAGATTGAATTGCATAAGACTAACATCGAAGTATATATGCAGAATGTTGTAGGTATTGGTGAGCATTCAGATATTATCGAAACAATTCAAAAAGAGTTAGATAAAATGGCCACTGCTAATGACAGACTTGAAATGTTAGACAAACATTTTGGTGCTTAAAGTCATTGACAAAAACCTAAATAAAGTATATAATAATACTAACTTTGGCAATCCACTGCCTTAACATCGGAGAAACAAATGAGTAAAAGTGAACAAATTAAAGCTCGCCTAGAAGAACAAGGCATACGTTACTGGGCGGGTGATAATATTAGTTTAGTCCTACAGAAGGGCGACAAAGAAGAACTGATTGAAGAACTTACACCTAAGTTTGAATCAGTATTAGATAGTTTATTAATTGATAGAGCAAATGATCCTAACAGTATGGACACTGGTAGACGTCTTGCTAAAATGTATATTAATGAACTAATGGCAGGACGTTATGATCCTATGCCTAATGCAACTGCATTTCCTAATCATGTAGATGATGGTTATCAAGGTATGTTAGTTGTACGTTCAGAACTTAAAAGTGTGTGTTCACATCATCATCAACCAGTAACAGGTATTGCATACATTGGTATTATTGCCGCTGAAACACTAATTGGTTTAAGCAAATACACACGTATTGCACAATGGTGTGCTAGACGTGGTACACTACAAGAAGAACTTTGTAATGATATCGCACGTGAGATTATGAAAGCAACTGGTTCAAAGAACGTAGGTGTTTATATTCAGGCAACACATGGTTGTTGTGAGAATAGAGGCATTATGGCAACTAGCAGTTTAACACAGACAACTGTGCTTAAAGGTGCTTTTAATGAAGATGCGGGTACTAAAAAAGAATTTATGGACAATATTAAATTACAACAGGAGTTTTCAAAATGAGTGACGGACCATTAAAATCAGCAGTTGACAGCCTGGGCGATATGTCAGGAGTTGTTAAGCAAGAGTTTATTACGTATCGTGTTAAAGACGGTATGCTACGCAAAGAAACAACGGTACGTAGGTTCTTTGGTGATGACTATAATGATAGTACGACTACTGAGCCTTTGCTTAAGGTGGTGTCATAATGCCTATTCCAGAAAGAGTATTTGTACCACAACCTAGAGATCCTAATAAAAAACATTTTTATATTAGTATTATAAAAAGCACATTACGTATTGGTGCTTGTGCTATAGCATTGTATACTGGTAGTATTGTTTGGCTTGCAAGTGGATTTCTTATTGCTGAATTACTAGGTATTGCGGAGGAATTATAATGCCAGCTCAACTTAGATACTCAGAAGCATTTTATAGTGTACAAGGTGAAGGACAATATGTAGGAGTACCTAGTGTGTTCTTACGTACATTTGGTTGTAATTTTCGTTGTATGAACTTTGGTACAGATGAGAAACGTGATCGTTGGGAACAACACAAAGACGGCAAAAAACACAATGCAGAAGTTAAAGCATTGATTGATGCTGGTGTACACGAAACTACAAAAGAATTTAATGACTTGCCTATTATACACACAGGTTGTGATACATACGCAAGTATCTACCCTGAGTTTAAACACTTTAATAAACTAGCAGGTGTTGATGCTGTTGTTGAACATTTACTTTCACTTACTCCAAATGGTAAGTGGGTACAGGACAATGGACAAGATGTCCATTTAATATTAACCGGAGGCGAGCCATTACTTGCATGGCAACGATTATATATTGAATTATTCGAGCATCCACGTATGCAGGACTTAAAAAATGTTACATTTGAAACAAACACTACGCAAACTTTACACGAAGATTTCTTTGACTATCTCAACAATCAAGACAGGATTAAAGTTACATGGTCTTGTTCCCCAAAACTTAGTGTTAGTGGAGAACCTTGGGATACTGCTATTAAGCCTGATGTGGCTAGTCAGTATAGTACTATTACTAATTGCGACATCTATCTTAAGTTTGTTGTCGCTACTCAAGGCGACTTTGAAGAAGTTGAAAGAGCTGTGGAGGCTTACAGAAGTGCCGGGGTACAATGTCCAGTATATCTTATGCCTTTGGGTGGACGCAGTGAAGAATATTCCCTCAACGTTAAAGATGTTGCTGAAGCGTGTATGGCAAAAGGATGGCGATTCACTCCAAGACTACACATCAGCTTATTCGGAAATGCCTGGGGAACTTGATGAAATGTTAAAGGTTAAGAAGCACAACGCAACAAAAGACACTAGACCTCTTGATGAACAGTTAAGAGAAAAAGGTCTACTATAAAGGAAAGACTATGATTGAAAAACTAAAAACTATGTTTACAAAGTCTAAATCAAGTAGTGATGGTAATACTCCTCCTACAAGTAAAGAGGCTATGGAACGTGAAAAAGCTGAGGCAACAAAAGCAGGTAAACCTTGGGTTGGTGTATTAGATACACAAGTTAATCCAAAAGATATTAAGAATGGTTTCTTTGAACTTGATTGGAATAACGAGTTTATTGAGCAGTTACTTGATGTTGGATATAAAGGTGAAACAAACGAAGAAATTATTGACGGTTGGTTTAAAGATGTTGCTAGAACAATTTTGACAGAACAAGGACATGATCCGCAAAGAGAAGCTGGCCATATTAAAATTGTTCCTAGAAAAGATGGCAAAAGTGAAGCATCCTAAATGGGTAGAACAAGTTACCTTTCCGTCAGATAGTTATACACCCGGAATAATCCAACAAAGTTTAGGAACTCGTGTATGGGTTCGTGAGTGCCCAACTAAACCAGATTGGATTTCTGCTAGAAATACAGAAGTGTATGTTAAGAACAAGAAAAAATCAAGACTGTTAATTTCTGTAGGTGAAAGTTGGACCTATGGTGATAACTTTCAAGGTGTACAAAGCGGACTTGGTAGAGATAATATAACATATAGAGTCAATCATTCATTTGCAAGTCATAGTGCAAAAATGCTGGATAGTGATCTAATACTATCAGCAGTTCCTGGTAACTGTAACCAAAACATGTTACAAGACTTAGATCGATTACTTGAAGAATATTCTGTTCTTTATGAAGAAGTATTTGTCCAATTACAATTAACTAGTCCCGGTAGAGACCAATCTAAAATTGAAGATAAACATAGATTGTTAAAAGGTTATGATAATCTTTATACAACTAAACAAACATTAACGAACAAGATGACTGATGCCGAATGGTTTCAGGCATATGATACAATGATGTTAACCGAATATGATCGAATTCTTAAATTACATACAAATGTAAATGGTCTAGTTTGGAAGAATTTTAATCCATTTCAGGTTGACTTTAATACAGAATCGTTTATAATAGTAACATGTCCGTGGGTTAGATTAACTTCACAGATGCATGGTAACGTTTTTGATTTACCTGTAATTAACGAAGCCGGTTGGTGGACTGAGCATTACAGTACATACGGAAATGTAGAAGGTAAACAAGAGTATATGATGAAACAGTTAGATAATTTAGAAGCAAGTAACAAATTATTAAAGACAAGCAGTCTTAATGGATTTCATCCTAATGAAACGTTTCATGCTATATGGGCATTATATATATTAGGCAAAACGGAGTGGGTAACATTATGAAATACGTATTAGTAGACACGGCAAATACATTCTTTAGAGCAAGGCATGTAGTACGTGGTGACCTTGATACAAAAGTAGGAATGGCGTTTCATATTACATTAAACAGTATTAAGAAAGCATGGGAAGACTTTGATGCAGATCATATAGTGTTCTGCTTAGAAGGTCGTAGTTGGCGTAAGGATTATTACGAGCCTTACAAACGTAATCGGCAAGAGACACGTGATGCACTTAGTCCTAGTCAAGCAGAAGAAGAAAAAGTATTCTGGGAAACGTTTGATGCATTTAAAGATTTTGTAACTACAAAGACTAACTGTACTGTTATGCAACATCCTGAACTTGAAGCAGATGATTTAATTGCTGGTTGGGTACAACATCATCCAGACGATGAACACGTTATTATTAGTACTGACGGTGACTTTGCACAACTAATTGCACCTAATGTAACACAATACAACGGTGTTAGTAATACTATTATCACACATGAAGGCTACTTTGATGATAAGAAAAGAAAACCTATAATTGATAAGAAAACAGGTTTAGAAAAGCCTGCTCCTAATCCAGACTATATGCTGTTTGAAAAATGTATGCGAGGCGACACTAGTGATAATGTGTTTAGTGCATATCCAGGTGTACGTAAAAAAGGTACAAAGAACAAAGTTGGATTGCAAGAAGCATATGCAGACAAAGACACAAAAGGTTACAACTGGAATAATATGATGTTGCAACGTTGGGTTGATCATAACGGTGAAGAGCATCGTGTACTAGATGACTATCAACGTAATGTTGTACTATGCGACCTAACTGCACAGCCTGAAAACATTAAAGAAAAGATTTCTAATACTATTAACGAAAATGCACAACCTAAAAATATTTCACAGGTTGGGTTGCGTCTTATGAAATTTTGTGCATTATATGATATGCAACGAATTTCTGATAATGCACAAGCATATTCAAAACCATTACAAGCGAGGTATCCGGTAAAATGACAAAACTAAAAGCAAACGAAATATTAAAAAACAAGTTCTGGATTATTGAAGATACAGACTCAAATGAAAAGAAAGGCACACTATCACGTGATGCTGATAACAAATATATGTATAGTTGCGACACTGGAACATATATGTATGATACAAAAAGTATTGTTGAAAAGAATTTAGGTTCTCTACTTTGGAATAAATCAGACGTTAGTGAAGCAAAGAAAAATATTTCAAAAGAAATTTATAATCTGCCAACTAGTACTATTCCTTACAACAGTATGTTTGATGTAAAACGTAAGTTTGGGTTATTTACAAAAAGTAAAAAATCAAAGAGCTTGTATTGTGCAGGTTATTTTTGTATTCACTTTGATAAGGGTTGGGTCAAAAGTTTTTGCCCAAAACTAGTAACGTTAGAAACTTATGAATATAAAGGTCCATTCAAAACAGAGATTGAAATGAGACAGGAGTTATCACGTGCCAACCGTTAATCCATTAAATACAATTCCATTACAGCAGTTTATTGACCGAGTTAAGACTGCTGATAACCAGCAACTAAAAGACATTACATTAAACATTAGAGATGCTAAGAACTTAGCATTTACTATCGGTAGTGTAATGAGTCGCTTACACGGCGATTTAGAAGCTCTAGTACACCAAGAAAAGAACGCTGAAGAAGTTATTAATGTAACTGTAGACGGCGGCGGACAAGGCTGGAAGTAACTAATAAACTACGCATTTAACTCTCCTTTTTGGATAAATACTATGGGAGAAGATAATAAATGAGTAGACCAAAACCAAATATTTTATTAGAATATACAGACAAAAAGTCTTATAGAAGCGAGCAGATTCTAGCCGCTGAGGCTATTTGGGCAGTATTCTATCAAGGTAATCCTTTTAACTTAAAAAGTTTAAATTCATTAACTAATTATCCTGGGCCTAAATATAAAAAAGTTAGTTTCAGTAATCCTGGTCATGCACACAACTTAGCAAGTAAATTAAACGAATTATTTACAACTAAAGAGTTTACTGTTGTAAAGTTAACTACCGGACCAGTAGTAGAAGAAGAATAGAATGAACTGGAAAGAAACCTATACCAAGGTGTTCTTAAAACAAGCCAACATTAGTATTAATGATAGTACGTTAAAAGAATATATGCCTTTATGGTGGCAAAACACTAGAGCAGTTGGCGGGTTACGTCTAACTGACGAAGGCATGATGTTTATTACAGACCAATTAGAATTAGTTACTTACGAAATACCATTTCCTCCCGAATTTAAAATAACTACCCAAATTATACTGTTCTTAGATAAGTTTATTGATTGTCCATACTATGTAACTAACAAGCATATTACAGTTACAAGTGAAAAAAAGAGCATGGAATTACATCTGTTTAGTGGAGATGTCCGTAAATATGGACTAGCTAAAGCCCTAAAACGGACAGATGAAGAACTAACCCCTTGATATTACTACATATTTTTTCTTAAAAAAACTGCGTTTTCTGGTTGACCTTTTGATAAAGAGGTGCTATTATATATACATACTAAGAAATTAAGTATGGCACTGAACAAACAGAAAGAGGAATACAAAATGGAAAACATTGCAATTAGAACAGTAAGTCCTAATAATGCAAAGAAGAGCATTGTTAGAGCATTTAAAAAGAAACGTCCTTTGTTTATCTGGGGAGCACCAGGTATTGGTAAATCGGACATCGTTGGACAGGTTGCGTCAGAGATTGATGCACACATGATTGACATTCGTTTGTCACTATGGGATCCAACAGACATTAAAGGCATTCCGTATTATAGTTCAAACGATAATACAATGCAATGGGCACCGCCACAAGAATTGCCAACTCAAGAGTTTGCTAAGAAACATAAATTTATTGTATTGTTCTTAGACGAAATGAACTCTGCGGCACCGGCTGTACAGGCGGCGGCTTATCAATTAATTCTTAACCGTAAGGTTGGTACTTATGTACTACCTGATAACGTTCTTATTGTAGCGGCTGGTAACAGAGATGCTGATAAGGGTGTTACATACAGAATGCCAGCACCGTTAGCAAATAGATTTGTTCACTTAGAACTTAAAGTTGATTTTGACGATTGGTTCCAGTGGGCAGTAAACAATGATATCCACCAAGATGTTGTTGGTTACTTAACATTTAGCAAGAAGGACTTGTATGACTTTGATCCAAAAAGTCCAAGTCGTTCGTTTGCTACACCTCGTTCTTGGTCATTTGTATCCGAACTACTAGAGGATGATGATGACGAGACAACCACTACTGATTTAGTTAGTGGTTCAGTTGGCGAAGGCCTGGCAGTAAAGTTCATGGCCCATCGTAAAGTTTCATCTAAGTTACCTAACCCGAGTGACGTACTCGCAGGTAAAGTAAAAACATTAGATACACGAGAAATCAGTGCCATGTATTCCTTGACTGTATCTTTATGTTACGAACTTAAAGAAGCTAACGACAAAGGCAATAAGAAGTTTGACGAAATGGTCAATAATTTCTTAAGGTTCTCAATGGACAATTTTGATACTGAGCTAGTAGTTATGGGTATCAAATTAGGTCTAACACAATATCAACTTCCAATCGATCCAGATGAAGTTGAGTGTTTTGATGAGTTCCATGAAAAGTACGGTAAGTACATTACTGCCGCACAGGCTAGTTAACTGATAAGGGTAGGATATCTTTTGGTATTCTACCCTTTTTATTTGGTTGACAAACTCAATTAAATAGTGTATACTGTAAGTATAAACAATAAGGAATAGGCACATGGCAACAGACGTATTAGAATTAGAAACAGAAACTCCAGAAATAGAAATAACTGACGAACTTCGTGCAGAAGTTTTGGACAGAATTATTGTAGCTAGAGTTGGCTTGTTACTACGTCACCCATTTTTTGGTAATATGGCTACAAGGCTTATTATTAAAGAAGCAAGTGATTGGTGTCCAACTGCGGCCACAGATGGTAGACACCTATTTTATAGTGTTCCGTTCTTTGCTAAGATGTCTAATAAAGAAATAGAATTTGTAATTGCACATGAAATACTTCATTGTGTATTTGATCACATGACACGTAGAGAAGATAGAGATCCGCAAATACATAATATTGCGGCAGACTATATTGTAAACAATACACTAGTACGTGATCGTATTGGAGATAAGCCTAAAGACATTCCAATTTTCCAAGACTTTAAATATGATGGTTGGTCTTCAGAGGCTGTATATGATGACATCTTTGAAAAGTATGATCAAGAAGAATTAGATCAATTAGGTAAGTTACTTGACGAACACGTTGATTGGGAGAAAGGTAATACCCCAGGACAACCTAAAACAGGTAAAGGTAAAAGTAAAAGCAATAAGCCTAGTTACTCAAAAGAAGAACTTGCTAAAATACGTGATGAAATTAAAGAGAACATGATGTCTGCGGCACAGGCGGCAGGTGCTGGTAATGTTCCTAAAGAAGTAGAACGTATGATTAAGGATCTTACTGAGCCTAAAATGTCTTGGAGAGAGTTACTTAGACAACAGATTGAAAGTACTATCCGTAATGATTTTACTTTTGCTCGTCCTTCACGTAAAGGTTGGCATACTGGTGCAATACTTCCAGGTATGAACTTCCAAGATACTGTTGATCTTTGTATTGCTATTGACATGTCAGGTTCAATTGGTGACGATCAAGCAACTGACTTCTTAAGCGAAGTACAAGGTATTATGGATGAGTATCAAGACTATAAAATTAAACTATGGTGCTTTGATACAGCCGTATATGGTGAAGAAGACTTTAGTGCAGATTCGCCTAGTAACTTACGTGAATATAAAGTTATTGGTGGCGGCGGTACTGACTTTAATGCTAACTGGGAATACATGAAAGAAAATGATATTGTTCCTAAGAAGTTCATTATGTTCACTGATGGTTATCCTTGGGATAGCTGGGGTGATGAAGATTATTGTGATACTATCTTTATTGTACATAGCTATCATGATAAGAATATGCAGGCGCCATTTGGTGTTACTGCACATTACGAAAAAGGAAAATAGTGCTGGATAAGAAAAATACACCCAACGCCTTAGACTTTTTTGATGTTCGAGAAACAAAATCAGCACCAAAGCATTTTGAGTTTTGTAATCTAACACCAAAATATAATATGGAAGATTCAATCCGTAAATGGATTAAGACCAATCTAAAAGGCCGATTTTATATTGGAAAAACTATAGTGCTATCTGATAATCCAGATAGTGCATATAATCGGTGTATAAGAATTGGATTTGAACAACATCGAGAGTTAAGTTATTTCATGTTGGCTTGTCCACATTTAAAGTACAACTAAGTATCAACAAGTAAATAATAATAGCATATAGATTAATATGCTTGTTATGATCAAAACAAGGAGAATATAAATGTCAAATGATACAACAAAAGTTGCATCAACCCCTACAGTAGGAAAAGATGGCGCAGGCCAAGCACCTATGCCACAGGGTGGTGCACCAACAGGAGCTCAGGCCGCGGCAGAATTAACTGTACAGGACCTAGGCGTTTTAAAAACTATTATCGAAGTTGCACAAAGTCGTGGAGCATTTAAAGCTAACGAACTAGAAGCAGTTGGAAAAACATTTAATAAATTAGATGTATTCCTAACAACGGTACAAAATCAACAAGTAGCCGAATCGGCTAATGCACCTACTATGCCTGCAACACCAGCAAAAGATACACCAGTATCACCAGCTGATGCAAGTGCAGTATTAGGAGCCTAAGGAGAAATAATATGGCGTTAAAACACATTGGAAGAATTGAAAAGACAGGACGTAAAGTTGCTGTTGCATTCAGAACATTACCAAACGATGCAGAACATTGTTTAGTAGTACAAACAGAAAACTTAAAAGATCAAGACCACGATGTCTTAATGAATCTTATTGAAAGTAATACAGGTCAAGTAGCTGAAGAATTAGCTGATGCTATGCAAAGAACACAACTACAAGATGGTAGCACTATGTTACCAGCTTTTCATAGTAAAGGTAAGTTGACAAAAATCGCAACTAAAGACATTACTATGACTCCTGATAACTCAACTAACATTAATCTAGCAGAATTAAATAAAATTATTGCAGAGCAAAAAGGTGTTAGTATTTCAGACCTAGCAGTAGGTGGAAGTTCAGTTACAGAAGTTGCTAGTGCGTCAAAAATTGCAGAGCCTACAGCGCCAACAGTAGCACCAGGAGATGCTCCACTTTCGGACGCTGACCTAGCTAAAAATCTAAGAGCAGATGCCGATAGACTGTTTAAAGAAGCTACAGACCTACGTAAACAAGCAGACGAACTAGCACCAGCAAAGAAGGCGGCTGGTCGTGGCAAATCGTAAGAAAAAACGATTACCACAAGATATAATAGCTAAATGGCCTGAGGTATTTAAGGACATTGATATCGATGCCATACCTTTGGAATATGTAGAAAGTATAACAGTATTTTTCCACAACGGTAAGAAGTGGGAGATTGAAATTAAAGATAAGTCAAAATTAGACCCCCTTAAAGAGGTCGAAAATGCACTTAACGAGATGTTTACTAACTACAATACTGCTATTAAAAATGTCGATTTCCGTGTAGATTCGGAACGTGTTAAGACTGATGTACAAAAGCGTACTAAACAGTTCTTAAAAAAGCAGAAGTAAATTTTAGGTATTGGCATAAATACATGTATAAGATACTAGGAGTGCTATAAATGGCTTTAAGATTACGAAGAGGAACAGATGCCCAGAGGGCTTTAATTACTCCGTTAGACGGAGAGTTGATCTATACTACAGACACTAAAAAGCTGTATGTAGGAGATGGAACTACCGCAGGCGGGTTAGCAGTTGACACAGCTGGTACGTTCCTTGGTGCAGACTTAGACCTAAATAACTACAATTTAACAGGTACAGGTAATGTAAACGTAACAGGAAACATTACTGCAACCGGTAATATCACTGCTGACGGAAATTTAACGTTAGGTGGTAATTTACAAATTGGTGATTCTAATACTGATACAGTTAATTTATCAGCTAAAATCGAATCAGATATTATTCCAGATGTTGACGGTGCTAGAAGTTTAGGTTCATCTAGTAACAAGTTTGCAACAGCACACCTTAACACTCTTAATGTAACAGACCAAATTGATGCACTTTCTATTAATGCAAATGTAATTGGTAACGACAGTACAGTATTACTTAATGTTGCAACAGGTGCAGTTAATGTAACAGGCGAATTAACAGGTACAGTCAAAGCCAACGATGCAACAACATTTTACAATCCAGCACTTAAATCAATTGCGGCAAGTTCAGCTATCTTTTCAGCTACTGTAACTGCTCCAACTTTTAGTGGAACACTTGCAGGTGACGTAACAGGTTCAGTTTTTGCTGATGATAGTGGCGTACTAGTTGATGGTGTTAACAACACAGTTGTTATTGATAACGGTTCAATTTATGCACAAGGTAAAGTACTAAGAGTTAGAAACGCAGAAACAATTAAGATTGGTGACGTAACAGATGTATATAGTACTGGTTTAGAAATTACTAACGTAGACGGTTCACCGCCAATTGACATGGTCAGTTTAGCACAGAGCAGTTTTGGTGGTATTTCTAAAATGGCATTTACTGGTCGTCATGGCGATATAGTAACTCCGGTACAAGGTACTGCTGGTGATTACCTAGGTGCTATTGACGCTAGAAGTTATGATGCTACTACTGATACATTAGTTCCATCAAGTGTAATTGCATTCCAAATTGATCCTAACACTACAGTATCAAACGATATAGCAAAAGGTTCAATTAGAATTATTAACAACAATGGTTCTGCAAGTAGTCCAGAGTTAAAAACAATGTCAATCATGTCAAATGGTTGGGTTGCTATTAACAACACTCTTGCATTTACACCATTGGCTACATTAGACATTAACGGTTTTGCAAAATTGGCGGCTTCGTCAGCAGAACCTAACACTCCAACACTAGGTATGATTGCTGTCGCTGACAGAACTACTTGGGATCCAGTTGGGGTTGGTTCAGGAAACGCTTATCCAGTATTTTACGATGGCGCGGCTTGGATCAAAATGATTGCTTAATTCACATCCAATAATTCCAAAATAGTTTTCAAATAAGTAAGTATATGCTTACTCTATTCACATCAGGTAGTACAGATGAACCAAAACGTGTAACACACTCTTGGGAATATATTAACCAATCTGCAAAACTTTCAGCAAAAGAAATTGGACTAACTAAAGACGATATTGTATTGGATGTCTTTCCAGCAAACACTATAGCACACTATACTATAACAGCTCTTCCTGCTTATATAAGCGGCGCACAGCTAGTTAGTGCTAACTTTAATGCACTTACCTACCCTACGTTGTTTAGTAGCGTTAAACCGACGTATATAGCGTTAATTCCACGCCATTTAGAGTTGTTACAAAAGACAAAAGGCTTTAAAGACTTAGACATGAGTTGTGTACGTTATATGGTTACTGGTAGTAGTAAAATTGAGCAATCATTTATTGATGCATTCAAAGAGCGTGGAGTACAGACTGTTGCTAATTGGTACGGCATGACAGAGTATGCTCCGCCGGTAATGATTGGATACGATTCACCTAGTTTTGATTTTAACACTATAGATGAAAAAAGAACACATGTGATGTTTAATCCAATTACTGCTACATCTAAGTTAGCCCATTGTATTATTAATGGTAAAAGTACAGGCGATATATTTGACATGAATACTAAAACATTTTCACACAGGATGAATATAGCTAATGGTAAAACTTGGAAAAATGAATTTTAGGTTTGCTACTAAAGACGATGAATCGTTAGTAGAGAAATTTTGCAAATCACAAAACTTCAGCAATAACACATCTCTTAAAAAAATGAAATGGGAATGGGTACTAGAAGAAGGTGCTTGGACTGTTGCTACACACAAAGATAAAATTGTTAGTATTGCTGGCATACATAAACTACCCGAAGTTAGTCCAGATGCATATAGATGTTTATTCCGTGGTGCCCAATTACCTGGTTATACATTAGGCACTGGTAGAGATATTTTTAAGACTGGAATACAACTAAGTCAGTTATTAAATTTGCAAATCAATTGGGCATTAGAACAAAGTCTCAATGCAGAACTTTATATTAGTACAAACATAAATGATGATGGTGGTAAAAGTAAACGTATGAATGATACTATGATGCCATTATTAGCAAGACGTGGTATATGGAAGTTAGAACAAAGTATGATGTTGTTTAATGTTCCACAGCGTCTGTGGCGTATTAATGTTCTAAAGTATATGGAAGAGCGTAACCTTTCGCTAGGCAACGATAACTGTACTCATCAAAAATAGCAAACGGTGTCTTTTTAATCTTAATTTCTTTAACTTCGTTTTTCCAATATGGAGTATTTTTACTAGTTGCAGTATAGTGAAGTTCTAAAAACTTTTCAATATGCGTTACAACCTTTCTCCATTGTGCGTTATAGATTTTTTGCTTGTTATAAAGTCTTACTAGCATTTCTACTTGGTATTGTATTAACCATATTGCTTGTGCTTCTAATGGTTCTAAAAATCCTGCACTTAAACCTACATTTAGAATATTACCTTGATAAGGAGTATCACTATATTGTCCTGTCCACTCAATTACTCTTAACTTATCTAATTCTAGTTTATACGGACAAGTATCTATGAACTCTTGTTTTGCATCTTCTATTGTTTGGTAGTCTTTATTAAATACATATCCATTACCTATTCTATTTTGTAAATAGATATTCCACATCCATCCTGCACTCATAGCAGTAGTTTCTGTATAATACTTTAGTTCAGTATCATAACTAGGTGCTACTACTGCACAGTTATTTTTAAGACTAGATTTAATCATATTAGTTTCAGGAAATAGTTTATTAAATCCTGCACAATTAATAATTAAATCTGCGTCAATATCATCTATAGTGTCTAATGTTTTGTTTATTAGTTTAACGCCATTAGGTAATGCTACTTTATCTCTAAGCATTATTCCAAACTTGTTAGCATCAATATGATATGCGTGGCGCCATTTTTTATCTGGCATTTCATAATTTATCATCCAACGCATTTGTTCGTCATGTTCTGATTCATTAAAACAAAAATGATGATACCAACTATCACCGTGCCAATTTTTGTGTTTAATTGTATACTTGCGTACAGCATCACAATCATCAAACAGATCTTGTTCAGTTAATCCACACTCTTGAATAAAATCGTATATACTTGGAAGTGTGCTTTCGCCTACTCCAATGATAGGGATATCTTGACTTTGAATAAGTGTAATGTCCCAATCGGTTTTTTTAGAAAGATAAGCGGCAGTCATCCATCCAGATGTACCACCGCCTACTATAACAATTTTTTGTTTAGACATGTTTATCAATAAATTGTTTGATTTGTTCTTTTGAACTGTCACCATATAATGTTCCTAATACAGTTGTACTTGAATCAGTGTGTTCAAATACTTTAACGCAGGGAACCCCGTGTACTGTGAATCTGTTGTATGTAGAGGGATTAGGATCTACTTCTGATTGTGCAAAGTTAACTTCACTATAGCTAGATTCTAGTTGTGCAAAGTTAGTTTGAAACTGACTGCTAGGGCCGTTCCAGTTAGCATAGAACAACATCACACACCGACCACGTGTAGTATCTAAGTACTCGTTAAAGTTTGTATCTGTAACTTCTTTCATACTAGTGTCTAACTTCCTTTTATATTTGGCTTTTCCCAGACTTTTTCAACCTGTGAAGTTTTTATACTGAAATAGATATGTATTCTATCTGTGTCGCCATAATTTACAACATCATGAGGTTGTGTACTATTAATAATATAACACCCGTCAGTTGGCATTAAGAACGGAGTTCCGCCTATTGTCCAATTGGTTTTATCATTAGTGTATAAAGGTAAATGTACTGTAAGCCATTGTGGCTCATCTTGATGCATACCTAAGCGTGTTCCTGGTGTATGTTTTACTACTACCCATTCAAATGCATCTTTATCTAATCCCATATCAATTAGTGCATTGTGTATATCTAACAAATAACCAAATAACTGTTCTTCTTTAATACTATATAACCCACACCCTTGTCCATATACACAACCCCAACTGTTAGGTTCTGTAGTTTCTCCTTGGTAGAGAAATTCAGTATCTGAATATTTTTCTAAAAATTGTTTATACCAATCACGGGCTTTCTCTAGATCAAACTCAAACCATTTATGCATTTGAAATCCTAGATCATGGTATGGATATATTTCACTTACACGATTAAAACTAGGAGCAAAGGTTTCTCTGCCTTGAGCGTTTTTAAAATGGCATCTATCTGGATTATTCTTTTTATCGTAGTCTACATATTCGTGATAGTCAGCGAACATTTTTCCTGTGGCGTCTTGGCAGGGCGTATCGTTAAAACGCTCCATAACAATTAACTAGAATAAGTTTCTAGGCTTAAATTAACTGGAATAAGTTTTGATGTTTTAGAATTAAGATCTACAATAGCCATATCACTACCTAACCCTGCATCACTAAAATCAAACTTGTAAGGTGCCAACATTGTAACACTATCAGTATCATTAATTGATCCTGAAGTAATATTTGCAGTACCTAAGTCCATAACTTCGTTAATTGCAGTTCCTTCAACTTTAAAAACTTTAGTTGTTGGATTTACCATGCTTGGATTTTGTATTGATGGAAACAAGTAAACGTCTCCAGCATTAATAACTGGTTTACTACCTAGTGACTCATTAGTTGCAAAGCTATCAATAGCAAGTGTATCTAAGTTTAATGATACAAACTCTTTACAGCCTTCCCAACAAGTATGTGTTAATAATGTGTTACCGTTCATAGTTCCGTATTTGAAACCCATTTGTCCACCCATGTCATCTGTGCTAGATGAATCATAAGCAACTGATTGAACTGTATCACCGTCATATACCCAGAAGTTAAATTCTGTAGTACCGTCCATAATTAATGGAGCACCAACTGCTTTAGTTCCGTTTGTATTAACATGATAAAATGCACCGTTAGTTGGAGCTTCATGTGCAGTAATTGTATTTGTTTCCATGTCTAATGTTAACAACTTGTTAGTTGTTTTACCATATGGAAAAAATACAACTTCATTTAAATCTTCTACGTACACACTATGAATAGAAGCAAACTTTTCTTCTGTTTCGTGTACAGTAAATGTATTAGCAACAGTATCAAACACAATAATCATTCCACTCATAATTGGTGGATAAACAATTTTAGTACCAACTGTAATTGGGCGACCAAAGTTAAAGTGTCCACAGAATGTTTTAGGAGTTTCTGAGCCGTGTACTGTAACACCTTTTTCTTCAATCATTGTAACTTCATTAGTATCTAAGTTTACAGCCGCTACTCTAATAATGCTGTCTACTTTGTCTTTTTGTGTACGCATTACATATGCTGTATTACCTACAACTGCAATACCTCGGTATCTGTCACCGTTATCACTTTTATCAAAAAAGTCTACAAATGTAGTACTATCTGCATTTACTCTAAGCAATCCTGCTCTTGCACCTGCATCTTTGTTAAAATCTCTTGTTTCTTCGCCTTCGTGACGTGCTTTTCCGTTAGTGATTACTGACAAAAATTCACCATTTCCTAAGTGGTATGGTTCGTCTAATACCTGTGTAAAATATGTGTTGCTCATTATTATCTCCTGTTACTGTTATTTATCTGCTATATTGCAGTTTATTAATAAAAGCGATTGCATAAAATCGTCATCAACTCTGGACAATAAGTGTACTCGCTCTGTACTTCCGTTATTTTCTGTACCATGTGGAACTAGGGTATTAATTATATATCCTTTGCCCAATTCCATGTGATATGTTCGTTCTCTGTTTTCGCCAAAAGTAAAAACAGCATCTTTATTTGTATAAAATGGAACATGTAGTTTTCTAGTTTTTCCGTCAGTATGTGTATTAACTTTAAGTCCACTAGGGTGTAATGCTATTAACATCTGTCTTAATGATTGCAAAGATAGTGTTTCTAACATTTTGTTTAAGATACCAAATTTATAAACTTGCATTGGTACACAATCATAATAGAATTTTTCTTCATCTAAATTTTGTAATTCAGGATACATATCAATGTTAGCTTGTGATTTACTTGGACATGGAATATCTCGCTCTATTGGCCAACTAACACTCCAACCTTGTACGTTTCCTTGATAATTTCCAACTGCATTTTCTTTTTGAAATCTATCATATATTTCAGGACGTAGATATTCTTTAGAATTAAAACTAAAGCATAAATTTTGTAATCGTGTTTTTAATTGTGTATAATAGAATTCTAAATCATCTTTATTAATGCTAAAGTCTAATTCAATTATATCCCATTCGAGACTATTAAATAATGCATCAACATCTGTTATATCTTTAGCAGTTAATAATCTCATATGTAATGTTCAGCAGGTACTTTAAAAAATAAATGTACTCTATCTGTTTCTCCGTTATTAATAGTACCGTGTGGGCGTCTAGTATTTATTAGATATGCTTTTCCAATAACTAACGAATATTTTTTATCACCAAATACAAAACATGCATCAGGGTTACTTAGTATAGGAATATGTATTTTAAGATATCTATCAGTGTCGGTGTGCTGTGCTATTTCAGTTCCGGGTGGATGGCCGCTAATACTAAACTGTCTTGCTTGAGGAAATTTTACTTTAAGTCTATTAATTACACCGTATACTAATTCAGTATCTCTATAATCATCGCTACCTTCCTTGTGTACATTCCAAGGTGGACAAGGTATTGTTAAGTCGTCTAAATTACTTTGTATACCCCAACCGTATACACCATCAGTTTTATGTTTTTCACTATTAACAGTATCAGCTACATTAGTAAATTTTAAATGTTCAAAGTTTGTTTGTAATCCTATGTAGTAACTTCTAAAGTCACTATATTCGATCCCTATAGGTAATTCTTTTACATCAAAGCTCATCTAGTGTATTCCTTATAATTGTATATGCATACTTTCCATTATGTTTAATTCTAGTATTATTTACATAATCTGCAACTGCTTTGCTACGTGATTCGCCTTTCATACAATGAACATGAATTGTTCCACAAGCATCTTTAAGGAAATTTGAAATGTGTTGAATTTGTGTTAGGGTTGGTGCAACTGCTTTGTAATATGATTGTATATCTTCTCCCCAATTTGTTTGATCTTCAGCAACATCATCAAAACATAAATTTAATACATTGGGATGAAATTGTTTAAAATAAGGCTCACTGTTTGGACCACCTGTTGAATCAATGCAAATATAATAATCATTAGTATCTTCAACTGTTACATCTGTGATATTTTCACTTTGCATTTTAGATACAAAGTCTTTCTTACTATAACTTACGGCAATCATCTGTCCAAACCTTTCCGTATAAATGTATCCTATCCGTTGTACCTTTGTTTTCTACACTATGCGGAATAGTTGTGTTAACAAGATAAGCCCAGCCTACTTCCATATGGTATTCTTTTCCGCCTATTATCCAATTACTGTCTGCATTGGTATGTATAGGTATGTGTACACGTATTTTATCTGGAGCGTCTTGGTGTGTAATTAATTTAGTACCTGGTGTATGAATAGTTACTAACCATTTCTTACTACGCATAGGCAAATTGTTTACTAAATCTAATCCATATCCTTTAAAACATTCCCTTGGATTAAGCTCGTCATTATCATTATCTCTATACTCTGGCTTTGCACACCCTTGTTCAAATGGTTTAGGTCCCGGTTCATCACTATTCCAACAAAGAGTATAGTATGCTGTATCGTCCATTAGACGATGCCCTGTCTTTGCTTCAGGATCACTAATAGGAAACTGCCATACATGTTGTTGTTCACCTATAACAAATTTCCAATCGCTGTAATCTTTTTCTAAGTCAGCGTACCAACTTTGTATTTCATCCGGATTAACTCTGCATAACTTTTTAACTGCCCAGCCTAAGTCTGCTTGGTCATGTTCCTCTATGTAACGCTTCATCTCCATTAGGCGTACCTCTGATGTGTTAGTCTAACACCGTTACGCACTCGTGAATTCATATCAACTGCAACATAGTCGTGTCCATACAACACAAGATCGTCTGGTATTTGAGCTTCAAACTTTGCCCATTGTTGTTCTAACTCTTCTGGACCTAGATTCCAATGAAGCATTTCGCTTGACCATATGTTTGTAGTCCATAATACCTTAGTACCATGCACACTATTAATAACATCAAATAATTTAGTATTATCATATACAAGATCTACTACATGAAATTCATGTTTTAAATTTTTATATCTTTCCCAGAGTCTTTGAAATGCTAAACTACCACCAAAGTCTTTTAATTCTTGTTCCCAAAACTGTTTATAGTTTCCTCTATAGGTACTACTAAAATTATATTCAAGATCATGTTCAAGTAACCAAGCATCTAAATCATACCCGTCCCATGTTTCTAATAAATGCTTTTTATAGTTTAAACTTGCTTCGCACCAATCAAAATAATGTACTGTTGTACCCGCATGAAAGCCGTTAGCATTTAAAATAGCAAGAGGTTTAAAACCTGCGGCCGCACTAAACAGATGATCAATTAGTTTGCCTCCTGTACGAACACCTTCACTACTTAATGTTTCAGTATTAAAAGCATATACACGATTCTTTTCAATTTCTTCTTGATATCCTAACTTACGTATCCACGCTCTTTGACTTTGATTTGTTAATTCGTCTACTACAGGGCTTTGTTTGTCATACCATACTTTGCTTAATTTTTCAGAATCAATGTACGGATACAAAAATACTTTGCAGGCTCGCATATCGTTGTCTAAATTATCAATCTGTATGTTTTTACGCATAGCAATATCAATCCAATTAGAACCATCGCTAGTTGTAGCATACTTACTTGTGCCTTGCATGGGTTTAATCCATTTAGGTGTGTAAGTACTGTGAATAGTATCGTCACTTAGACAATAATTTTGTAACTCCGGTTTTCTGTCCCAAAAAACACCCATCTCATCAAATGCTGGCTTTCCTAATTCAACCCATTTACTTAAATTTACAAACAAGTATTGTCTATGTAACCCAGGGTATGCACCTTTAGTAAGATAATGTTGATTCTTCTTGTCCATAATATGTCCAACTACAAAAAACTGCGGATTATTTTTTGCATATTCCACACTTTGTTGCACTAAGTTTGGACCTCTAAACAATAACAGTCCTTGACATGCTACCATTGCAAACTCTTTGCCTTTTACTAGTGCTTCTTCAAGAATTGTTTCAACACGGTTATGAAATCCTACGTAACTACACATGTTCATCTTTAACATACGGTTAACATAAAAATATGTCATATCAAAAGAACGCTTTTGTACTGTAGCATCTGGTATGTCACGACTAATATTAAGAATTCCTACACCAACACGATTGTCGAGATTGAGATTCTCGTAGTATCTATCAGCTGTGATGCTATTCCAGTCTTTCATGTTACCCTTGATTAGTATAATAGCTTTGTCTTAGCACGTAAAAGAAATCTCTAATACGTCTACCTAATTCATAATGTATAATCATATGTATACGAGGTTTATCACTATCGTTATATACTGCATGTACATTTGATATGTCCATTAAGAATGCACTACCGCTATCTTCAAACGGCACTATGCCGTGATCTTTAAAAATAAATTTGCAATTTTCTGGATTATTTAAACTAATATTGCAAACACTTAAACGTTTTTCTTCATCTGACCTATCTTGATGTGGAAGTATGTAACCGCCTGGTTCAAGCAACATAAATCTTACTCGATTTAAAAACTCTGCAGGCCACACATCTGTTAAAAACTTTTTAGTAATAGGACATTCGTCTGCTACCCAAGTCCAATCTAATTGTTTGATAGTTTCATCTCTATCACCATACCCACCTAAACTTTGTGTGTCATCATTTAATCCGTGTAGTGTTAAACTTTTCCAACCTTTGCCATATGTAGTTTCTCTATGTGGATAAAACTTGTCTGCAAGTGCTTCTGCTTCTGCATACATTTCTTTCCAAGGTTGATTATCCAAAGCACTTAGCCTAAAACAAGGCCAGCCGCTTTCCATTACAATCCATTTAGGGTCAAATTGCTCTGGGTACTTTACAGTAACAATGTCTTTCCTACGCTTTATATGTTCTATATCTGCTGTCATAACTCTACTATATCATTAAACTATCTGTTAAATATACTTATGCCATACCTAACAGCTAATACCTTAGATGCGATTGTAGTAGATTTTACAAGTCATTGTAATTCTATGTGCGGAAATTGTAGTAGGAATCTAGGTGGTGTTAAGGTAAATCCTTTAATGCCATTAAGCCATATGACTATGAAAACATGGAAAAATATCATAGATAATGCTACTACTAATGAAATAATATTTAATGGTAGTTATGGAGATCCGTTAATGAATCCTATACTAGTTGAAGCACTCGAATATGCCGCTTCAGAAGATATACAAATTATGATTCATACTAACGGTGGTATAGGTGTGCCAGAACAATACGTTGCACTAGCAAATGTATTAAAGAAGTTTAAACAACCTAGTGGCATTACTTGGAGTATAGACGGATTAGAAGATACTAATCACTTGTATAGACGAGGTGTTATATGGGAACGTATTATGAACAATGCCAAAGCATTTATACAAGCTGGTGGTAAAGCACGTTGGCGTATGCTAGTATTTGATCATAATGCACACCAGTTAGAAGAATGTGAACAACTATCTAAAGACATGGGCTTTTTAAAGTTTGATGTCAATGGTGGATTTGCATTTACTGCTCTTAATAGTATGGTTGATAATGCTATTGAAAAATTTAAAGAAAATAAAAAGGACAAAGCTCGTGTAATTAAATATGATAGTAAACATCTTGATCATATTGAACGATTAGAAAAAATTAAAGACTTTAGTGACACTACTATTAAATGCAAATGGCAGAACAAAAGAAAAATACAAATAAACCATGTAGGTGAAGTATTACCGTGTTGTTACTTACTAAGTGACCGTTGGCCTAAAGACATTAATAGTCCATATGCTAAACAACAAAAAGATGTTGTATGGCCTAACGTAAATGATAAGTCACTAACAGATATAATTGAAGGTGAAGAATTATTAATGCCAAGTAAAAACAGATTTAAAATATGTGAGGTAACCTGCGGTGAAATGTAAGTACTTAGACAATCAAGTGTGTGTGCGATCAGATGGGCAATATCGTTTGTGTTGTGTTAGCCTTGAACAAAATAATAAAGAAAATATTAAAACACACACTCCACAAGAATGGCATGACAGCGATTTTCATAAAAAAACAAGAATGCAAATGTTAAAAGGTGAATGGCCTGATGCTTGTACACGTTGCGAACTACAAGAACTACAAGGTATTGACAGTATGCGTACTAGGGTAAAACCAGACGGTACTAGATACGTTAGGAATTTCTTTGGTCCTGGAATAAGTCATCTTGATATTAGATTTGGTAATAGCTGTAATCTTAAATGTGTTAGCTGTTGGGAAATGAGCAGTAGTAGTATTGCTGAAGAAGCTATTGAAATGAAAAAAGCTGGCATTGTTCCGTTGCACGGAGTACTTGAAGTTCCAAACTTTAATTGGGCTTCGGAAGAAACAATGAAAAAATTCGACGACTTACCTATTAGAGAAGTTTATCTAACAGGTGGTGAACCTATGATGGTTAGACACTTAGACAAGTTTTTAGAAAGACTTGATCCTAGCGTGTTAGTTAGATTTAATACTAACGGAACTATATGGAACCCTAAGATTGAAAAACTATTAAGAAGATTTAATATGGTAATCATGAGTCTTAGTTTAGATGCCGCAAGTAATAAAATTGATTATATTAGAAGTGGAAGTAAATGGAGCGAGATAGAAGTTAATGCACAAAAGTATGCAGACTTTTGTAAGGTTGACGTAACTCCAACACTTAGTATTCTTAATGCATTGTACTATAACGAAATTAAAGAGTATGCAGAAACAAATAATTTTAAATTGTACGATAATTTATTAATATTACCAGAATGGTTACATGTTAAAAATGCTCCAACTGTTTTAAAAGAACAGTTCAAAGGAATACACCCAGATGTTGATCAATGGGCAAATCATCCTAGTGATCCAAAAATTATTGAACACTTCATAAGACAAATAACAAAACAAGATAATTGGCGTAAACTATATATTAAAGATTACTTGCCGGAGGTTGCACAAGCATATGGAATTGATTAAAGAAAATAAAGAAATAGGCAGAAAAGTTTTTGAACTTGAAGATAGGTTTCGTAAAGAGTGGACTATAATTGATCAAGAAAGACTTGAAGAACATATTATCATACTAGGTGAAGTTATGGAGGGTTGGGTAATTGACTGGGGTATCAAAGATGACAAAATGTTTATTGAGTATCACAAAGTTCCTGGTACACCTGCAAGTAAATTTGCACATACTCCGCAGTTTATAAAAAAGATTTATGATTTTTGTATTTTTACTATCAACGAAACTAGTCCATATGCACACTTTGATTGGGTGCTAAGTAATATTATGATCGACGGTGATAACATGTACATGGTTGACTGGGATAACGTTGGCTTATACAGTGAAGAACAAATTATGACTAAGTTACATTCAGACTTAAAAAGTGCATTTGGAGATAAATTTGACCCCGCAAGCCTTTAGTTATGCTACATTAGGTAGTAATGGAATGATCTATATTCCACCATTTGGATTAACTAAATCTATTGACTATATGCTTAAAATGGATCCGACTACATATGCTATTACAAAAATTAAACTTGATGTTGATAAGTCTACAGAAAAGTGGCAGAATGGTATTGTTTATCGTAACTTAATTTATTTCTTACCGTATAACGAAAGTAAAATTTTAGTTGTCGATACCGAAACTGATGAGATAACATATATCGAAGTGTCTCATAAAGGTAAAGGCAAGTATATACAAGGACACATACACGGTAATGAAATTGTAGCACTACCTTACGGAGAACATGAACCATTTAGTTGGGTATTACATCTAAACTTAAATGATCATACACTAACGTATGTACACATAGATGTACCAACTGAAGATTGTAAAAAATGGCATACTACACAAATGATAGACGGAATTATTTATGGAGTTCCTAGAGGCGAAGCGTGTGAAGATCCAATGTTTCATTACAGGATACATTACGATTGCAATTCTATGACTTATGAACTTATTGATATGCGTAACCATTGGTTGGATCTAGCTAATAAACAATTTACTAATAAGAAATTTACTACGTTAGCAAAAGTAGGACGTAAATTATATGCGCCACCATATAGTGAAAATCCAGACTTTGATGTATTACTGCGGTTTGACGGAACACGTTGGTTTAGTGAACACACTGGATTAACAGATACAAGTAGAATGTATTATAGTCATACTGTTGCACGTAATGGAAAGATTTATTTTCCACCTGCAGGGCATGACGAAGATTGGAGCGATATGCTTGTTATTGATACCAACGTTGACGCATGGTATACACTTGACTTGCATATAGGAAAGGAAAGTAAAAAATACTTCACAGGTGTTGAAAATAGTAAAGGACTAATTTATTATATACCAAGAGGAGGATGTGTTTGTGAGCCAGAAGAAACTTGGAAAAGTCAAGGAGACCTTGCAGAAATATTAGTAATTGACACCAAGGACGATTCGTATTATACTCTAGATGTAGGAGAATATTTTAAAGACTCAACTACAATAGAAAAATATAACAACTGTATAATACATAATGATGTAATTTTTGCATTTCCGTACGGTGAAAGTGAGTCATTTCAAACTGTACTAGTATTTGATACAACAAAAGAAAAAGTAGTACACACTATGGATTTAAAATATGTATAAGGCATTTCAAGACTTTTACAAGGAACAGTCTATTAAACATATGTTGTTATCCGAGCATAACAACGAACTGTTAAGTCCTCCGTTTGCTACTGAGCAATGTAGAGATTATAGTAAAATATTTTACAAAAATAATTACATTGAATTAAGTCTGCCGGCGGCAACTAGTAAAACAAATGCTATTGCACAAGTTGGTAATAGTAGTTGGTTTATTCCTTATGGTATTTACGATGAGTTTAATACTGTTGTAGAGTTACGTAATACAACTCCGTACTATCATACACTACCATTTAAAGGTAAGGGACAATTTTATAGTGTAGCAACAGACAATAAAACTGCATTTAGTTTTCCATTAGGATACGAAGATACAAACTACGGGTTATACATTAACAACGGAGTTGAAGCACATAAACTACCTACTGAAGGTAAAAAACTACACATGGGTACTGTTTATTGTAACGGAAAGTATTGGAGTATGCCTAGAGGTGATGAACCTGGGTATAATACTCTACTAAGTTTTGACGGCAAACAATATCAAAGTTATGAACTAGATGTTGATGCTAGTATTACTAGAAAATATACAGATATTATTGTTAAAGACAATACACTTTATAGTTTACCATTTGGTGAAACTAAAGGACTTAATACTATTGTAGAGTTTGATACAGAAACAAATACTGTAACCTATCACGACATACACGGAGTAGACTTTGCTAAAAAATATAACTGTGGTGTATTAGTAGGTAATAACATTATAGCATTGCCCTATGGTGATGAACATACAAATGATAGTAATTGGGGATTAGTGTTTAATACCGTTACAAAAGAAACTACACAGTTTGATATCAAATTAAACTTTGGTGGTAAGTATAGATTTAGATCAGGTATAGAGTACATGGGTAATGCATACTTTTTTCCTAGTGGTACTCCTAGTTGTCCTATTTTAAAAATTGACCAAACAGGCGAAGTAGTTAGAGGCGTATATGTAAACAATATAATGTTTGGTAGACCTATTGTATACCAAAATCAAATACATGTTATTGGACATCATATGAAGACTAACGAAGAAGCCATTTATATTGTTAAGGAGGATTTAAGTTATGAAATGTTACGCTCCTTGGCATAGTATTTTGGTACGCTTTAATGGTGATATTGTACCCGACGGAGTGTACAAAGAGCGTTATGGTAACGTGCTTAAATCGCCGTTAAACACCGTCTTAAACAGCATTACAGCGTCATACACAAAGGATAGTATCCGTAATGGAGTGTTACCGCCCGAGTGTGTACAATGTGCTTTAAAAGAAGGTTCTGTAGGTCATAGCAGGCGTTTATTCTTTCGTGACATACTCAATCCAATGTTAGAAAATACCAATTACGACTACTCAAAAAACTTCACAGATATCTACTTTTTGGAGTTTAATATGAGTAATATTTGTAATTTGAAATGTCGCATGTGTAATGGTATTAGTTCTAGTGCTTGGGTTAAAGATGAAATTAAACTAGCTAATTTGGACAGTGATTATCAACGTCCAGTAGACCATCCAGAATTTGGTTATACTAACAAAAGCGAACAAATTATAGAGCGACTGTTTGAAGACCCTACTCCATTAATGAATTTACGTTACCTAAGTATTAAAGGTGGCGAACCTTACATGGAGCCTGCAAATAAAAAAATATTACAGAAGTTTATTGACTTAGGTATTGCACAAAATATTACACTTGACTGGACCACTAATGGTACTATTGTAGATGAAGAAGTACACGCACTTGCAAAACAATTTGGTCATACTAAATGGACTGTGAGCGTAGAAGGCACTGACGGATTATACGAATACATTAGAGGTGGTAAGAACTTTACATTTGCACAACTAAATGAAAATTTAAAACACTATAACTTTGATAGAGTAATTATTGCTGTTACAGTTATGGCGTATAACATTTCACACTTGGATAAATTGTATTGGTGGTTTGAAGAAAACAAAAAAGATAACTGGTCAATTTATTTTAATAATGTAGTTGCACAACCAGCATATTTAAATCCACAGATTTTACCTAACAACATTTTAGACAAAATTGATTTTAGATTTCCTAATATAAATTATACTAGCAAAGACGATAGCAAACAGTTAGAGTTATTTGTTAAGTATACAAAAGACTTAGATAAACTTAGAAATGAAAACGTATTAAACTACTGTCCAGAGCTTAAAGAGTTGTTTGAATAGGATCAACTGCAAGGTAATGAATATTTGTATTACGTGGGCTATCAATTAACCACTTAATAAGTTTACCTGCATCAAGCAAACTAATCTTCTTACGATCACTGTTGTCATTTACTTTTTTAGAATCAAGTTGTCCAAACGCAATATTGCTTACACGAATTTTGCTATCACCAAACGCACAATATTGTGAATATGTTTTACTTGCTTCATCTAGTGCAGTTTTACTTTCAAGATATCCTTTTGGACTATAACCGTCACCCCAATAACTTGTTGTACTAGAAATGTTAATTATATGTGACCCTTTGAAAGTTTTGTAAACTTTATGCAACAATTTTTCTTGACCGTTATCTGGTATTAACAAACTGTTTACAAATACGTCATAGTCTTTTATATAATCTGCAACAGCATCTAAGTCTTGCATATCCCAACCATTGTGTCTACCAATAAATTCTAATTGGTTACCATTGTACGCTTCATATAGGCCTTTGCAAAGACCTTCATAATTAGGATTGCCTGTTATAATTATTTTCATGCTTCAATTCTGCTTTGTCTATCTCCGCGGTCCTTACGTATGTATATATCACTCAAACATCCGCACACAGTTTTTCCGCATGTAATAGGCTCAGTTGGTAGTTTATATCTTTCCATATTTCCTATTGGTCCACCAAACTGACAATCTGCTCTATACATGTTGCCCCACATGTCAATGTTTATTCCGTCAACGCCTGCCCAACATTTCCAACCAGCAAAATTATTCATACCAGACATGATTAAATCATTTGCTGTAATAAGATTGTTATCAAGTTTAAGATCTCCACGGTGTAACTTCTCATCATTAACTTCTCTTGCAAACGGCCAAGCACCAATAATTTCTTTTTGTTCACTACTATAAGGTGCTACTGCATTAGTAATATGTTCACCGTCTGTTTTATCTAAAATAACTTTAGGATATATTGACATCCTATCTGTTCTATCAAACAAGTATTGTGCTATTTTATACTGTTCTTCAAATGATTCTTTTCCAGGAGGTAACATTAAATTAACAATAATTTCACACGATGTTGCGTTTGCAATATCTACAAAATGTTGTGAAGAAGAATACTCTGGATGATAACTCATAAGCATACCATCAGTATATGGATCTATCTTTTGAAAATATTCAACTGATTGGCTACCGTTTGTAACAAAACTAAATGTGTGTCCTTGTTCCTTAACAAGTTTTGCAAGATCAATAAAGTGTTTCCAATAAGTAGGTTCTCCGCCACTAAGTCTGTAACAAATTTCTTTAGAAGGTACTTTAAAATTTTCGACAAAGTTTTTAACAGTTTCCCATTTGGGCTGTCCTGTAGTTCCGTTGTGTAATATATCCGGGCAGTAAGAACATTTGTAATTACATTTATTACTTAATGTCCAACTAACTAAGAACCAATCTTCTTTTGTTTTATCTTGATAATCTAGCTTCATTCGCTCATGCTATTCTTAATAATTAAATCGTGTGTGCGTTGATTTAGTTTAACTGTAAGTATTAAAGAATATAATCCGTTAGTGTAACTAAACACACTATGTTCTTTTTGAAAGTTAATAAAATGTACATACTCTGGATCAGGATAAATTAATTGCTTGTCAAGTATATGTGCATAGTTTTCTGGTTGTGCTTTGCCAAATGTACATAACAATCTAAAGTACTCTGGTCCTACTCCTGGAAAGTCTCTGTGCGGCGGAAAGAACCCACCTTCATCTACTCTAAGTAAATGCACTCGGCCAATGTCAGGTGCAAACGCATCTACAAGACTAGCAAGTTGTGGAATTTTGTTATACACTTCTGTTGGTGTTGTAAAGTTTTCTTCTTTCATCTCAACATCGTGATATCGTTGCATATGGCCAAAGCTATTCAAATGATAGTTGTCCATTACATCACCTGTATGACTTGTTACAGGTAATCCCCATCGATTGTTGTGAGCATCTTTTTTTTGGTTGTAAGGACACCAGTTATCTTCAAACTGCTCTAATTGCTGTACAAGCTCATGCCCGTTAACTTTTAGCTTTAATTTTACCATGTCGCCTAAATTACATAGACTATTCCATAGCAATGCTCTTTCAATATTATTTTGTTCCATTATATACCTTGTCGTAACTGTTGCAGACTAGTTGCATAATTGTTTTATTCCACTTATCAATTGGTTCACTGTGTACAATAATATGTATCCTAGATTCACTACTGTTGTTTGTAATTTGGTGTATACTTCCTAGATCAATCAGTCTTGATTCACCTTCTTGCCATTCTACATTGCCATAATTCTCAATATCAAACACTACTTCTTTGGGGTGTGTAATAGCAATATTAATTCCGCCTAGTAATTGTCCATGTAAAAAGTCTTTGTGTGGACTAACATACCCGCCTGGGTCAACTATCATTATTCTAATTCTTCCGTACTTTTCAAAAGGTATATTTTTAATAATCCATTGTTTGGTTAACGGAAAGTGCTTTGCTACATCAGTCCATTCTTTGGTACCTAATGTAAATCCTTTTTCTTTGTAAGCATCATCACTATCAGTCATTACAGAACTATGTCCATGAAGTGTTAAACTGCGCCAACCTTTGCCGTCAGTATCCCTGTGAGGAACAGCAATATCAACACTTTTTAATATTTCATCTCTAATATCATTTGTAGGCTTTGGAATATCTAACAGAAGTGTAGCAAGGCCACTGTTGTGTCTAATCCAATTAAATTTTTCTACTAGATCCATGGCAATACCTTAAATTTATCGTCTAACGGCATGTCTACTAATTCACTTGCTAGTGTTTGAATATGTGTTCCGTTGACTGTTACCATATCAACATACCATTTGATTTTATCTTGTGCTAATAAACTAATTAATTCATTTTGTTTTTTAAGTCTTGCCTTTGCATCAAACATTACGCAATTAGGAAAGTATAAAAACACATTACTTAAACAAAATAATCCTACGTTACCTTGGCATTTTGTTAAAAACTTTTTTACAGCTGGTATATCAAATAAATCAACTTGGTCGTATTTGTAACTCTTATCTACATCTATATTATATTTTTCTTTTGTTTTTTCTAGTGCCATTGGACTAATGTCAATAACATATGTATGTTTGGCTGGTAACTGACTTGGAGTGTCTCCACTTGCTAACGCAACAACACAATCAAGATCAATTATTGTTTTTAACGGTACTTCGGTATTCTTTTTAAAATATACATTATAATTTAAAATACTATTTAACACACTGATATTTTCAACTGTATGTGTGTCATCTAAGAAAATAGTTCCTAGCGGTACTCCTTTAATTGTAGAGTACTTAACTTTTAGTGCATGAGCAGTATGATACTCTGCAATATTTCTTGCTATACTATTAAGACTGTCGTTATTATAGTCAATATGTTTCCAAATTAGTTTGTTCATGTTGATATCCTGTACAATGGCATAGCATATTTGTTGCCGTCTAATTCAATTTGAACATATTTCTCTATTGGTCCTACTTCGTTAACTACTGTGTCTGTTATTTTTAAATTGCCACTAGTTATATTACCTTGTGTAATTAAGTTACCATCACTATCAAGTTTTAATTTAATAGACGTGTCTGTATTATTAGACAATGCTATAACCATTTCATTAGCAACCGGACCTTGTTTATTATAATCTTTAGATACAAAAAATTGTATAGCACCATTCAACGGTGTTTCATCATGACAATATCCTAAACTACTGCCTGGCTTAGTTCTTCCATAAATTTGAACGCCACCTAAGTTATCTCCAGGTTCAACTGGTAACTTATTCTGCTGTGTTCCTCTTGATTTAGTTATTCCAAGAAAAATAGGTTCATTGCCGCCTGTGGCTCCGTCAATATATAACAACTGTTCGTTAGCAGTAGAACGCACAATAAGATTTGCATTTGTTTCTTCTGTACCAATAACAGTTTGTTCGTGTAGTTCTATAGGATCTACATCATGACAAACAATTTTATATCCTACGTCCATTATATATGTTTTCCTAATTCTATAAATGTTGTTCTAAAGTCTGTTCCACGACGTTGGTCTAATACTTTTAAATAATCTTGTAACTGGGGCAATTTGTTAGACCAGTCTTCACTCATCATATAGTCTACTATACCTTTGAATCTCTGTTTACCCATTGCGTGTTGATTCCACTCAGTATTAAATTTTTGACTGTCAATAAATTTTTCAATATTGTTTTTAGCAAATTCTTTATACTCTTGTGGTAACACTCGTACATTCAAATAACTTGGAAAATATACAAGGTGTGTTCCAATAAGGCCGCCGCCGAACGGTAATACATTAATGTTATTAAACTTTTGCTCTATTTTCCATTCAGCAAGTTCATGTATGTATGCTACATTTAATAACTGTACTGCACAAGCCATATTAACTCTAATATTAGGTCCTGCGTTATCTAATTTATGTAGGTTTGCACTTACGTCTTGCCATTTACTAGGATAGCGTATATAATCATTCTTATCTCCGTATGCATCAACACTAAAGTTAAATGTTACTTCTTGAAAGTGTTTCCACAATGCAAATAGTTTATCAGGTAGTTCTAATCCATTACTGTTATAACGTATACAAATATTTTTACTAAAGCCGTTGTCAACCATAAACTCTAGTATAGCATAATGCTCTGGTATTAGTAAAGGTTCTCCACCAGCAAAATACAATTCTTTAATATGCTGTGATTGATCTTTCATTGAATCTAAGAAACTTCCTTTTTTATACCAAGTATAATCAAAGTCTTCATCCCAACTTTGTTCTGCAATTAAATCTTTGTTTGTATATTTAGGTTTTTGTAGTTTCCATTCTTTAATCCAACTGCTTGAATCATGTGGACTACACATTACACACTTTAATTGACACAAGTTGCCAAGTCGTAAGTCAAAGTAAGGAATATTAACAGGCAAATTACCTTCTGCATCTGTTTTATCTACAATACTATCAAGGTCTAAACGCTTTTCCCACACTTTAGTTTCCCATTGACGCTTACTTACGATGCCTTTTTCTTCTTCTGCAAAACATTTACGACAACTTGCAGGTATTTGGTCATTTAGCATTTGCAATCTTGTGTTACGCATATGCTCACTATTCCACACTTCTTCAATAGTATGGTCACGCATGTTCATAGCAATGCCGTCCTTTTTAACAAGGCCTGCTGTTTTGTCATCTTCAAGTCCAGCACCTGATGCATTAGCAGTACAGCAAACTCTAACATCACCATTAGGTCGTGTTGCTAAGTGTATCCATGGTAACGGACAAAATGTCTTACGCATGTTCATGCCTTTCAAATTGTGCATTCATTTTGTCAAAACTTCCACATTGTTTTGAACATTCTTTTAGTCCGCAAGTGCTCCATGTCTTTTCTATCTTGTTAAAGAAGTTTGAAGAAAACACTTCTTGCATAGTATTCCTATGCAAATTAGGGAATTCTTTAATTTTTATCATATAATCTATTTTTGAATGGGCGTGTTGTGGTAACCATTCTAAATCTAACCAACAGCACGGACTAACGTTTCCATTAGCACTAATATACAGTTGCTTGTCTTGAACTGCTTTACAATTAATAGTTGGTAATGTTTCGTTCCTAGCTTTTTCTGCTGGTGCAATCATTTCTAAACTTTTTTGCGACGGTAATAGTGTATGTGTAACATTGTAGTTGTCATCTATTACATCAAACTTACCATCTTTAAATCTTGTTGTATGCTTAATACTAAAGCCTTTAAATCCCATGTCTTTACTTAATTGTTCACAAGTATCTACTTGATGTTCATTGTGTTTGAATACTAACATATCCCAACGTGCATCGCCGCCTTCGTCAATAAAATGTGATGCATTTTGCATAATCTTATTAAAGTCTGTATTGATCCTGTATAACTTATGAGTGTCTTCTAAACCGTCAATTCCAAAAACAACTTTAACTTTTAGTTGTGCAAGTTGTTTCCACCATGTAATATTTCTTCCACTTCCGTTAGTGTGCATCTGTAGTGTCATTTCAGAGTTTGTATCACGCAGGTATTGAAAAATTTCTAATGTATCTTTAGCGACAATAGGATCACCCAAATTACCACACATACTAAGAAACTTTAATTGACGCACAAAGTCTCTTGGAAACCAATTAACAAATGTTCCTAGATCTATTTCATCTAAATCTAATCCTTCAAGTAATGGTCCGCCATGTAAACGTCTTGGACACATAGGGCATCTTGCTTGACATTTGGAAGTTACTTCTAAATGTATTGCTGTTATGTCTGTGTAATTATACATGCTGTGTTCCTATAATCATAAATCTTTTATATTTTGCTAATTGTAATTCGTTTGCTGTTTCAACATTTAACTTTGATTTCTTTACAAATTCATCTAATGTTTCACTACAATTAATATGTTCATCTAATTCAAAGTAATTGTTAGATTGTAAAATTATTTTTGCCGATGATGGAACATTATCTAACCATTGCATATACTGCTCTTGTGTAATATGTTCACAACTGGTATTGATAACAAAATAAGGATTAGTTGTATATTCATAACTACACATGTCTCCTGTAACTGCTTCAAACATACCTTCCATCTCTTGACGTTTGTTTATTGTACTTGCAATTTGTTTACAAGCTGGATCAATATCAATACTTATAATATGTTTAATACCAATGTCACTATTAAACAACATATTTGCTAGTACACCGTTCCAGCCGCCATGTATTACAGCATTAGCATTACTAATTGCTTTAGATTTTTTACTTAAACATTCTATTAACCAAGTTTTAGATTCTAACTGTCCTCCCCAGAAACTTTCAAGCGTACGGTCACGGTCATCGCTGTTGCGAATTGCATCCATCCAAAACTTAATATCTTTAATATCTATTTTCATAATTCATTTACCAATTGATCAAACGCTTCTTCGCCTAGTATGTTATATAATAACACAACTATGAATATAAACCATAATACCCAAAACACATAATAACCTAACTTTGTCCATCCCAATCCTAGTATTTTATATACTGTTGGCATAGGCAAATACTTTTCAAATACTGTAGTAATGTCCCATACAAATTTTAACATAAAGATCCACATGAATGCTCTCACGTATTTGTTCTCTATGTCAGACACTTTAAAATTTTTTTGTGCTTCTGTTACTTTTTTATCATGCGCCTTATAGCGTTCCCATAACTTCTTCATTTGTTTTCCTTGGGTATCTTGTTGTCAGCACTACTAACACATGTATCAGTTATGCAACTAGTTGGTGTCTTAAACAGCGTAAACCCGTCCTGTAGCGTACCTAGAGGTTCATCGCTACAACTATAAGCTCTTTTAACTTCATCGCCGCGGATAATACAACTTTGATATCCTGCGTTACAACTCCATCCTTTAAATTTGTTAAACCCAAAAGCATTTAATCGTTCTGCTTGATCAAGTTCGTAAGCTATTCCTTGATAGTCTTTGAGGAGTACTTGCGGGATTGTTTGTTCTGAATCTGTTTGGAGGATTTTTGTTTGTTCTTCCGTGTAACCACTGACCACAAATGACGCAGTAGGATCTGATTGCGGCTTAAGAGTAACGTGTATTCCTCTTTTAATAAATCGTAAACTTCTTTCATAATATTCATCCCATAGTTCTGGTACCATAACTTGATTAATAGTTACAAGTACTCCTGCTTTCATAAGTTGAAGACACTTGTCTCCAAACTCTTGTTCGTTAGCAAACTCTGCATGAAAACTTGCTGTAATACTTCTACGTTGCAAATTATTAGTTGCTTCTAACCAATTGTTCCACCACTTGCTTCCTGGGCTTAGGTTTGTAGTCATATGCAAACTTTGGTATTCGGGTGTTGCATCACTGCAATAATACTCTATAAGTTCCCCGAACTTTTTATATGCTGTTGGTTCGCCACCGCTAAAACTAAAATGAAATTGTGTAAAGCCATTGTCTCTTGCTTGACGTTTAATTTCATCAATTGCGTTTGTGTATACTTCAAAGTCTTGATGATCTGGCTTATCTGTGTTTGCATAAGGCCAACAGTAACTACATTTATAATTACAAAACCTTCCAAGGATCCAGCTAACATTAAACAACGGATTGTTTAACATTGTTTTTTGTCCTAAAGATACGATTTTAGTAAACGGAATCTTTTGCAAACTGCTCTCCTAACCATTCAAAATTATTTATTAACCCCAAATCAGCGCCGACACGAAGGCCAAACTGCATACCAGCATTAGCACCTCGTAACGCATATCCACTATGTATTCCATCAGCATGAGTAGTCCAAGTTTTAAGTCTATCATTTGTTTCTTCCTCTAGTTGTCCTTGTATTGTTTTACTTGCCAACTTTGCACATTCTCTAAATGCGCCGCGCCATGTACTCAATGGATCTGTGTTAAATGCTGTAATATTACTTACAGTTGGCATTGCTTTAAATTTATTACTAATACTAGTAGTCATATCATTTGTTGTAGTATCCATCTTTAGTGTAAGCATACGTGGTAATAACTTAACCCCACCGTATCCATACTCTAATCCGTTAACAGGATTTCTTGCTCTCCACACATGAACACAATCTAAATCGTAACTACTAACTTCGTGATCAAATTTAAAATCGTCTACTATCTGAGCATCACCATCTACAACCCAAAACATTTTTGTAAAACATTTTTTAGCACCTGCTACGTGTGCTTGGTGAATTCCTTTAACATCTTTAACACGCTTTGCCATTGGGTATTGTTGTTTAAGTTTATCCCAATTACTATCAGCGTTTGCTTCACCATAACTTATAAAAACAATATCATACATTTATTTTTGTAATCCGTTAATTATTGGTTCAAGGTACTCAGCTAATTCTGCATGTACAGTTCTGTCCGGATGGCAATTATCAGGAAACTTATCATGCTGTTGCATAGTCTTAATTGTTTTTTCGTAGTCATCTACAATAGATGTAAATTCTGTTTTTTCTCCCTCGGGTATTTTAGGAATACCTAATTCTGGTTTTTCTCTAGCAAACAACCGTAGACTGTCGCCTGCATCTTCTGTTAAATCTGGTCGACGTCGGCGTAAATGATTTACAGTTGGCCAACTACTTAACAAAGGTATATCATGTCCTAGTAGTGTTGACATCCAATCTTTTACTACATGTTTTGCGAAGGTATAGTTTGTAGTATCTACTTTACTCCAACCTTCAATTATTATCCACGGGATATTAGTTTCATCATATATACGTTGAGCGCCATCCATTGCAAGTTTTAGCAAGATGTCGTTTAATTCTTTAATACTTTTTGCATCTTTAATTGCACTATCACGTTGCTTGTAATATTTTTCAAGGTCGTACAATCCTGCTTCTGGAGGCCATTTAGAATCTCCAAGATCTCTACATGGTTCTGTTACTACCCATACAATAACATCTGGATTGTAAAATGCTGGACTAGTAAAACAAGGTGCAAGTCCAAGTGCTTCTTCAACTTTAAACAATGATTCAAAATTAGAACCACCGCCGACTCCATAATCAGCACAAGCATGACCTTTTTGACCTAAGTTATAACCAAAGCCTGGCCATACAACTTGAAATCCTTTAGGATGAGCTCCGTGAAGATATTGTTCTTTATTGTAGGGTCTAAATAATTCTGGATGATCGTTGTTTGCACAAGCAGGTCCTGGAATAATTGTACCCCACTCGCCTAGTGCATTACTATCCCCTACAATTAATATTTTTTTCATCGTGTGTTTCCATAATGGAATACTTCTACCTCTTCTGACTTATATTCTCTCCACGGATCAACTACAACACTTTCTTTATTTAAAAAGCAATAAAGTTCAGGATGTGCTAATAGTACTACTGCACTAAAAGGACCACGTTGCGGACTTGCTAACGGATCAACTTCTATGCAATGATATCCTAACTCTTTACAGTAGTGTCCAACTAGTAACGAATAACTGCCATCAGTATATGGTACTCCTGGTTTATATGCAATGCCATTTAGCAAAATTGGTAGATTACGCTCTTGTGCAATTTTTACCAAATAGTTTGCCATATTTTTAGCCTGCACTTCTCTTGCATTCATTATAGCATCGAATATGTCATATTGCAACCCCAAGTTTTGAGCCATGTAGCGTAGAGCTATATTATCTCTTGGATGACACGCTCCTCCGTCGCCCATTCCTGCTTTCATATAACTTGGACCCATTATACGCTGATCGCTTTTGGCAAGTGCATTAGTTACTACATCAACATTAATATGTCCTTGTTTCTCTGCAACATCTTGTATCATATTAACCAATCCAATTTTTGCACTGATAAATGTATTATAAAATACTTTGATACATTCACATTCGTCCCAAGTGCCAATTTCATAGCGTGGATCATTTTCCATTATAGTTTTATAAAAATCTACAAGTTGTTTTGCATCTCCAGTTTCACTTCCGTCATCTGTACCAATCATAACCATTTCAGGATTTACCATATCCCATGCTACTGTTCCCATTGCAATAAGATACGGGTTATAAACAAATCTAGTATTAGTTACTAACGGATAAAATTCTCGGCGTACTGTGCCTGGTAATACTGTACTAATTAACACAAGCAATTGATTGTTGTTCATATGTGCATTTGCTTCACGCAATACATCAAGTACAATATCATAACCAAAGTCTTTGGGTTCTAAGTGAGCTGTGGGTTTTTTGCCGTCATAGTCTGGATGATGGGGAGTAGGTACTGCAACAAATACAATGTCTCTATTTTGAACAGTATCTTTAATTGTAGGACAAACAGTTACGCTATCACTTTTAACAGTAGTAACATCATAACCTGTTACATCATGCCCTTTGGTTGAAATGACTTCTGCACAAGGTAATCCTAATTTTCCTAACCCAATAAATCCAATCTTCACTATGTTCTCCAATCATTATATACGCATATAAATACAGTAGTATTTATGGAAAGTTACCCTTATGAAGTTAATTAAAGACTCGATCATTCGTAATGAATTTATTCAGCAACCAAGAACTACGCTATCTATTCAAAAATTAATCGAACAACTAGGACGAAGCGAGACAGACTTTAGTGACGTGTCTATTGTACACTCGTTAATTAAGTATCCTAAGTGGCACAAAGAAACTAATATATTTCAATTTATCAAACACACTTGGCAAAAACAGTTACGTAAAGATCCAAAATGTTTCTTTTTCTTTGATGCTAGTACTGAAGGATTTAGTACCATACATGATGTACCGTTTTTTGATGTTTTATACTATAGTTGTAATCAAGCAAGGATTGATCCTGAAAAGATTATTTTCTTTAGTTCAAACATGTACGACCAAGATAATATTATTCGTTATAACATGGAAAATAATATTACAAATTCAATTAAAGTTGTTACGTTTAATAATTTTGAAAGTATGATATTTGGTATTGCAGGAGCTCAGGGAATTGGCAATAATGTAACTCAACATATTGAAAATAGAAATGTTGACGACTTTGTAGCAACTCGTCTAAAAGAAGAAAAATATGAAGCTGAACAACGATACAAAGGAAAAATATTTTTAAGTCTAAGTCGTGTTAATAGACCTCATCGTACTGTGAGTGCATTTGAAATTTTTAATAGTGATTTAATTTATCATGGTATGGTAAGTCATAATAAATTTGAAAAACAAACATTAAAACATTGGCAAAGCTATCAAATGCCCGTTGGATGTAACATATCTAAAACTGAAATCAAAGCATGGAATAAACATGCACTTCCTTTAGTTGTAGACACTCCTGATTTTGTAACTAATCATGCTATGAGTCTGAGTAGTTACTTGCATCAACAAACTTTGTTTCAAGTAGTAAATGAAACGTTTGCTGAAAATTGGAATGGCACTAGTTTATTTTGGAGTGAAAAAACATTTAGAAGTATATATCACTTACAACCATTTATTATATTTGGACAACACCAAGCTAATCAGAAATTACAAGACTATGGCTATAAACTATATGACGGTGTATTTGATTATAGTTTTGATAACGAACGTGATACATATAAACGCTGGACTAAACTTAAAAAAGAATTATCTAGACAGGTAAACGTATTATCAGCACTACCAATAAAGAAACAACTCCATTGGAAATGGAGAGTTGCAGATATTTCGGCACATAATCTTAAAACTATGATTGAAGAAGAACATACTAAAAGTGTTATGACAAATTTGATTAAATACATGAAAGAGAAAAAAGATGAAAAAACTAATTCATAACACACCTCAAAGAATATTCACATTTGGTTGTAGCTTTACAGGATATCAATGGGGTACATGGGCTAACATTTTAGGTGTAGAATTTCCTGATGCAGAGTTTAGAAATTTTGGTCGCAGTGGTGCAGGTAATCAGTATATACATAATATGATTATGCAGGCTGATAATGTGTACACATTTGATCATAATGATTTAGTTATTGTGCAATGGACTAATGTATGTCGTGAAGATAGATTTTTACCTGAAAAAGATGGTTGGTTAGTTCCAGGTAATATATTTTCTCAAGGAGAGTATGATCAGCATTTTTTAGAAAATTATTTTAGTGAGTATGGGTCATATGTTAGAGATTTTGCACTAATTAAAAGTGCTCATCAGTTATTAAAGCATCGCACACAACATCACATGATTAAGATGTTAGATTTTGAATTTCCAAATCAATGGGAGTTGACATCAAAGAAAAATATAAATCTTGAAACACTTGCTGGATTATATCACGAATGTTTAGATGCAATTCTTCCTAGTTTTTATCACACACTATGGAACAACGATTTACAGGCAAAGACTGTGAAAGATAAAGGACTAGTCCACAAAGGATTTCAAGACGGGCATCCTAGTCCACTTGAACATTACGATTATCTAAAACATACATTTAAACACGACTGGAAGGAATCTACTGACAAAGCAGTCGGTGCCGCACAAACTAAATGGATTAAGTTGATGCAAAGTGCTGTTCTAAGTCAAGAAGGTGCATTTAGTTTATATAGTATGAAACCGCGTTGGTTAGATATGTTAAAGTACGAAACTATTATGCGTCCTAATACACAAATTAATCCGTTAATACATCAATAAGTTCAGGAAACGTTTCGTTAAAAGAACGATTACGAATTTTATCAAAGTACATATTGTTAGATTTAAACAAATCATTTGCACTTTGATCAAATGTTGACTTGTGCAAGTAATCAATAACACCATTTACATATCTTAAATGTTCTGTATGTGTTACTGTATTTGCGTATGCTTGTAACTTATCTATTGCAGTTTGTCTTTGTTCATCTGTTAGTGCATTAAAACTGTAGTAATTAGGTTCAACAATATTATAAAGCGTACTGTTGTTTACATCAAATCCTTTGCTAGACATATATTCTAAAAAGTCTACAAGTGTTAATACATTAAATGCACTTACTACACAATTAAAACTAATAATTACATGCGGACTTTCTTTTTTAATAATTTTTAAGTTTTGTTCTATAGTTGGCCAATCAGTACCTTCTCTAATATACTCGCCTCTGTTTCCATAGCCGTCAATACTTGCACGTACTTCAACGTGTTTAAAATTATTCCAATACTCTGTAATACTTTTCTTCTTAAAAAATAAATTACTTAAATTACTGTTGTATTGCAGTACAGCATCAGTCTTTTTATTTTCAATTAAATAATCTAAAATATCATAATGCTTATCTGTAATAAGAGGCTCGCCACCTGCAAAATAATAATCTTGAATACCTTTAAGGTACGGCTTAAACTGTTCAAACAAATTATCGTTGTTATCTCCGCCTGCAAAAATGTATACAGGTTTATTTTCACCTTGCTTGTTATCTTCTACAGCCCATGTAGAACTGTAAGTACTACTACAGGTTCTGCATTTAAAATTACAAATGTTGCTCCAACGTACATCAAAGTATAGTAACTTCATTATATCTAACGAACCGTCAAAATTGGTTTCGTCTTTTATACTAATATGCTGTGCAAATCTATTATTTTGTGCAATTCTATTGCTTTCTATTCCTGCTTCTTCGTGTTTCCAACATTGTGTACAAGCACTAGGCTTTTCATTGTTTAATAATGCAAGTCTTAATTTTTTATATTCTTCACTATTCCATATTTCTTTAATAGTGTTTTTACGTGTGTTGCCAAGAGGTTGACGCCAATCACCTATACAACAAGGAAGTACATTGCCGTCTGGATTAGCATAGAAATGAATCCACGGAAGTATGCAAAATGTATTACTTTCCGCAGTCATTATAAAAGCCTTCTAGTTCTGGAAAAGTTTCTACCAAATTACAGTTACGTCTACGATCAAATTCTTTGAACCAGTTATGAAAATCTCTACGTGCTTGTTCTAGCTTACGTGGTTCATAATGTGTTGTACGCATATACTCTACTACACGTTTAAACTTTTCGTATTCTAACCCTGTAAACTTAGTACGATTAGTATCGTCTTGGTTATCTTTAATAAATTGTAAGTGTTTTTCCATATACGGCATAAATTCTTCTTTAGGTAAAATGTTCATGTCATATATGCTTGGTTCTTTTAAATGAGGTGTATCAAATCTAATACGTTGCCACTGAGTAGCATTGTCATCACTATTGTATTTTGTACGCCACTCTAGTATTTTTTCTAATAGTTGCGTAAAACTAGTTACACCAAATATATTAAACGTAATCATAAATGTTACAGGCCAGTTTGTATTGCTTAGATAATAATCTAAGTTTTGTTCCCATAACTTAATGTCTAACCCGGTACGTGCATATTCTGCTCTTGGTCCCCAAGTATCAATACTAGTGTACAATTTAAAACTTTTAATCTTGCCTTCTGCTTTTAAACGCTTAACTGTTTCAGTTAGTCTTTCAACTAGCTTGGGCTTAACACCCATGTTACTGTTTACTTCAATTTGTATGTGTGGCTTAGGATCGTTATCTAACTTTTCTAACAGTTTCCAAAAACTTTTATGCATCAATGGTTCGCCGCCTGTAATACGCAAAATGTTTAGTGTCTTACTAAGTTCAGGCCACCATTCCCAAAACGCTTTTACGTATGGATTCGTGTCTTCGTCTTTTTGTACTTCAAACCAATCAATGTCTTGTCTATGTGTGCTTGACATATCGTATGGTCCATGTTGTTTTATTTCGTTCCAATACCTACTAGAGGCTTTAGGGTGACAGTATCCACACTTAAAATTGCATTCATTACTAAAACTAATTTCAATATACTCAGGATTTACGTTAAAATCCGCCCCTTTTTGTTTTATTTCCGCTACTCTTTCAGGTGTGTATATACTTGCAGTTTTAATATGTCTATCACTTACAAAGTCTTTACCCATTGCTTCAATTTTCCAACAGTAACTACAACCGTCTGGTTTATCTCCGCATAGCATTTGTTTACGCTGTTCTTTTTTCTCAATAGTATTATGTAACGCACTAGGATTGCCTTCTAATTCTTCTAAAGGAATTTTATGCGGAGCAGGATGATAACAACTATGTGTTTCTCCTGTTGCAAGATAGATAGTTGTGTGATGCCATTTTGCTAAACAGAATGTTGGAGAGGTTTCATCCTCAATTTTAGGCATTAGTGTTTTAATTTTTTCTAATTCACTCATTTACGAATAACTCTGTCCGTGTTAATGTATACTTGTTTGAAAAAATGACTTTGTTCATCGTCAAAGGGTGTAGATGAGATAGGTAATCCGCACTCGCTACTAAGACTTTGACCTAATTCTTTGCTGTATACTAATGGATCTTTATTTTTTGTTTCTTCCCACAGTTTATTAAGATATATAAAATCTCTTGTTTGCACAAAGTCCCAATCTGTACACATTGTCATGTAACAACCTTGTCTTGCTCCCATTACACTCCATATTCCATTGTCTACATCAGCACCAACCTGCATCCATATCAACAAACGTTGATAATTTTGCCACCAAGTATCGTTTGCAAGGTCTTTAACTTTAGCACCCCTATTCAAACTCATCTTAACTCCTTCACGGAACCCTGCTCTCCAGGCTTGATGTGGAGTTGCATTTATAAGACTTGTACTATAGTTGTCATTTAATTGATAGTAATTATCAAAGTAACAAAATTCAATACTAGTATCATCTTCACCGTCTGTGTTTTCATGCGTTTGCATATTTTTTACAAAGTCTTTAGTCCACATTTTTAAACTGCCATTACCATATTTTAGTCCGTTAACATTAATATGTCCGCACCAACTAAATTGATAATCATCGTCAACTTTTAATTCGTCTAAGTCTAGTACTACGTTTAAAAACTCTGGGTCAATAATTGTATCGCCGTCTACTGTAACAAAGTGTTTAGTTTCGCTCAATTCAGCACAGGCTTTGTGTGCGGCATCTGATCCTTCTACACCGTGTACACGTTTTGCCCACGGAACCTTGTTAACTAAATCAACAAAATTCTTTTCACAGTTAGGTTCGTCATAACTTAAAAAGATAATATCTTGCTCTGCAATGTTTATTTTCATTTGATTACCTCGTATAAGTATCTATCAAAGTTTTTAATTGTATACACACTAACTGGTTTTGCTTTAAATTCAAAATCGCTATCAAATGGAAGTATTACATATTTTACGTCTGATAAATCAGCAAAACTAAAACTTAATGTTTTTAGTAATATATTTGGATCGTCTTTTTCAGTAACACTAAACGATATAGTATTTTTAAAATTAACTTTTTGTGCTAAAATATTTGCTTTTAGATCTCCGCCAATAGTAATCTTCCAACATGTGTCTTTGATATTTTGTAATACATGAATGTCTGGCTCATTAACTGATGTCATTGGTAATTCGTATATTAAATCATTTACTAGATAACTATCAATGCTAGTATTTGAACGCTGTCTAAGTTCATATTGTTTAGTATGTTTGATGTAATGTACATAATAATAACTTAGCGGTTCTTGTCCCGAAATTAATCCTTTAACTTCGTGTTCCTCTACAGGAATATAATTACCATCTGGTTTATAATTAGGTACTGCTAACACATCACCGTTATTAGGATCAAATACTACATATCTTTCTTGTTTAGGCAACTCCGCAGTTAATATCATACGTTAAGATACCTTTCGTATTTTTGTATTTTAGACTGATCTAAAAATTCTTTTTCAGTATAATGAAAAATACCTTGCTGTTGATGATTGCCTATTTTTAATTGTAGGTCATCAGTTAGATATGCACCCACTCTACTACGCCATGTTTCACTAGGATTATACCATCCTTGTATTCTAGGCTTCATATGTGTAAAACTAGGAAATGACACTTTCTTATTTGTAATTCTGTCTTCACAATCAAGTATCTTTGTAACGATTGCTGTGCTTGTGTCAACGCTTAACCAATTTTGATATTCTTTACTTGCATATTTTCCATAAAATAATTGCCAGTTGTTCATTACTAATTCTAACATTGTATAAAATTCTTTTGCAAAGTCACATTTTTTGAAATAATGAAAGCCTGCATAAACGTTTGGTAAGTTATTTGCAATATATGTTTTACGATAGTAAGTGTCGTTAACTTCGTCACCTCTATATGTGTATACTTTGCTAGTATAAAACACTTCATAGTTGCTTAAAAAGTTCCACCATGAATCTAAATTTTGTAATACAAGCATATCAGTATCCATTACAATAGTTTCATCATACGGACTAGCATGATATAACTTCCAACGATTAGCTACTTTCCATTCCATATTAGCGGAATCGTCTTCCCACGGTATTTCTTTAATAACATCAAACAGATCTACATACCTAGATGGTACTGTATCGTTGGTTAACAAACAAACTTTAGTGTCATTAGTAGCTCTAATACTCATAGCTAACGCACACGCTTGTTCTACGTAGTTATATTCGCTGTTTTGTGCTATTAAGACTATACCTTTAGTCATTGTCTATGATCCTATTCAAACTAAACTTGTTCATAACGTGAACACTACTACCTTTAATACGCAAAGGTGTGTATTCTCCAAGGTGTCCTTCTTTTTCTACTAAAAATAAAAAGTTGTCATCTTTTAATTCCCACAAAATATCTCTATCTGCTGTATAATATTTTTTACCCGGTAATGAACTTGCAAAATCTCCTGCTTGATAACCATTCATAATATGTATTGCAATACTAAACACCCAATCATTACGAAACGTTGGTTTGTTAATTTGAAATATACTGTTATAGTGTTGCCAGTTATCTTGTATATGTTGTGTTAAATTAAAAAATGTTTCTACTTCTTTGCTTTTTTTAAAATATACAACTGTCGCCCAATAAAAATCAATACTAGTTTCACTAATTTTTTGAAACTCGGTAGTATCTCTAAATCCTGTTAGGTCTTTTGCATCTTTATATATTAAGAAATTGTGTTCTTGTGTAAAACAATGTTTGAGTACATCATTTGCAATTATATAATCACTGTCTAACATTATTGTTTCGTCATACGGTGTTAGTTTATAGGCTTGTGTACGCAAGTCATTTTTAAATGATAGTTGTTTGTATACCCCCGAGCCGTCATAGTAACGTTTTTCGCTGGCGCCGCGAGCATATGGAACTTCGATTACATTATCAAATACTGTATCATAATCGACATAGGTATCTTTTAAGTATTCAACACTATCTGTTACAACAGTTGTTGGTAAATTAAGATATTTGCTTATACGCTTTGCTAGATAATATGCTTGTTTAAGATAATCAACTTGTTCGTTATTTCTAGCAAATATTAATGCACCTTTATTCTTCATATTCTACAAGCCCAGAGACCTTTCGAAGGCTCCGTATCTTTTCGTATTCTGTTAGGTACTCGTTTGATGCTGTAAAGTAGATATTTAAAATGTCACCTAAGAATGTTTCAACATCTGCAACTTTAATAGGAATATCATTGTCGTCAATTAGTACTACAGACTCTTGTCCTGTGTTTACTAACATACTACAAAAATTCATTAGGTCTTTGTTTACGGAGAATTGTCCACCATTGTGGTAGTGTATTGCACTTTCATAAAACTTCTCTTTTAACACCCGTTTTTGGTTGTTAAGAGTAGTCATATAATTGGCAAAATCTAATGCTTTTTCAAGACGTTCATCCACAGTAATTCTCCTTTAGTGTATTATACACTATTTAAAGAGAAAGAGCAATGATTAATTTAGATTTGAACTGCCGTTTGTGCTATATGTAGGGGATACCAATGAAACTGCTGAACCAGTTGGTCTTAATTGTGTAATAGTACTGTTTACAACACCCAAAACGTTTTCGTCTGTGTTTGGGTTACCTGTGTTATCATCGTTAAATGTAACTCTAAAACGTAAAACTGTATCACTTACTTTGGTTGCTTCAATTTTATAATCGTTTGCGGCATATAATCCAGAACCATCTTTTTGGAAAATTTGTTGGTAACTAGCATCTAAATCATGATAACCAATTGCACTACCATTTCCTGATCCAGTTGCTGTTGTTGATGTATAATTCATGCTAACTGTACCCATGTTAACTAACATCGTCATCCAGTCAATTGTTTTACTACTTGCTCCAACATATGTAATGTTTGCCGCAAAACGTATTGTTCCGCCTGCATTAAAAAAATGTCTTTGATGATTTCCATCAATAAATGTTACGTCAATAATGTGTGAAATTGTTCCGTTCCACTGAGTAGTTCTAGTACCTGCAATAGCCGCTTCCGCAGTAGTTTGACTAGGGTGTGCTACAAATTTATCATTTTCAAGTGTTGTAGCAAGATTTTCAAATTGTACTACACCTTTTTTATTAATTGTATCACTGTCTAATACTAAATCAACATTCTGTGTTACAAGATTAATTTCTGTTGGAGTAGTACCTGTTTGATGAATACGCCCAGCCGCCATATCTTGGTAAAGTTGATTAATATCAATTGCTTGAACATTGGCTCCTACTGCTACTTGAGAACTGTTTAAGTTTTGTCCGTATCCGTCATCTCCTGACCCTACGCCCATTACTGTTGCAACTCTTGATTGTAAGTTATTGTACCTTGCCGCTGTAATAATATCGCCGACTGCCATAATCTTATACCTTTAAAATAGCTTCTACTAAGCCTTCTTCATCTGCTTCTGGTTCCCATGTCTCTAACGCAATACCTACTAATTGATGCCCTTCGGCTCTAATAGTATGTCCAACGCCGTCCATGTCTGCATAAATTGCTTCACCTTTATTAATGATGCCTTTTACTCTTACTGGAACACGCCCTTTAAGTGCAACTGCTTGGCCTTCTGCTTCGCTGTTCATTAAGAATGCTGGTTTAGCACTAATTACACCTACTGGAATTTCAGTTGGCTCAATAGCTCTTACTTCTGCATCTGTTTCTTCGTCAAATTTTGGAACAGTAACAATAGTCCCTGTTGGTAGTTCTTCTGCTGTTTTGTAAATCTCAGCCAAGTCAGCATATTCTGCTGATGTTGCTGTACCTGTAAATTTATTTGCTACTAAATTACCACTTGCATCTCTAACTGCTACTGTATTGTTAGTTGCCGCTGTATCTGCACTACGGTAGTTTGCACCAACCTGCATTTTTTGTGCATTTTCTGCTAACCCATAAAAATTAGTGGCATGCATTTCGCTAAACACAGCACCTGTTGCTCCAATTGAGTATGTGTTAGTAGACCCTGGCATAATACCTGTATCTTGTACAGTCGCTACATGCTGTTCAACTCCACCTGTGTTATCAACTTTAAGTTTAATTTTTGTTCCAACGTCATTTTTAATAACGCCTTCGTTGTCATTTTCAATAAAGATTTTTAAATCACTTGAGTTACCAATTGAAATACCTGCATCTGCAAAACTAACAAGTGATGTAAATGATCCTGAACCTGCTAATGCAAAGTCAGTAGCACTATAGCCACCTAGTTTTAATGAGTTACTTGCTGTACCCCAGTAATAATCCTGTGTACTTGTAACACCGCCTGTTGCGTTTGTTGTATTTCTTAGTGTTAAACCCTTTTTAACAACATCAAATCCTGTAATAGCATTAAGTGGATCTGTACTGTCAATAGTAAATGTTGCACCTGAAATAATATAAATTGTTTCATCGTTAACAACAGCCTTAATAACTAATCTGTTTACGTTAGTTGTATCTCTAACGTTTGCTGAAACCATCTGTGTAACAGTTGTACCTGCACCTTGTGGTCCTACTAGTACATAACCTGTACCGCTATATGCATATAATTGTTCGTTTGTTGAATCCCACCATAAGTCGCCAGTAGCTAAACCAGCTGGTGCAGTTGCGGCTACTTCAGCACCGCCTGTAGTTCTAAACTTAGATCCATCATAAAATTTTAGTTTATTAGCACCTGAGTCATACCAAACCTGTCCTGAAATGGCCTTTGGAGGTTGGTTAGCACCACTAAAGTTTTCTAATAAGTGTAAAAAGTTTTCGTTTTGAATCTCACCGTAACCGGCGTAATTTTTTCCAACTAGTTTAATATCACTAGTTTGATCTACGGTTCCATCTTCAACAACTGTTAAAGTAGTTCCATTATATCTATCAATAGTATATGCCATTTCTTTTCCTCTATGTTACTATTTATCTCTTACCACAAGCCGCCGCTCGAACCAAGATCGTTATCAAATACCCATGCGCCTGAAGCAACTCTAAAGCGTTTTAAACCACGTGTAATAGTAACATTAACACCGCCTGAAGCTGATGCAAACGCAACGTCTTGTACTACACTTTGATTTAACACACCGTTAGCATCTACTGCAACGTATGAGATGTTTTTAGCCGCATCTACATCAATACCTGTAACTGTTGCTCCTGCAATAGTTGATGTAGATATGTATGCATATGTTCCGGTTTTCTTATTACTTGCTGGATAAATGTCTTCGATGATTGTTCCAATATCTGCATTAGATAACCCAGTAATATCCAAACTCATTACAACCGGTTCTAAGTTAATTTGATCATCAACATAAAACTTAGTAGCGGCGTCTGTATTAGTTGTTGGTTCCGCTAGTCCTGTAATTCTTTGGTTATTAGTAATTTCTATAGCCCCATTACTTTCTAATTGTAATGGAGTACTAGTTGTAATTTTTGCACCTTCAATATTAGTTTGATCAACATTAAGCTGATTCAATGTACCAATGTCTGTAAGTCCAAGTGCTTGTGTTACTGTTGACCCTAATTCTGTTTTGTTTAATACGTTAACACCTTCAGCTTTGTACCACTTAGTTGCAACAACATCAATGTTTTCACTTGATGTCCAAGCACCTGTAGCATTTCTCCAAAGCCATTCTTTATCAAGGTCGCTGGATTTAAGAATAATTCCACCTTGGTCTACGTTTGCATTGTCTAATGCTGTACTATCACTGGTAATACCTAATTCAATATTTTTATCTTGAACTCTTAAATTTTGTGTTTCAATATTAACAGCTGGTGATGTTAAAAATAAGTTACCATCAACTCTCATATCTCCGCCAACATGTAATGTATGTGCCGGATTGGATTTAAAGATACCTACAAAAGATTCTGATGTGTCAATTGTTACTGCATCTACAAAGCCTGTTGATTTTCTAACTCTAATTTTGTAATCATGGTTTGATAATTGATTTTCGTTAACAACACTAGTTCCAACTACCTTTTGAATATTATTTTGTGCAGTACCAATTGTGATTCCGCCACTGTTAGCAACTGTTAATGTTCCAGATGTAACAGAGTTTGCATCTGATGATAAAAACTGTGATGCACTTTTTGCTACGCCAAGATTGTCAATAATTGCCGCCGCACTATCTGATGATCCTCTAAATACAAAATCAGTAACTGTTGAAACAATATTAAAGCCTTTCTTAATAGTAGTTAATCCTGCAATAGCATATGATGCCGCTGGTGTAAATTCGTTGTTTGAAAATATTCCAATTAACGTTCCTGCTATTGAAAATCTTACAACAGTTTTACTATTATTTTGATTATCTAATATTGTTACAGTTTCAAATCCAGACTTACCTTGGTCGCTAGTATATATTGGACCTGCTAAATTAAAATCTGTACCGTCATAAAAGTGTAATTGTTTTGTTGCATTGTTAATCCAAAGATCGCCTGCAACTACGCCAACACCTGGTTGTGAATTTTGTACAATCGGGCCACCACTAGTTCTAAAGTTTGTTCCGTCATATACTTTAAGTCTTGCTTCTGCACTATCAAACCATAGTTGGCCTTTTAATGGTAAACTTGGTGCTGTTGTATTTGCAAAATTTTCTAAAATCTTAATAAAGTTTTCGTTGATACTTTCACCAAATCCTGAATAGTTTTTACCTATTAAAGAAATATCAGTGGTTGTAGTATCTAAACTGCCATCAACTAAATCAACTAGCAACGAGCCATCTGTTCTATTTAATTTATAACTCATTATACTGCTCCTGTATTAGCGCCGGCATATATGATCATGTTAATTGCCATGTATGGGTTCATAATATCAATTGGTTGTCCAATTGTGCTATTTGTTAGTACACCTCCTGATGATGGATATGCTTGTCCTGCTTGGGCACCAGTTGGAGCATCATATTGGATGCCTTGTGCATCGTTTGGTACTCCGCTAATATCTCTAGTAGTGTAATACTGGTCTCCACTTGGGCCACGTAAATCATGTTCGTGTTCTGGTAAATTAGTAAGTCCAATACTCTGTGTTTGAGAACCTTCAACGTTACCAATTGTATCTGCCGCAGAACTTGTTACACGGTTAGCACTTTCACCGCCCATGTTATCTAAGCCTAGCATAAATCTACCACGCAAGTCTGGTAGGGCAAATTTACCTGCTGTTACAAGTGCTTGTGCTTTAAAGTTATATTCAATAACATTAAACAAATTTTGATATTCAGCAATAGTAACTTCTCTACCGTCACATATTAACCAATCTGCTGGTATTACACCAGCCGCAAATGCAGTAATCATTCCAATTGGTAATTGTGGAACTGATTTAAACAAATTAGTTCTTGAAATTTTAAATACGCCAGTGTCTCCTGTGACTCTGTTAAACATATATTCATCAGTTGGTTCACTTAAAGACTGTTCTGTTTTATTTGCAATAAATGTATTATCAATAGTTGTTGTAAAAGTTTTAACGCTTTCGTCTTGACCATCGAATGTGTATTCAGGAGCACTAACATCTCCAACCATTCTAAATGTAGTTGCACTTGCTAGTTTATCAGTTGATCCTGATCTTCCACTAACTGATCCTGTAACGTTACCTGTTAAGTTACCTATAAAGTTTTGCGAAAATACATTTAAGAACTGTTCGTTAGCAGTACCAATATTTCTTGTTGTTGTAATGTTTGGAACAATATTACCTGTAGTTAAAAGTCCTGCAATGTTTGTATCACTGCCAACTTGTAATCTTTTAGCAATACCTACTCCACCTCTAACAATTAAACTACCTGTACCAATAGTTGCTGAATCAGTTGTTCCGTTAACTAATACACTACTGTCTGTTTGTATATTTCCAACTACGTCTAATGACTCAACTGGTGCTAAATTATTAATACCAATTTTGCTTGTTGAATCAACACGTAAAACTGTAGTAGTTGTACCTTCGTTGTTAACTCTAATATCAATGTTTGATCCACTTGTTTGGTGACCAATAATACCTGCTTGTCCTTCAATACCAATATTCAATGCACTATCTGCACCTACTGTGATACCTGAATTGTTTTTAATTTTTAATGGAACTATACTGTTAGTTTCTTTGTCAGCTCTTAAAAAGTTTGAAGCTGGAACATTTTCTTGTCCAATAACTAATGCTTCTGCTTTTTCTGCTGTACCTAAATATTTTGCAGTACCTGAACCAGTGATATCAAATGTACTTAAATTGTATCCTGGTCTAATTGAAGTAAACCCTTGTAATGTTGTTTTAGGTGTAAATGCACTTGTCGAAATAATTGCTAATGTTTTTGCTTTTACTTCTACTACTAATACTGTATATGTAACATTGTCAGTACCGATAATAGTTGTAGGTTTAACCCCTGTTGCTAATCCATCACTAAAACTTGGTCCAACTAAGATCCAACCTGAACCTGTAAACAAATATAATTGTTGGTTATCAGTATCAACCCATAAGTCTCCAACTACTGATTGATTTGCTTCTGGTTGTGTTGTTGCTTTTTTAAGACCACTTGCACTAACCCAGTTAGTACCGTCATAAATTTTTAATTGATCAACACCTGGTGTTGTATCATACCATAATTGACCTTCAACTGGATTTGTTGGTGCTGTGTTGAATGCAAAATTTTCTAATAAATGTAAAAAGTTTTCAGCAATAGCTGTACCATACGCAGTTGTGTTTCTTCCTGGTAAGTCTAAAGAAGTTTGTTGGTTGATAGTATTATCTTCAACAATAATAGTACCCTTTTGGGATAAGTCAGTGTATTGTACAGTATATGCCATTTATTAAACCTCGTTAAAACCTGTTAAACTCTGTACTCTAACAGTATAATCAATTTGAATTAATCTGTTTAGTGATTTTTGTACAGGGTGGAAAATTACGTGTGTTAGCAATCGGCCTGTTCCGCTAGTTGCATAACTTACAAGTCCTAGTTCATCAAATACATATAAGCTGTCGTTAGCTGTTGCATTATCAAGAGCATCTTGCCCATTTGGCTCACCATAGTCAAGTAAACAAGTTGCTACAATATCTGTGTAGTTTGTTCCGCTTACGTGTCTAGTTTCTAATTTGTTTCTAGTAGGATCAACGTTATTAACATTATTATTATCAATAACTTTAGCATATGTTTGATTGTACAAACTAGCATTGGTTCCTGTTGAGTTTGGTGACAAGTATGTAATAATACCTGTTGGATCAACGTTAGTACCGCCGTTACCAAATGCCATCTGGTACACCATTCCCTGTCCTTGATTAGATAAACTTTCCGCTAATGAAATACTCATGTTCTCGTAGTGAATAGCATTACGCTTGTCCACCAAGATTTCACCAGTCTCTGGATTGTGTATCTTGATGTGCCCTTGCAAAAGAACACCTTGTTTATCATTAAATTTGTCTGTCATTATTATTTCCTACAAGTGTATTTATTTAGGTAACGCCGCCTCTGTTGTTCTTAAGAACCTTGCAATGTCATTTTCCTGCCTATGTAAAGGAATTCCACTGTCAGTCCAAGGTCTACCAATGCGTCTAACCACCACTATCTTGGTATTAATAGGTGGTGTTTCAGCTAATACAACAGTTGAAGTTACTCCATCGACACTAAACTCCGCAGGCATAACAATATCTGCCTCTGGACTGTCTAAATCAACAGTTGGATCATATGTATTTATTGCATTTTTACGAAGGCGCTTACCAGCAACAAATATTTCAAATTCATGTACTGATTTTGGAATAAAGTCTACTACAATGCTACTAGTTGAGCCATCTGCTGTAAATGTTTGCTGAAGTGTTCTATCTTGGTATGGAACAGTTTGCTTGTTACTCTGATCTATTAGTTCAGTTCCTTTAGCATGTACTGTTGCAATACCAGTTCCTAGTGTACCTCTACGTAATTGTCTAAGTACTCCGCCTTCTTTTAAGTAATATTCAATACGTTCTCCGTTAATAAACACAATACCTGGAATACTACGTTCTTTATTTGGGAACGGTAGTAAATCAGCATTGCTAACTTTGATACTTGTATCATAATAGTTTAAATCTTCAGCTAAGAAGTAACGTACTTCGTCACCTAAACGCTTGAAGTGAGTTCTATTAAGCATATCTTTAAACTGACTAAATCCAAATTTAGGAATTATAGTGCTATTACTAAAGTGTATTACTTCTAATTCGTCGTTTGCATCAATATCAATTGACACTTTAACAGTTACGTTATCTTCTAATAGTGCATATTCAACATTTGGACTTAATAGTGTACCGTTTTTAGTTAACCATACATACTGAGTATCAATTGCCGGCGTTCTTAATTTAATAAATCCGTTTGCTAACTGATTATACTCTGAATATTCTGGAGTACCTATTGTTACTGTTGATCTTGCAACAACATCTAAATTTATTCTTTCAATTTTTGCAACATCGTGATTACTAAACTGATAAACTGTTATTTTTTCTCCACTCATTGGTGCAGTTGTTAGATAAAGTGTATTTGGTGTTTCAACCCAGAATCCGTTATTATCAAATTGCCCAAAGTCATATTCACCGTCACCGAGTAAGTAAACATCTAAAATGTCTCCATTTTCTCCAATACCAGGAAATAATTCAACGCTTGAATTAAATCTATTCCAAATGTATCCTGTTGACTGATCAAGTTCTACAGAGTTTAAAAATACTTTAATTTTTTCTGCTGGAATTTGTGCAAGTCCAACTTGCCAATCACGTAATTTATATTCTCTAACTGCTGAAACTACATACTGTTGATTGTATCCTGGTGTAAGTATCTTATTACCCACTTTAACAACTACACTAGTTGCTAATGGACGTTGTGTAAACGGAGCAGTAGTAAGATTAAATATTTGGTTTGAACCTGTGCCTGTAAATTCTTCTACAGATATTTGTGAGAACGACTTAGCTGAACTATCGTAAATAACATACTGAATAAGTTTTCCTGGTAATGGTGCAACTGGTAATCTAAGTAGTACTTGTCCTGATGTTTCATATGTTGAATCTGTTTCTGCAAGTACAGCGTCAATTGGTTCGCCATCTTGTGTAATAAACAAACTTAGTCCTTGTTTAAATTTAACTGAAGTAACAAATACTGATGTTGATCCATCACCTGTAAACGTATCAGCATCTAAAATATTTTCACCATTTGCTGACATTGTAATAATATTAACAGGATTGCCTGCTACTATTGCAACACTTGGATCTAGTTGTAATGTTTTTTCTTGATAATTTACTGTAAACTTAGAACTATCTAAAATTGTTCCATTAGCTTTAACAAATATATCTTTATTACTTGCTGGTACTCTATCAAGTTTAAATGTATTACTTGCTTCGTAAATATAATTGTAGTTATTAATAATACTTGATCCATCATTAATTCTATCATACACTTTAATGTTTACACTATCAAGTAATTGTCCTGGTACTAATTCTTCTGGTCCTTTTGATGTTAAAGGAGTTACAAATCCGTCACCGTCTACAACAATTTCTTCTGCATTAATACCTTTTGCTGTTTCATACGCCATATTGCCGCCTTGAATCATTGTGTCGTATGCATCAGCGTCTGGTAAGAAACTACCATCACTTGTTGATTTTCTAATAACAATTACATCATTAGTATTAGTTGTAATTTTATCGTTGTCAATAGCAAATGTATCTGTGACACCGTCACCTACAAGTGAAAGCATTACAGCATTTGGATTGCCTGGAACTGTTGATCCGTCATATTCTGGATCATCAATTCTAATACCATTTTTATATACATTATATGTTACACCGTTAGCTAATGGAGCTGATAGTGTTAATACTTGTGTACTTCCATCTAATTGGAAGATCTCATCTTCGTATGTTGCATCGTATGAATCCCAAGTAGTTGTATAGTATGGTTCGTTACCATAACCTGTACCAGTATTAAATGCAAAACTCTTAACTTGCACTCCACCGTAATCGATACCGTCCATTAACTGTGAAATATCGTTACCTAGCTGTCCTGTTGTTGGATTGTAGAACAAGTTAATTCTGTCTTGTGCTTGTAGCATTGATACATCTTTTTTGTATGTAACAACAATAACTGCATTATTAGCTGGAGGATTATCAAAGATAATACGACCTTTGTATCTTGTATAAGATTTATCAGTGTATTCAGTATTAGTAACAGAATAGTTTCCTTGTAATTCTTCAATGCCGTCAACTGTAATAGTAACTTGGTTACGTCTTACGTCCATTGGCCATTTAACATCAAATCTTGTTAAACTATTATTACCAGTAAATGTTTGTGTTTCTGCTAGTGTTGTAATTAAGAATGTTCCTGATACACGGTCAAACTTGCTACGCAAGTGCATAGCTCTAATTTTACTATTACCTAGTTGTGCTGATGCTTTAGCAATTCTGCTTTCGTTAACAGTTGATAAACTACCTTCAATTTCTATATCAGGTGCTGACAAATACCCGCTTCCAGGATTTGTAACTTCAATGTTTACAATACTTCCGCCTGATCCTAGTTTAGCAAGTGCTTTAGCACCAGTGCCGCCACCGCCAACAAATTTAATAATAGGAATTTCTGTGTAACCTAATCCTTTATCACTAATACTACAACTAGTAACTTCAAAGCCAACATTGTCTACCCAATGTTTGTTTGGATAAGAATCTAATAATACATCTTGTCCGTAAATTAAATTATCTTTAACTTTAACAGAAGCTGGTTCAATTTTCTGTGTATCTTCATTATACTGTGGAGCAAAGTCAAAGTCACTAATACTACTTGAGGTTGAATCTGTTTTAGTGTAGTTACTTAAATATTCTCTAATTTTTGTTTTAAAAGGTTTAGTTTCTTTAACAAAATCTTCATAACTTGGTAAGCTATCATTTTGGAATGTAACTTTTTGTTGTAATTCACCAGCATTGTGTTTTGCTTTAATGAAGCTAGTTTTAAATGCCCAGTCAACAAATGGCTGTTCTGCAAATGCATATCTAATACTTGCAAGGAATAACTGATTGTATTCTACTTCTAAAGCATCAACAAAAATATCGTCTCTAAGTGCTTTTAAGATAATACGTAATTCTCTAGTTGGTTGGTTATCATAAAAACTAGTATCGTAACTTAATCCATCAAATCCAACATAACTAATTGCAAAGTTATATAACGACTCTTTAAACTTAATAGTTCCGTTTTCTCTACCAATTGTTCTATAGTTACTTGTATAGTCACTTGCTTCTTCATTACTAATTTTTTCTAGTAGTAACCATCCGCCTGCACCAATGTTTTTAATTTTTACAATATCACCAAGTGTGTCATCTAATGAAGTTAGTAAGTAACTTTGTTCAATTATGTAATCAACTTCTGTAAACTTACTGTATCCTGATGCATACCAGTCAATGTAATCCCACCAAGCACTTACATCGTATGATTGAGTAGAAGTTCTTTGATATTGTTCGCTGGCAGTATTATACTCAAAGATTGACCATTTATTGCCTACATTCTCGTCACTCTTAACAAGTACACTAAACAATCTTACTGCTAAGTTTGTATTAGTAGAATAGTTTTTGCCAGGATTTCTAACTGTTACACTAGCAATTCCCCCACTATTATTAAGTGTTAAAATAACTTGTGCATCTACGCCATCGCCAACTTGTTCAAACTCGTAAGTAGGAACAGTAATATATCCTGATCCTGGATTTGTAATATCAACTCTAATTAATTTTCCTTCTTCAAAGATTGGAGTTAATGTTGCTGGTTTAACTTTTGAAATATTAACAAAACTAATTTCTGAATAAGTGTCAATTTCTACATCGTACTTAGAACTAATAAGATCCGGAGCTGGGTCTTTTGAAAGTAGTTGGTCAAAGTTATATTCGTCAACAATTAATTGTTCAGCTAATACTCTGTTAGTGCGTTCAATTACTTGTTTTAGAGCTTCAATATTATTTTTAAACATAGACTGTCTAGGTCTATTTAAAATTCCATATTTTTGTTTAAACGCTAATGCTGGATCCGGAACTGGTCTATTATAAACATCAACACCAACTAAACTATCAACCCATTTCTGTTCTAAGTCTTTTTTAGGTTTACTAGTTGGTAATCCGTCACTTATAATTTGATATTGATTGTGTGAATTAATATCTTGGTTTTTAATTGTCCAGTATCTAAAGTTAATTGCTTTTTTATCTTCTTCGACTAACCCAGTACAGTTATACAATCCAAATCTGTTATTACCATAAATTGCAACAAACTTATAACCCTGTGCCGCTGGATCTTCAATCAACTGTGCTACATCGTATGCACTTGATTTTCTGTTTTCTAAGTTTGGAATAATTTTAGTATTCTTAACCCAATAGTAGTATCTATTATAAAACTTAGAACTTGCATTATTAAACAATCTTTTAGTTACAAAAGTGTTTGTTCCGTATTTAGGAGTTCCACTTATACCTCTTGATAGGCCTTCTTCAGTATCTGCAAGTGCCAACCATTGTGTTGGAGTTAAAGTAGATTCAACCCATTCGTAAACATCTACACTAGCACCTACCATTAATTTATTAAAGTTAGCTGTGTTATAAATGATATTACTTTGATATGGCTCTATCCATTGTACTGTACTAATATCCCACCATAGTTTTCCTACGTGTTCATCGGCCCAATAGTTTTCTGTATCTACGTTTACAGTTGTTTGATCACTTGTAGTATAAGTTGCAGGATCAAACGGTGTTGTAAATGCTAGTTCTTCTTCAGCTGGTCCAGCAATTTTTCCTTGGATTGCATCAATATAATCTAGTTGAGTTGAAGTGCCACTACCGTCTTTGTTGTAAATAAACACACCTTTAAATTTACTTAAATTAACTTGTTTAGTTGGATTTCTATATCCCGACCATGGAAGTTCATTACGTTGACGTTTGTAATCAACCACTGTACCAATAAAGTTATTACCTGTGTTTGATGAACTTAGTTCTGGCATTGACACATAAATGTGGTTAGATGACGCATGGATAAATTCTCCAAAGCGTTCAACATTACTGTTGTTAAATGTTAATTTTTCTGCATATAATAAGTATCCGCCAATATATTGATAAACAAATACTTCTCCTGAATCTAAGTTTTCTTTACTAAACTGTGTTAAGTTGTTATCAAATGTAGTTTCAGATGCTAGATCCGATTCTTTATTATTAACATATTGTGCTGTAACTAGTGTACTATCATCTAAGTATGTTTGTGGTTGCGGTTCCATTGGAACTTCATATCTATCAAACGAAGTATTGTCAACTAAATTACCACCTTGTGATGATACCATTAGTTCATTACCTGAAAAGTCAACTGTTTGGCCAAAGCGTTCTGCTACTGAACTATCAGGGCTGAATAACGACTGGAATTCTTCAAAGATTCCTTCATTATTTTTATATAGATAAACCTTTCCGTTATCATTTGATACACTATCATCAAGTGGTGCACCAACTGCTAGTAACTCGCCGTCGTCGGATAGCGAAATTGCTGAAGCATATTTTGTAGATGTTACCGGAGTGTTAATAACTTGAGTGTATTCGAAATGTCCGTTTTCAAATCTATAAATTGCAATTTTAGGACTTGCATTTTCAAAGTCTGCAACAGTTGCTAATACTCTACCATTTTTACTTACTGTAAACGGATGTGCAAAGTTATACAATGTGCCACCGTCATTATCAAACGTACTGTCACCATCTGGTTGATAGCCGCTAGTGTTTGGAACATGTCCTAAGAAATCTGTGTGCAATGGAAGTAATTTCCAACTTGCTGAAAATGCTGATGCAACTTGATTAGTTATGCTTTGATAAAACTGATTATTATAAAGTACAATGTCATTAGTGTAATATGGAGAAGCATCACTAAATACTCCTTTATATAAAGGATCACGTGTAACTTGCCATTCATATTCACCAAGTTCGTCAGATCCGTTTTTAATAAAATGTATTCTTCCTGGATTTGAACCTGTTCCGTCACCTGGAGCACTTACAAATAATGTATATAAATTATTGTGTTTAGTTACTTCAAGTTGTGTACCTAAGTTTTTATTATCGCCTCTTAGTAAATTTGTATATCCACGTTGTAAGCTATACTCTCCGCTACCTGTTTTATTATAAACAAAGTATGCTCCTTCATTGCTGTATGAACTTGCAATTCCGTCTGCTGGATCAATTGGTATATTAAGTATTTGTGTATATTCTTTGTTAAGCGGAGATGGAATATTTGCAGGACGAGATGCGCCAAGTATTGTTTGTTGTTTATAAAACTGGAACTCAATTTCATTTTTAAATGACGGACTTTGTACTTGTAGTAATGTACTGTCGTTATTTCTAACAATAATATACTTTCCTGAATAACTGGTTGTTAAATCAGTTGATTCCATTCTTCCTGTTAATCTGTTGAACCCTTGTCCTTGCCAGTTACTAATATATAAATCACCCGTAGCACCATGTAGATTGCCGTAACTAAATGTGCCTGTTAAATTTTTAACAAATACTCTTGCACCAAGTAATGATTCTTGTACATACACTACTTCTGCATAAGCACCAGTAAACGGTTCTGTTACTATATCTCCTTCAACAGGCACGTATGGTACTTGCACCGGAGGAGGTGTAAAATTAGTAAACGTAATATCAATGTATCCGTCCCATAAATCATAAACAACGTGTGGTTGATTTAAATAATTAACCGATAGTCCTAATACTGACGGATCATAAATTGTGTTCAAACTATCTTTAATTTGATTTATGGACATTTGGAATGTGTCAGCTACATTAAGTCCATCTGTAATAGTTTTAGGAGATCTAATAAACCAATACGGCTCTGTAACAGGAAGTCCAAGTTTATCGTAATGGCTTAGTATTCCTATTTTTCCGCCTCTAGTTGGATTTCCTAAATCTTGGTTAAATGCATAAACATCATCCATTGTATTTGCTGTAATCTCTGCTGAACGACTTTCTGATGCTAGTACAATATCACCAATAACGATATTTGGAATTGTAATTTCTTTTTCTGTAGTTGTAAAACTAGAAATGCCGTCAATTCTCCACCAGCCGCCAAATGCCGAACTAGGATTAGTAAATTCAACAGCTTCATATGTTCCCATACTAACACTATTTGTTATTAAGGTTCCTGATGACTCAAACTCACCATTAACATCAGTCATATAAAGCATTGCTGAACTAACATTGCTTATAATAATATCTTGTACTGTACCAATAGCAGTATCAGTTGACACAATGTCTCCTACTGCTGGTATTCTTAATATATTTTCAACAAACAGAATTGCGTCAATTTTAGATGCAATAGGTTTGAGTCCTTCAAAACTTGCAACACCTGGTCCGTTAACGCCAAATGGTAAAATGCCAGTTGGATAATTTTGAGAATATTGATTCCATTGTAAACTAATTTTATCGCCTGCCAATGATCCTGTATATTGATTAAGTGGTGCTCTAACTAAAATATGATCTGTTGCACCGTCAAAGCTATAGCGGCCGCGGATTGCATATACAGTCTCTGGATATGCTCCGTCTTTAAAAGTTGGTACTGCAACATCATGTGATGCATAATAACTGTTAAAACTAAATGCGCCTGATGCCGCAGAAATATCGTAGTTTGCCTTCCATATTCCTTGTTGGTAGGACACAATGTCGCCTGCTGTATAATTTTCACTATTTGAAAACGGACCTTTGTATAATGTTTTAACATTACTTGCTTGAGGTGCTCCAATTATTAAAAATTCACCATCTTCGGATATAGCGACTGACTTACCAAAGTTACCGTTGCCGGCATAATAAAGCGATCCAGGAGCTTCAATAGTTTGTAAATGATTGAAGTCAACTGTATCTGTAGTTCTGCCAAATAAGTATACTTCATTATTTCCTGGTGTTGCTATTGCAAGTGTTGTATTTCTACTGTCAGCGGCAATTACTTTTCCAAACTCTACACTTGAATCACTAGTTTTAACATTTGATATTGTTTGTTGTTGTACATGCACTGGATCATTTTTTAATACTAGCCAGTTATTGTCAATATCTTTATCAATCCAAATAGTTTCGCCAACTTTTAAATCATTGTTATAGTCTGATAGTAATAAATTTGCAGTATCAAACCCAGCTGTTCTATTAGAATTAAACTTAGTAACAAAACCATTAACAAGTTCAGCATCTTCAGTTTCGCCGTTTGGATAACAAATTAAAGTATCAAGTTCGTTACGTTTGACTCTATAGAATTTTTCTGCTCCAGCAACATCAACTACACCGACAATTTCGTCAACTGTGTATTTTGACTGCCTACTAAGTGTTAAGACTAATTCTTCTACTCCAGTTACTGATGATGTTTGGACAGCTAAAACTCTGTCATTAGTTCTAATATATTTTAAAACGTCCCATTCAATTCCTCTTTTTCCAATCCAAACATAATCTCCAACATTAAGTGCAGTTATTGACTGTGTTAATAAATCGTCATAGGTTGCTATAGACAATGTTACATCTTCAGGGTTAACATAACCTGCTGTTGGTAATAAGTTTTGTTGAATGTCGTTAGTTGGAAACGGTTTATGATTATAGCCTAATGGTTTTAAATAAGTTTCAAATGGTCGAATTCTATAAATTAGATCAGTTTCGTTACCTGAAATTGTATCTACTAATTCAACTGGTTGAGGACTTAATCTAAATTGTGATTCATCTAAAGTAAATTCAACTTCGTCAAACGCTGTTGACGACCCATACTGGCCTAATCTAAATGCCCATTCTTCATAAAAGTCTAAGCTATCTGCATCTGTATTAGACAATGCATCAAACAATTTAGTTAAGCTATTTTTTGTACCTTTATCTTGAATAAAGCCTTGATAAAACTTATATTGACTAACATCGTCATTAATAATATTTTCTAAATACTTACGCTTTTGATATCCAATTAAGTGTTGTGCTAATTTCTGTTGTTCACTATCAAAATTATCTGTATCAAGATCATAAAAATCACCAAACTGTTTTGCTTTATAATCCAAGTTTGCTTTTAATCCTGCTTCAGGACGTACTTCTAATTTTTCCCATTCAGTATTATTAAACACATTAGTTCCTGGGATTTTTACCTTTGCAACATAATAGAATTCTTTATACTTGACAGTATCAGCAACAGCATAATCTGTCCATGGTTCCCAAACTGTAGTCTTAGCACTATCATAAATAAATCCTGGAATATTAAATCCGCCTGTCCAGGCATCAGTTCGATATCCCATAACTTTTAATCTTGCTTGTCGATAGCCAGGTGCTTGATCATAAATTACATCTTTAAATACTGTTGTATTATCAAGTATCACTACATGCTCTTTTTGTACTAGCGGAATACTAACATTATAGATTCCATCAGCAGTATTTCTAGTTTGTAAAGTAAACTCGTTATCTTTATCTCTAGCAACTCTTGCATATTCAGGAATTAATTTTTTACCATCAGCTTTTAATAAGCTATAATCATAAAATGTATCAAAAATATTGTCTACTACATTATATTCTCTAGAAAACTTTAATTCATTTGCGCCAGGACTTAAAGTAATAACACTATCATTGGCCCAACCTTGCGTTGTCCAGAATAAAAATTCTTTAGCACTTACTCTCCAGTTTTCTACATCTCCAATTGATTCGTTAAACTTATTAAAACTAAACCCGCGGCTTTCTAAATACTTGCCATATCCTAATAAAAAGTCAACTACTTCTTGGATTGTTCTATACATAGTACCGTATGCAAGTTCAGCTGGTTCTCTAATTAATTCAGTATTAAAGTTACGTCTAAAGAATGCACTACGGCCGCCCTTAACTGGAAGAGTTACTAGCTTTTGATAATTTGATTGCTCAAATGTTGTATCTGTTATATGATCACCTTTGGCAACATAAAATTCATTATTAAACTGAATTATTGCTCCGTCAGTATATCGTTGGTTTTCAGACCATATTACAAAGTCTTCACTTATTCCACCTACTGTAACAACAGGATCGTCTGCTTTTGGAGTTGGCGTAAACCATTTAAAGTATGGATTAACTTTATCGTATCCTCTAAGAACAAACCCTTCAGGTTTCTTTTCAATAATTACACCACTATACGATACAAGCTCAGTAACAGAACTTGTGTTTAAGAAAATTTGATAATTTTCTTCTGGTACAAAAACATTACCTTCATTGTACGGTGTTCTTGAATCAAGTATTAATTTAAATTTACTTTTCTCAGTGAAGCCGCCAATTTTAATTCCTAATTTATTGTCAATAGCTTTTACATTTGCTTGATAATTGGAATACACATTGATGTCTTTACTATTCAAATAGTTTGCAATTAAGTTTACTAGTCCACATGTGTTTACTCGGGTTTCGTCATTAGTAGTATTAGGAAATACTAAATCTTCTAATCTTAAACGTTTTCCTGTTGTACTATAAACAATAGTACCAGAACTATCTCTAATGATTCTACTTCTATCCCATCCAAGCCCTAATACTTTACTAGGCTGATTTAAGATTAAGGAAATTAATAATGCAAAAGGATATTCGCTACTTTTCCTCCAAGCTGACTCTGTTGGACCTTCGTCACCAAATTTAAATGGGTTCTTAGTATTACCTAATACAAATTCTTGGGCATAGTTAGAATCAACCGGGCTTAGTAGTTGTCCTGCATCATCAACTGGTATCCATTTTGTAAGATTAGGTCTTTTATATTTTTTCAAATACTTTGCTGGAGCTCCTGGCTCTCTTGCAATTCCATCTTCAAGGTCTTGCCATAACAATATGTTTTCGCTAGTATAAGGAGCCGCACCGTATTGTGTTTCCCACCAAGTTGGTTTTACACTATATCCTAACATTTCCCAAGGATGTGTATGCGGGCGGTCTGTGTCAAACGCTTGTTTGTAAACTGCTCTCCAGTATCCTAAGTTCTTTGTTCCGGCACCATTATTTGTTGCACTATAGTTGTATGTAAAAGTATTAGTTGGTTCATAAAAAGAATAATCTGTGTAATCTACATTACCTATAACTGACAACCAATCAATAAATTCTGCAATCATTCCTTTATCAAGAGCCCATTTAGGAATAGAAGTATCTCTAAATGATCCTCCAACAAAGTCATGTATATCAAATAATGTTGGATCGTATTTTACTTTTAAGTTATTATAAATTCTTGTTTCTAATTCAAGTAATAAATCATCTCTAAAGTCGTCATAAGCTACAAATATACTTCCGTCGTGTCCTCTAATTACGTTTTGATCAACACCATATGTGTTGTCTACAAACTTAACAGGAATGTACGCAGGATATAATCCTAACTTAGTTGGAGTTTCAGGAATATATGATCCATCTGTATTTTCGTATTCGTATATTGTAATAATATCATTTATAGTATTATCTGCTAAAAATTTTACAAAGCCTTCAAATCCTGTTTCAAAGATATAATCTTGTCCTTGTACTAACAATACATCATTACGATATACACTTACTGCTTGATTTGATAATTTAGATAAACTAAACTCTGCTGATAAACTATAATAATCCTGTGAAGCATTAGTAACTGTATGTGTAATTACATTACTAACTCCATGTCCGATCATATCGCTAAAATAAAACGGCATATCATTTGTTTTATTACGATTAAGTTCTTGTATTACTTTATCAAAATGTATTCTAGTTTGACCGTCAAACCCTAAGTTTTCAGCAACTTGTAAAAAAGTTCTTCTAAATTTTCCGTATTCACTTCTAGCATACTTGAGTGCTTTAATAATATTTGCAGTTTTATCTGTTAGATGGTATACTGCAAGATTAGCTAATCCACTATGTTGTGTAAATCTAGTACCATATGCTGATAAGTTTCCTAAGTCTCTTAGATTACTTGTTCCTGGAAAAGATCCAGCCCAGTCATCTCTAAAATCAGTGATACTTTCAACATGGTCGTTTACTTCACCTAATGTAAACGAATCAATATTTTCATTTTTAGGATTATGTTCATAGTTAATTGGAAATTCGTAACTACCATTAGCATTTTTATTTGTAGCACTATCAGTTTTAATTAATAGTGTATCATCTTCAACAAGGTCGTTAACAAATGTAACATATGCTACACCGTTAATTCTATTAATAGTATAATCTGTATTTTCTGTTTTACGCTTATCATTAACATAAACTCTAGTCCAAAGATCGTTTAAGTCTCCACTACGATCATAAACATCAATAGCAAAATCATTAAGTTGAGTACTTACAATATATTGTCTATTAACTAACTGTTTACTTTCTGCATTGCCTTTGGTCCAGCCACTTACATATGTAAATGTTTCTCTATCAGTATATTGACGCAATGTGCCGCTGTCTGATTTTACATTTACTACTGCATTATTTTTTTGGTATGTATGAAAAGTGTTTAATAAGTTGAAATTAAATTCAATGTCGCCAGTATTTTCTAAAGCTCTATAGCTTAACGGAAATCCTAATTCAACATCATTTGTACCTGTACCTTGTTTATAGCTAAAAAGTTTATTACCTACAAACGTTGAACTTGGATAATACAAAGTATCAGAAAAACTATATCCAACACTATCATACAAATCAAACATTGGAGTTTGGTTAGTGGCTGTTTTTTCTTGGCCAATACACCATTTAGTTCCGTTGTAGTACCACATTTTACCTTTGTTAACATTACCAGCTTCAACTAACACTACTTCGTTTAGTAATGGGTCAGTATCATCTACTCTAATTAAACTAATTTGTCTAACATTATTATGAGTAATAAATTTTACTTTAAAAATTTTATTTTTAACAAACGAATCTGTATCAGCTGTAAATAGCAAACGCATTCCGTCTGCAATTTCAACACCGTCAATGTTATAACCTAACGAACCTTCAATAGTACTAAAGACGTCAGTTGTAAATGTATCAATTAAATCTACATTTTCTTTTGCTTCTGTACCAAATTCATGTAATTTAATATTTTCATTAAATTCAATAATAGGACGTTTGGCTCTATTTGTTTGATCAATTTCTGGAACAATGCCATTGATAGTTGCTGTAGTTTCTATTACAGTTTTATGTGTCCATCTATTGTATCTTGCCCACGGATTTAAATCACGACTTGATCTATTCATACAAACGTAATCTTTTGTTCCTGCATAACTGTTTGCATTACTAAAAGGAACTCTATCAAAATTTTCTGAATCAAATGGTACTGGTTTATCTGTAGCATATGTTCCAGGAATTTGTACATTCGCTTCTGAAACTAATTTAATTTTGTCTCCAACACCTTCAACATACCACTCGCCTTGTGCATATTTTGCAGGTGTTACTTCGCCTTGGAAGTATACTTTCATTCCATTGGATAACGAATACCCATTAGACATTACATATTCTTTTTTACCAAGTATTTCGGATTCAACGTCTATTGAACTGTTATCTTCAATATCATAAATCTTAATTAATCCACTAGTATTAATATCGTTACCATTAATATAATACAGCGTGTCTGGAGCATTTATGTCTACTTCAAAAGTAACAGTACCAACGTCAGTTGTTTGTGTACTATCATCAATACCTGTAGTATACAATACTTCAGCATCTAAACTTCTTGCAGTTCTAAATGTTAAAGGCATTCCAGGAGTATTAATTTCGAACGTGTAAGTTTGTCCTCTATATAATTTTAATGAAGGATTTTGTGTCTTACCGTCTGGCGAAAATACATATGCTGTGTTATCAATATTATCTTGGCTAGTAACAGTAAACGTACTAGTAATATCTTTAACTTGGCCAACGATGCCAATGCCGATTGGTCCGTTTGGTAACCAATAGTATTCTCTGTAGTTAGTAAACTTGTCCCAATTAATGTGTGGGTTCCAAGCATAATATTCTTGTTTATTTAAAACACTATCATTATCAACTGTGCCGTTAAATGCTTTAATTTGATTTTTAAAATCGTTATAATCTTTGTAAAAATTAACATTACCTAATTCGTCTTGAATAAGTGTTGCAGGTTCAAATTGATAATTTTCTCTATCAGTTGATGTATCTGATACATAATTATCAGAAGCAATTCTAGCTTTTGCAATACGTCTTCCATAGTATGCTGAAATCTTTTCAGCAACTCCTGGATTTAAAAGTTGATCAAGTGTAGCACTAAGAAACTTTTTATTTGATTCGGTTCTAAAATACTTAGGTAAGTGGTCAACACTAGCTCTCTTATTCTGATTGGCTCCTACTGGAAGAGCATTATCAGATTGATTGTCGTTAAAAGCCATTTAGCTTATCCCCTTAATAAGATGTACTACTATACGTAGTGCCACTTGTAATTCCGTTAGTAGTGTTAGAATTTGTTGCTGTTACAACATTTCCTGTCGCTTGTATTCTACTGGCAGTGATTGCGTCAATAACTTGTACATCGTCAACTGTTGCTCCACTAATAAAAATTTCATTTGCTTCACCGCGTATTTCAAACAAACTACCAAATGTCTGTGACGATTGTTTAGGAACAATAATTAAACTTACTAAGTCTGGAGACACTTGATTCATCACGTATGTGCTTAATTCTGTAAAGTAAAATGTATCACCAAAGTCCCAATTTTCTAATGCAAAAAATTGATTGATTGCAGTAATAACTTTTGATTTAATATCGTTGTCATTAACAACTTGTTCTGGGTTTTTTACAATCTTAAATGTAGCCTGCATATTTGATTCTGCTTTTGTTCCAAACAGTACTTTGTACTTAACCGGATGATAAATCACTTCGTCACTAATTGACTTGATTTTATTAATTTCTCCACCATAGCTGTTAAACAAGTTATCACTACTTGGAGGCAGTGGTAAAGTTGCTGTTACGCCATTTAAATACTGCCTAAATGCTGTGTCATATGTTTTTGTTAACAAATAGCAATCGTTGATATTAGTACTACTTGGATCAATACGAGCGTCATCATCTGCTGTATGAACGTAATGGAATTTTAATTTATCACGACCTGTAAATGCTTTATAATCAGTAGTTTGTGTTAATAGTCCTGTAACATTGTTGTACACTTTAAATACGTCTGTGTTTGCAACATAAAATACTTTACCGTTTGGCATTCCTGAAGTTTGAATAAAACTATCATTAGTTACTACGCTAATATTTTCAATGTCATTGTCAACATATTTAAAATCTTCAATGTTGTCTGATGTAACGTATTTCTTTAAGAAAACAAACTTTGAATTAACATTAACAGTTGGTGCAATTAATTCATTAAATGTATCAGGATCATCAACTACTGAATCATCATCTGTGTCGTAAAATCCTACTTCAACTTTTTTACTGTCAATATATCCTTCAGGGTCTCTGTATTCTTTTGTAATTTGCCAAGGATAATCAATAGTAAATGGTGTTACGCCATCTGGTGTGGTATTAATTGATAACACTGAAATTTTATCTTTAACAATTTGTCCTGTCTTGTTATCGTAAATTTTTTGTTCGCTGTCATAGAAGAATTTAATTTCTTCGTTGCTTTCAAAAATATATCTTAGCCCTCTATAACTAATAGTATACTGCGATCCGTCTGTTTCAAATAATAGTAACCAACTTGCATCTAACTGTTGGTTAGTAATATCACCAGTTTTACCTGTACTAAAGTTACTTGTAATGTCTAAGTTATTTTCTGTAATTAAACGCCATTGTCTTAGATTAGTATCGTATCTTAAACCAAATGTTTTGTATGCAAATACTTGGTCAATTAATTGAGTTTTTACATCAGCAACAAGTGCTTTACTAAACTTTGGTCTAATTTCGTTAAGTATTGCTCCTGTTGGAATAACATCATTAAACACAATAGGGCCGCTACCGTCAGTTTGATTAGATCTTCCATCACCAAACACACTCACTACCTTAGTCCATATGTAACGCTTTGTCCCTGCCGGTAAAACATTGCCGGTTCCTAATGTTCCATCTTTAGCAAAATACTGTCCTGTTGGTGCAACAAATTTAACTAAACTTCCTGATTCAATAAAACGTAATCCACTACCTGTAAATGATCCAACTTGATATGTAGAGCCAACTGAATCTAAAAACTGGCCTGTACTGTAATTTGTTGCATTTGAAACTTGCGACCAACTTGCTTGTAAATCAGCAACTAAAACCTTTGGAAAATTATCTAGATAATAATTAATAACTGAATTTTTTGATAGTATTGGAGTAACTACATTTTCAATAGTTCCTTCAACGTCAGTTCTAGTACTAAACGTAAACACTTCTTTACTGTTAATTAATTCTTTATATAATAATCCATCTGTTCCAAACAAACTAGTATTTGAATATTTTCCTGTAGAATCTAAAAGATCGTAATATCTACTAATACCACTTGCAGATCTATTAACAGTTTTCACTTTAATAATTTCTTGGCTAATTCCTAATGGTGCTACTTGATAGTCTTCTCCTGTTACCATACGATTCTGTGTATAATATGTAGAAGGAGCATTTGCTCTAATACTTGCATTTGACTCACTTATGCTTGAGTTGTCAACTGTGTATTTTAAAGAAAATACTAAATTCAATGTTGCATCATTTCCTGATTTTGCAATATAAGGAACTGTTACAGAAATATTTGTTAAGTCTTTTGGAACAATATTAAAACTGTCATTTGCACTAGTTCTGTAAAAGGCTTTAAACGAGCCTTTAGGAAGGTTACCAAATGTTCCGTCACTAAAGATCATGTCAATTGAGTCTTGTGTTTTTGTTAACACAGCATAAATGTTTCTTTGATCTTTTCTTGTACTATTATAAACAATATTGTTACCTTCAACAGCATCAACTTTTGTCCACAATACGTCCTCTGCTCCAATTGAGTTTAACTTGTACAACCAAACATCGTCATTGTTAACATTTGTTGCTTCAATACTTACTGTTTGGTTAGTACTTGGAGTATCAATATTAAACGTTCCGCTATCAAGTGTACCTTGACGGAAGTGTGCAAAAAATCCTGAGTTAGTTGATCCTGGACCTCTGCCGTCATCTCTATAAAGAAATCCTAAACTGTTTCCTGGAAACGGTGCTTCTTCAGAAATAACTCCGTTATTAACATCTGTACTAACAAGTTGAAACTGTAGACTTCTACCATCAACATTTTTACTAAAAGTATAAACCGGTACATCAGTGTTTGATGCATTAAATCTGTATTGATCTGTTGGAACGCCTTCAACACTATCTTTTTTAATTGGTTTGCCAATCTGCGAATTTATTGGTAGAGCGGCGTTTAACACTCTTTCAAACTGTTCTCTCCAATTAGAGTTACTAGGGTCGTTCCAAATAATTGATTGGTTAGCTAAATTTGATCCGTTACTATCAACAATGTCTTCTGATGTTGATACAGTTTCTAATTTAAGCAATCCGTTGGCCGCTTTGTTACGTTTAGGATTGTAAGAAAGTAAACGTGCTAAACGTAGAATACTTTCTCTACGTGATGCAAGTTCTAAAAAGTTTTCTCTTGAATTTAAGTCTACTCTAAAAGCAAGGTTTTGTCCTAAGAAAGCAATTAGGTCAATTAGTGCTAGGTATTCGCTTGATTCAATGTAATCATTAAAGTCCTCAGGATAATTTTCTCTAAGGTAGTTAATCATTGTTCTGCGTAAGTTGTCAAAATCATATGATTTGAACTCAGCATTACGGAAAGACTGATACACCTTGGCCCAATCTTCTGCTATTAATAACCTATTTTGTCTATCTGTTGCCGCCATTTATTTGCTTTCCTTAGTATAGTAGTATTTATTGTATTGTGTTAAGTATGTACTTAATTCACTCCCGCGTTTTCGTCAAATGTCAAACGCATTTTTTCACTGATATTATAAGGCAAATATGTCAATTCGCAGTCTATAATAATACCACTTTCGTATGTGTCAATGACAATTTGATTTACAATGACTCTTGGGTCCGAATTTACTATCCTTTTAACGTTTTCAGCTATTGCTTCTTCCATTGATGGTGTTAGCGGTTCAAACAATGCGTCCCAAATGATTGTTCCAAACTCGGGATTTTCTAATTTTTCGCCTTGGCGTATATGGAAGTGATTAAGTAAATCTTGTTTAATCAGTCCAATGTCATACAACGTTTTACTGTTGTTCTCTGGATTAACAGTACTAAGGCCTCTATAAGCACGATTAGTGGTTGTAGGATTTGCAGGACTTTTTACTGTATTAACTGTTACATTTTTATATAATTCACTTGCCATAACACTATTTACCTTAAGTTTTAATCGCCAGCTTTACTTGCTTTTGTAAAGGCATCTGGTAATCTTGGGGTTGGTTCATCATTTTTAGTTGTAAAATTATTGTCTCTATCTGTAGCAAACGGTCGGTGTGCTACCGGATTTAAGTTTTCGTGCCACGGCCATGGTTCGTGTTGCGGAACTCTTTGAGTTAATACTCCAAACGTTTCGCCCGGAACTATGTGGGTATTCAACGCACTAACTTTAGCGGCTTCTCCGGCGGCTGGACCATTCATATGGATTATTGCCGCTGTTTCTGTATGATTTCCTCCACTGAGTATATCAGTAGTTGTACCTGCTGTAAATTTGTTTGCACTACCTGTGTTTAGATCAAAGTTAGTTGATGTTGTAATTTTACCATTGGCTCCGATTAAAATATTAGTATCTGCAGAAGATTCTATTTGTATTTTGCCAACTGCTGATTTAGAAGTTTGATCATGATCGCCACTTGCTTTTAAGTATAGATTTGCACCTGCTTCAATAGTAATGTTACGATTTGCTGTAAAGTTGAAATCATTTTTACTATGCATACTAATACTATCTTCAGCATAAATGTCAATTTTGCCATCACTAGTTAATTCTACCCAAGCAGTTCCTCTAGCATTAGCTATGTAAATTAAATCTTCTGAATTATGTAAAAGTATTTGATGTCCTGTTCTTGTACGCACACGAAATAATTCGTTATGTGGAATTGTTGGTTTGCCATCTAACTCGTGTTGCATTACGTCTGCATAATCTGGTGGACCATCTTTTGCTTCTGTTCTTCTTAAAAATTTATCGTCACCGTCGTCTGCTACTAATGACGTTCCACCTAGTCGTGATTTATGAACTTCAACAAACGATTCGTTTGTGCCAACTCTTGATTTTGGTGCACCTGGTCTTTTATCTATTGGTCCGGGTGTGTTAAATCCAAATACTGCACTTGGTATTTCTCTCCTTGCACTTGAAGATGTGATCCCGCGGAATTCGTCAAAGATTAATCCTTGGTTAATTAACCCGTTGGTCATTTCTTCTTGGAACGGTTTTAAAAATCTAGTTGGGTCTTGGCCTACTCCTGGTTCATTTTCTTTGTTATATTCAGATACAGGTAACTTTGCTCCCTGCATTTTTTCAGGTTCAGTTTTAGTAGTAAATGATGTTGCGGCATTTCCTGGAACAGCAAAGTTCATATAGCTGTCATGCACACACCCTAGCCAAAAGCATTGGTTAGGATTTCCTTCTGCAAATATTACAAGAACTTGTGTTCCAATATCAGGCGGAATCATCCAAAAACCATATGACTGTTGTGTATCTTTATAACTGTCATTTTTGGTTACTCCGTTTCTTGGAGTTTGTCCTGAAAAGGGTGACAAGTATCTTGCTTGGTACATTGATCCTTCTGAAAAGTTAGGGTTACCTGTTGTAGTTGTTTTAAGTAATTGTACTTGCAACCCACCCATATAGTGAGCATCAACAAAGCTAACAACCTTAGCTAGATAAGGCCCTGGAAACATTACCGGAGCGTTGTCTTTTGAAACTTGATCTAAATTTGGATTTTTGTTTATCATGCTGTCCTACTATTTCCAGGTTGATCATTCTTTGAATTGGTTTCGCTGGCTTCTACCGGAGGTTTGTTTTCTGCGTCTTTGTTTTTAAAATCTAATTCAGCTTGAGCATTTAATCTTAACAATGTCAGTGTTTGTTTAAACTGTCCACTTTGAAAACTGTGGTCGCATTGAGTAACTTTATACACCCCACTAAACTGTCTAATTACAATTCCATTTTTTTCATTTGAAACTGTTGGAAATTCAATAGTTGAGCTGTTAGCAGAATAATCATATGGAGTTTTAAAAAATAGTTGTATAAACTGTTGAGATCGTACATGGTCAATATGACCGTTTTCGTCTGCATACCAAGTTGACCCTGCCGCCGACATATAATTACCTGTTCCACTATCACTTAAAAAATATGGGTCTCCCATAATAGTTAATTCTACTTTAGCTAAATCTACCGAACTGTAAACTAGTGCTTTATGGAATGTTCGTGCAATTACTTCTTTAGTGTCTGTAGGAACTGCTCTCATTCCTGAAGTAATAATTTCAATATCAGAATCAACAATTGACTTTAAAGGAACAAGTGGTTTTTCTTTTTTACCTTCTCCTTCTGTTATAGGCTTAGTGTTATCTTTTTGATTAGCTGTTGCCGCGTCTCCATCGTTTTGTGCGGTGCTAGTATCTGCTCCGCCATCTCGTGGAATAGGTGTTAAGAAACGTGTATTGAATGTAAGATCAAACTCTAATACATCTTTGTTTTTACCTGTATACAAATAATGGTATTCTTTTCGAATATCATTTATGGCAACCTCAGGTGCAATGTCTCCTGGAGACATCCAAGTACTAGCATGTACCTCATACGGTATTACTTTAAAAACGTATATAAATGGCGGGCGGCCTTTCTTTTGTTCTATATCTTTTATAGGAACTTGAAATACCATTGGTAGTATACTGAACCAAGGACGATATCCGTCTTTTAATTTTGTATCTAATAACCCTTTGCCGTACTCACTTGATAATACTACTTCTTCAATAATATTATTAATTTTAGTACCTTTTTCAAATTTAAAAGCACGTTTGTCTTCGGGTATAAAGTTTGCACTCTGCTCCCATACCTTTTTTTCTGGAAAATAAACTTGATTTAATCCGGCACTTGCTGTTGATCCGGATTGTAATTTATCTTTAACTAGTATTGATTTACCAATAGGGTTAATATTTCCTTCTGCTAAACTTTGAGATACGATAGCTTCTCCAAGATCAGATCTTTTTACTGTTACACCTGTAATTCTTTTTAGGAAGTCATCATAATCAATTTGTTGTGAACTTTGACTTTTTCCTGTTGCAGATTCAACTCTTTGTTGAGCTGTCATATCGTCTGTTGCTGAATTTGTTTCTTTAGATCTTGCTAACTTTGCACTTTCTAATGCATTAGCTGGTGGAAATAATATAATATACTGATCAGCAAAAGTGCTTTCATTGCCTTCTTCTCGTTTTAGCAAATGACCATTCATAATCGATGTTAAACTTTGTACGCCGCTTTGTAACATTTCTTGTACATTGCCGCCAATAAGTTGCATGTCTGTTGGAATTTTTTGTACTGAATCAGTGTTAGCACTTCCATTAGAAGAAAGCCAAGTAACTTCGTATACTGTACCAGACGCTGTAACGTTCATAGTAGATTGTGTTATCTTTATTGGTATTTGACGTTTTGCAACACGCTTCATTTGATTGTCAGCAGTATATCCTACAAAATCAATTGTCATTAAAAATGTTGCAAAGGTATAAGACATATGTCCGGCCATTTGTGCCGCAACTTGAAGTGTTTCAAAGAATTGTCCCATGCTATAAGGTTCAGTAACTTCAAATTGTCCTTTGTGCATTTGTGTTGCACGAGTCTGAGCATTAAATCCTATTAGAGATTTCATAGTAAAGTTGTCAATAAAGTATTCAACTCTACCTCCAGCTTTTTCTAAAGACGTCATTGCTTTTCGATTGCCAACGTTTCGTGTTCCACCGCCACTTTTAATAACAACAACTTCAGGCTCTTTGCCAGTTTTCATATATGTGTTATCTGGATCTAATATTTCATCTGTGGTTAAACAATATAGTCCAAACATATAATTCATTGAGTTAAACTCATGAAGTTCGTTTGGTACTAGATCTTTTTGTGTAAGGACTTTTTTTGGTTTTTTACTATTGTTTTGTGCTTTGGTTTCTTCTTTTTCTTTTTCTTTTTTATTATCTGTTGAACTTACTTTGCCGCCAAGAACTTCTTTTTCGGAAACTCGTTTCTTTTCCAAGGCTTCTGCGTCTTTAAATATCTTGTCACGATAGTCCGCCATATTAAACTCCTAGTCTATCAGAAAGTGCAGAAGCGTTAGGTAGATAAATTTTAGTTCCAACTTTTATGTCATAGACAGGATCTTTAATAGTATCCATATTACGTTGGGCAAACACCCACCATAACTTTGGACTTCCATATAAGTCATATGCTAGTAGATCTGGTCTATAATTATACTGAGGTTCAATTTCGTATAAGGCGTCATCTGATGATGCCGGTACAGTACGAACTCTAAGTAAGTCCATATACTCACCGCTTTCGTTTTCCGGAGTAGCAAACCATGGACTAGATTGGGAATAGTCTGCCATTAAATAAATCCTCCACCACTTTTAACATAGTCGCCATTGACATATTTTTGTAAACTAAACTGTTCAATTTCGCGCCTACTGTAAATTGGTTGTACTGTAACTGTTATTAAACTTTGTGTTGGTGCCCAACTTACTCCGTCTCTAGTACTTTCTGGAGTTTTATCAGTCTCTTGATCTGACTTTGTTGTAATTGGTGTATTCAATCCTGTTGCAATATAATCAACGTCTTGTGGTAAATCAACTGTGAAGTTAGTAACAACACAAGGGACATTGTTAAAAATAAAATCTCCGTATCCGTTTAATTTAATAACTGGAGGTGGAGCACCTAGTGTATCTCCTTCGCCGCCATAAAACATTTTAGTCACTGAACGTAGATAGTGTAATGCCGCAACCCAATATTTTGCTTCAATTCCGTTTTGTACAAAAAAGTCACCTGTGATAACCAACTGATCCACTTGTGAGTTTTGATACGCATAATACGGATAATTAGTATGTGTAGGAGTAATTGCACTATAGTTTGCCGAGTGTGCTACAATAATTGTAGGCGTATACGGAAAAACTAAACCATTTGTTTTAGCAAGTGGTTGCAATAACGGAGATTTATTGAAAGACTCAAGATTAGGCATACTTAATTTAACACGCCAATCACGGTTGGTTGGTTTGGCAAACGAAACGTTGCCGTCCATATTTCCTAATGGGCCTTTGTCTTTTCCTGGTAAATTTTTACCACGAAGAGCTTTTGCAAAGCCGTCAACGTTGACAAATTCTGAAATAGCATTTGCCGCGTCGGCTACTCCCTTAGTGAAATCAGCGGTAGCATCTTGGACACCACTTTTGATGTTGTTTCCTATTTTCGCAAAATCTATTGACATATTGGCAATCTCCTACAAGTATTTAGTTGACTTTATTAAGTTAGTAGTTTATAATAGAACTATAACCTGGAGAATTCATACATGAGAAAAGTAAATTATTTAAACAACAGAGATTTGTTATTAGAAATACACAAATCTAAAAGTACATTTAGCAGTTTTACAGATGACGCTTATGCACAATTTGACATCATTTTACCTGATGTTGCAAAAATTAATATTAGAACTATAGCAGAAGCTAAAAGAAACCAAGCAAAACGAATCAGTTATGACGAATATACTCGAAGAAAGCTGGCTGGTGAAAAGGTCAAACAAGCTGATACTGAAATAGACTACCGAAAAATAGCTAAAACAGACCTAATTTTCCGTGTTATGACATATGATCACATTCCAGAAGAAAAAGGTAGGAAGAAAAATCCTAAAACAGTAGCAGATACTAAGGTAAAATTAAACTTTCCCCCATTTGTACACTACAAGTTTAACGACAACGACGAATTAGAGCTTGTAGGTAAAAGTCATTGGGAAGGTGGAATGGAGAATGGACATTTTAGTTTATCTGGCGGACAAGCAACTAGAAAACTTGCTATGATGTGGATGAAGCTATGTGAGCGTTATGCTACACGTGGTAATGTAAGAGGTTATACATATAATGACGAAATGCGAGGACAGGCAATCCTACAATTAACACAGATTGGTTTACAGTTTGACGAGTCAAAATCAAATAATCCATTTGCTTATTATACTGCGGCGGTTACAAACTCATTTGTTAGAATTATTAATATTGAAAAACGTAATCAAAATATAAGAGATGACATCCTTGAGATGAACGACATGACGCCATCTTTTACAAGACAGAATCAAGGACAATGGGAAGCCGAATTAGACGCACATAATAAAAAGTATGCATCGTCTTCGACAGTTACTACTATACCCGTTAAAAAATAGGTTGACAGTAAAAACTATATGTTGTACAATAAAGTATGAATCGTGAGGTATAATTTTGTTTAAAAAAGCGGCTGTCTTTACAGACATACACTTTGGACTCAAGTCCAATTCTAAAACACACAATGACGACTGCGAAGAATTTGTAGATTGGTACATTGAACAGGCTCAGGCTAACGGCTGTGAGACTGGCATCTTTATGGGTGACTGGCATCATAATAGAAACAGTTTGAATATTACCACCCTTGATGCTACGCTTCGAGCATTGGAAAAACTTGGTAAGGCATTTGAAAAGTTTTATTTCTTTCCTGGTAACCACGATTTATATTATAAAGATAAAAGAGATTTAAATTCAGTTGCTTTTGGTAAGCATATTGAAGGCATTACAATGGTTAATGAAATAATGACCATTGGTGATAGTACACTTGTTCCTTGGTTAGTAGGCGACGAATGGAAAAAGATTAGTAAAATTAAAAGCAAGTATATATTTGGACACTTTGAACTGCCTAGTTTCTATATGAATGCTATGGTACAGATGCCAGACCACGGAGAACTTAGAGCAGAACATTTCCAACACCAAGAATATGTGTTTAGTGGACACTTTCACAAGCGACAAGTAAAAGGGCCTGTACACTATATTGGAAATGCTTTACCACACAACTATGCAGATGCATGGGATGACGAGCGTGGTATGATGATTTTAGAACATGGCGGTGAACCACAGTATATTAACTGGTGGAACTGTCCTAAGTATCGCACAGTTAAACTTAGCCAACTACTAGATGAGAAAGATACACTTATTAAACCCAAGATGTATTTGAGAGTTACACTAGACTTACCTATTAGTTACGAAGAAGCAAGTTTTATTAAAGAAACATTTATTAAAGAATACGAATGTAGAGAAATTACATTAATTCCTAGTACCAAAGATGACGAGATGAATAGTGAAATTGACATCGCACAGTTTGAAAGTGTTGATGAAATTGTAGCTAAAGAGATTGAAGCAATTGACTCAGACAATTTTGATAGGAAAAAACTGTTAGACATATACAGGGATCTAGGTAGAGATGATTAAAATTAAAGAATTAACAGTCAAAAATTTCATGAGTGTAGGTAATTCTACACAAGGAGTTGACTTTGATAGAGAACAACTAACGTTAGTGCTTGGTGAAAACTTAGATCAAGGAGGTGACGATTCTGGTTCCCGTAACGGTACAGGTAAAACTACGATAATCAACGCATTATCCTACGCCCTGTACGGCCAAGCACTAACTAACATACGCAAAGATAATTTAGTTAACAAAACTAATAACAAAGCGATGTTAGTAACACTCACGTTTGAAAAAGATGGTAGAAATTATCATATTGAACGTGGACGTAAGCCTAATTTGTTAAAATTTAGCATTGATGGTACTGATCAAGAGATTACAGACGAAAGTCAAGGTGATAGTCGCAAGACACAAGAAGATATTAACACACTACTTGGTATGAGTCATGAGATGTTCAAACATATTCTTGCACTTAACACATATACTGAACCGTTTTTATCTTTAAAAAGCAACGATCAACGTGCAATCATTGAACAACTATTAGGTATTACTATATTAAGTGAGAAGGCTGATAAACTTAGAGAGCAATCTAAGATTGTTAAGGACCAACTCACAGAAGAAACTGCTAGACTCACGGCAGTAACAGCAAGTAACGAAAAAATTACAGAAAATATTGATAGATTGCACACTAGACGTAAAGCATGGATCTCTCAAAACAAACAAGACTGTGATAAACTTGCCAAAGCAATTAAAGAATTAGAAAAGTTAGATATTGATGCTGAACTAGAAGCACATGACTTGTTAAGTTCTTGGTCAGAGAAAACAACTAAACACAATAACTTGATCAAAGAACGAGCTACTATTGAACGTGCTTTAGAACAAGCTGACAAGAACATGAAAAAGTCTGGTAAAGAACTAGATGACTTAGAACATGCAAAGTGTTATGCTTGTGGACAAGACTTACATGATGAAAAATTAGAAGAACTTAAAGATAAACTGCAAACCGATTATGGCGATGCACACACATACCTAATTGAGATTGCTGAAAAGTTTGAAAAGGTAGTTAAAAAGATTGAAGACCTTGGTGACGTTGAAAGTAAGCCTAACACATTTTACGAAAATGCCAAAGAAGCATATGAGCATCAACATAATGTTGAAAATTTGAAACTTACGTTGCAGGCAAAACAAGATGAAGTTGACCCTTACCAAGAACAAATTGATGATTTAAAAGAAACTGCTATTCAAGAACTTAACTGGGAAACAGTAAATGAATTGACTAGTACTAAAGAACATCAAGACTTTTTATATAAGTTACTAACAAACAAAGATAGTTTTATTCGTAAGAAGATTATTGAACAAAACTTAGCATACTTAAACAACAGACTTACATATTACTTAGACAAAATAGGGTTACCACATACTGTAGTGTTTAAAAATGACCTAACAGTTGAAATACAACAACTAGGACAGGACTTAGACTTTGATAACTTGAGTAGAGGTGAACGTAACAGACTTATACTTGGTATGAGTTGGTCATTCCGTGATGTGTGGGAAAGTTTATATCAAAACATTAACTTACTATTCATTGATGAGCTTATTGATAGTGGTATGGATACCGCAGGTGTTGAAAGCTCTATTAGTATTCTTAAGAAAATGGCTAGAGAGCGTAGTAAAAACGTTTATCTAATCTCACACAAAGATGAACTAATTGGTAGAGTTACAAATGTACTTAGAGTTGTTAAGGAAAATGGCTTTACTAGTTATGATAACGATATAGAAATACGATAATGACTGACGATACGCATGATTTACTTACTAAGGCTTATATGCAATACTATAAAGCCAATGAAGCGTTTGAAATTCGCAAAAGCGAACGTACTAAACGTGAAGCACGTAGGTGGTTAAGCGAAATTCGTCGTTTGTGCTCTACACGCAGAGTAGAAATCATGGACGACTTTACATCTAACAAGAAGAACCACAATCAAGAGTAATACCCCTAGACACAATGTAAGTAAGTTCATGCAGTGGACTTACAAAAGTAAAAAAATAGACGAACTTCCAACAGATTGCGAAGCATTTGTTTACTTAATCACTAATAAAACTAACAATCGTAAGTACATAGGCAAAAAATTAGCTAAGTTTAAGACAACTAAGCCACCGCTCAAAGGCAGAAAAAACAAAAGACGTGGAACTAAAGAATCAGATTGGAGAGACTATTGGGGCTCCAGTGATAACTTATTAAGAGACGTTGAAGAATTAGGCCAGAAAAATTTCACCAGAGAAATATTATATTATTGTAAAAGCAGAGGCTTAGCAAGTTACTTAGAGGCACGAGAGCAGTTTGAACGCAGAGTACTTGAAACAGATGATTACTACAACGGAATCATTAATGTTAGAGTTGGCGGATCAAAGATTCTTAAAGAAGAATTACGCAAATTATAGGCAAACATAGCAACATTGTTTGGTCGAGGTAGCTCGACTCACTTTGAACTTGTGAGAAATACACCGGTGGACTAGTGCGTTGCAAGGACAATACTAACTTAGGTATAAAAGATCGTGGCTCTGTGAAAAAGATACAACCACAAAGTAAGTAATTTCGACTATTAGGGATTAACTGCTTTCCGCGTATTATGCGAATGCTGAAGTAGGGGGTATGCGGTACGCCGCCTCCGTGTAATTATATTACAATCTTCTTTAATAGATTGTGGCGATGCTCACTCAGATAATGTAGGAGTAGTCATTTTTTTTAATTCGTCCGGCAACGGGCGAATTGTGGCTCAACTATCTAGATAATGCTAAAGTGCTTCGCACTTATTATTAAGTATAATTATTCCTTATTAAGATTAAAAGATATAAGTGTTTGAGCGATAGCGAAAAACAACAAGTACGCAGTACTTGTTCCTAATTATGTTTATAGAGTATCCATAATAACACAATAGTCAAAATCACAAAGTAAAATATAGGCGAACACATGTGGATTATTTAGTGTAGATCAGGATCTCTTCCAAAACCAGACTTTACAAGACTAACATTGATAGTATCGATTTCGAATGTATTATGAGGAGATTGAAGTTTAAACATCTCAACGGCTTGTGTTGCTTCATCCATACTATTAAGTGTTGCAACTACTTCGCCGTTAGACGATATAACATAACGTATAACCATATTGTTTATTTAATGAGGATTTAGAACTAATTAAGTATAAATATATTATACAAAGGAGTTTGCTATGAAAATCAATCAAATAGTTACAGAAACAACAGTCTCTGAGGCTCCTGGCGGAAGTGCCCTAGGTAACCTAGCAAGAAAAGCTGGCGCAAAAGTAGCGGGCGCCGTTGGCGCTAAAGGCACAGCGGCTGGCATGTCAGGTAAAGTAGATCAAAACGCCAGAGCAAAAGAGATATTCACACAATATAGAGGCTATATGGGTCAAACTGGTGGTAATGCTAAACAACCAACAGCAGATCAAGTTATGGACTTTTTACAAAAACAAAAACTTCCAACAAAGCGTATGCAAGGTGTACAAGGACAAATGACTCCTAAACAAGTAGACGATTTGTTACAAGGAATTGCACAAGATTCTTTCAAAGGTGCGGCAGGACAAGCGGCAACTGCAAGTAGTCCAGCTAGTTTAGGTGATAAATTTGGATCAGCAAGTGCCCAAGGAGGAATTCCTGCAGATTTACAAAAAGAAATTGATGCACTTAGTCCTCAGGACAAAGCAGAATTAGCAAAACTACTCTAAGGACTGACTGATGAAACTCAACGAAGTAATTACAAGTAAAACCCAAACAATTTTAAACGAGGGTTGGCAAGATCTAAACGAAGCACAACAAAATTATCTAACACGCTTTGAATTAGAGCTTTGGCCACTAGTTGAGTCTTATGCAAAACTAGCAGAAGCAGAATTAACATCAGATCAAATACAAGCAATCTTCAAAGGCGCTGAAGAAACAGCAATGGCCAGTGGAGATAACAAAACTGCACTTGGTAAAGCAGGTTCAGCAGTTGGAGCGGCGGCTAAATTACCCGTTGACCTAGCTAAAAAAGTTGATGCAAAGATTAATGAGCTGGGCAAACTAGCACAAAACGCAGGCCCAATTAAAAATGCTGATGCAAAGTTTGAAGAACTTAAAAAGAAAATTGGATCAAGTGACGGTAAAATTGTTGCAGGTGTAAAAGCTGTCAGTGATTGGGCAAAAGCAAATCCAGGTAAGGCTTCATTAGCAGTTGGTATTTTAACAACTGTTGCGGCCTTTGCAGGCGGACCATTAGGTGGTGCGGCCGCAGGTTTAGTACTGCGTTCAACAAAAGATCTATTACAAGGTGAAAAACTTTCAACAGCAGTTGGTAAGTCAGTTAAAACAGCGGCATATGGTGCTCTTGCTGGTTTGGCAATTCAAGGGCTAACTGATAATATGGTTGATAACATTGCAACGGGCAGTGAAGCAGAAGCAGACGCTATGATGGATGCTTTTGAAAAAGCCAACTTTACTGCGGCAGTAGATGGTGCAGTAGCAGATGCAGGTTTTGATGCAGGTGTACTTGACGGTGCACGTAATTTAAAAATGTCTGGTAACATCAACGGCTTCTTTTACAATTATGATTTAACTATGACTGCTGATCAAGTTGCACAATATAAAGCACTATCAGATGCGGCATCAAATGCAAAAGTTTTTAGTCCTGAATATTACGAAGCGGCAGGTAAGTTGCACGGATTTATGTCAACAACACAACAAGCAAACGCAGACCTAACTGCACTTGCAAAAACTATAGCAGACATTCCTAAAGATGCACTAACAGGTGATCAACTGGATGCGGCTATTGCTGTGCTTGACAATGCTGACAAAGCAATTGAAACATTAAGTGGCGCCGGTGGCGCAATTGGTGCGGCGGCACAAGGTGCTCTACAAACTGTTGACGACAACAACAAAGAAATGCACAAAGTCAAACCAATTGATCCTAAAGAAAAAGAACAACTTGAATTAGATCTACAAGGTGGTGGCGAAGCAAAAGCAGAATCAATTGATTATGAAACTGCATTTAACGAATACTTACAAGAAGCAGAACCTGCACAAGGTGAACTACCATTAAACAATCCTAACACACTTGGTGCTAAACTAAAACGTGGTGTAGGCAAAGTTGCAAGTAGAGCCGCAGGTGCAGTTGCTCAAGGTGCTAAAAGTGCAGTTGGTGCAGTTAAGCAAGGTGCCAAAGATGTAGGTAATAAAGTTACTGCTAACAAACTTAATAAAGATTGGAAGAAGATGGGCGAACCAACTGATTCTGGTAGCATTGTAAATATATTATCAGGTGCAGGGTTAACTAATGATCAGATAAGCAGTATTGCAGGATCAACACAAGCACCAATTAGTCCAGATGAAGTAACTAAAGCACCTACAGATGGTGCCACAGACGCAGATACAGCGTCAACAAGCGGTGATAAAGCTACAGCTACACAAGCACAAGCATCAACTAAAAATGACAAACAAGAGCCATCTAGCTCACCTACTCCGGGCAAAACTCCCCTAAGTTATCCTACAGGTACTCCAGATAAACCAGCAAAAGCAACAGGCGGAGATTATGCAAAGAAACCAAAAGTTCCAGCTTCAGCACAAGCTAAAGCACAAGCTAAACAAGGATCAGCACAAGCTACACCAACACAAAGCAATGTTGCAACACTAGCACAAAAAATTAAAAAGTCTGGTGTAAATGTTGATAGTGTTAAACAAAGTTTAGGTGGAGGAACTGCACAACAGAGTAGCGGAGTTAACTTACCAGATCTAGTAGATAGAATTAGTAAAGCAGGCGTACAAAAACAAGTACGTCAAATGTTAATAGCAAAGTAATAGATCCTACCAAAAAGGTTGACCAGTTTTCTTAGCAGTTTCAAGATTCTCTTTAATAAGTTTAGAAAATATTTCTCTATCTTCGGGACCAACCTGATAGATCTCCTCAAGACTAACGCTACCTCTCATATACCAAACTATACGAGATAGTTCCATCTTGAAATTTTTGGTCTCGTTTTCTAAGTTGTCAACTTCTTTTAGGATATCCTCCAGAGACTGAGAAGCTATCCTTATGCGAAAAAATTTGATTGATCAAATGTTACAGGCATGTCCCATTTTTTAGGAGCACCTGCCGCAATTTCTTCTTCAGTGGATTCAATTTCAATAGGTTTTAAACTAAACTTATTTTTTTGTGTTTCCATATTTTCAACAACGCCAGCATAAAACTTTTTATCTGCGTTTTGAATAAACTGAACAATATGATTTCTATCAGTTACTACATCGTCACCAACTTGAACAGACACTACTCCATCAATAACCATATCAATAGTAATAGCAGTTAAACGTTCAAATGCAGTATTAAAGATTTCTAGTTTCTTTTGTTCATCCATATCGTCTTCTTGGATTACTTGTGCAATACGTTGTTCTTCAAATGTTTTTGTTGCAACTCTAGTAAACTCTTTATAAGTTTGAGGACGCAATTTAATTGTAAACTCGTCAATAGTGATAGTGTCATTAAACTCTACAGCCGCAAATTTGTCTAACACCATTCTTAGGTCAAGACCAAATGATCTTTCTAACCCTTGTGTGTTTGGAACTCTAGTTGTTAGGTCTAATTTTTCACCGTAGGTAGCAATTCTAATAGCAACCAGTACTGTATCAATATCAACAGTAGGCATTGCCCAGGCATTCTTAATGTTAGGAATGCAACTTTGAATTACATCAACAGTTGATTGTCCGTTAAGTAATGCATCAGGAGTTTTGAATGATAATTCATCTCTTGCTGTCATTGCATAAACAGGCAACTCACCGTTTTCTGTTAGTTCTAATGCTCCCTCAGGGTAAAATTGTCCACCACTGGGTAATTTGATATATATTTTAGGTTGCCTAAAATATTTTTGTAGTGGATTCGCTCCACTTCTTTCTATTTCTGGCATGGTTTTTCTCCGGATAAATAATAAGTGTTGTTCATATAGTATATTTATGAACTTCCATTATATAGGTACTTAATAAATGGCAGAAATCACATACAGAGGCGGTCAAATGGACGGAGTTACTAGCAATGCGGCTAGTGAAGCTACTCTCCAACGACTAGTCCAACTAATGGAAAAAGGCAGTACTGGCGGTGGGTCAGCTACTGAAAAAATGGCCAATGCTGTTAAGACCAAAGGTATTGGAATAGCACAAAAAGACAACAAAGCCACACAAGAAGGTACCGAAGCTACCCAAAAACAAACCAAAGCTACTACTAGTCTTACCCAAAAAACTAAAAACTTTGCTAAAACATTAGATAGGTATAGTGGTGGATTATTAAGTGGTGTTGGAAACACTATATCAGCGGTAGGCGGGCTAGGAAAAGAATTAGTAGCCGGTGGCAACAGAATTAGTGATTTTGGACAGCATGTTACAGGACTAGTAAGTCAGTTTCCAATAGTTGGTGGTGTTTTAGGACAATTTGGACAAACTATGTTAAATGTCCTTGACAATCAAATTGACATGTACAGATCACTGTCAAATGGTGGTATTGATTTTGGAGACGATTTATTCTCTATGCAAAGACGTGCCGCTGAAGCAGGATTAAGTATGGCTACACTAGCTGGATCAATCCAAGAAAATTCATCAATGTTAGCACTAGCGTTTGGCGGTGCAACTACAGGTGCTGATAGATTTTCTAAAATTTCAAAATATGTACAGCAATCACAAGCACAGTTTTCAGCATTGGGTATGACAATGGAAGATGTAACTGAATTTACAGCTGACTATATTGAATTACAAAAAGTTCAAGGCCGTTTAGGCACAATGACTGACAGACAGTTAGCTAAAGGCACACAGAATTATATTATGCAACTTGATCAACTTGCTAAAGTTACAGGTATGACAAGAAAGCAAGCCGCAGAAGAATTACAATCACAAGCAACTGATAAAAGATTACAGGCATTAATTTCAAATATGGATGAAGGAGTCAAAACGAATTTACAAAATTCTTTGGCAATGATGAAAAATATGAGTCCAGAAATGAAAGATGCAATGACTGAATTAGTTGCAACTAACGGTGTAGCTCTTACTCCATTTACAGAAGGGTTGTTGCGTACAAATCCACAGTTTGCTGAAATGGCTAGAGGATTACGATCTGGATCAATAACAGCCGATGAGTTTGCCGCACAAACAAACGAGCAAATAGCTCAAGCACAGGCGTTAGTTAAACAAGAAAAAGAAAATATAGGTACATATGCCGCAATGGGTGTAACTGCATATGACGCCGCACTTAGTTTAGCAAAAGCTGGTACAGTAGGTGGTAAACTAAGCGATGCACAGCAGAAACAACTAGATGCAACCACAGCTAAAAATAAAACACTAACAAACTTTGATAGTGCAATAGAGAAAGTACGTAGTAAAATTATGGTTGCGTTACTTGATTCTGGAGTATTTACTAAAGTACAATCAGCAATGTCAAAACTAACAACGTGGTTTGAGAGTGACAAGGTACAAACATCAATTCAAGGATTTACAGATCGATTAGGAATACTAATTGACAACCTTGGAAATATGTTTCAAAATTTCAAAGATGATTGGGGCAAACTTAGTATTGGAGAACTAGTAACAAAATACTTAATTGATCCAATTAGATTTTTGTTTGGAGGTAAGCCTAAGACTAAAGCATCACCAGGCTCACCAGGCGCCGAAGCAGGCGACGATGCAGGTGGCTCAGGTGGAACACTTATGGGATCAATGTTTGAATCATTAGGCCCAATAATTACAAAATTTGAAGAGTGGGGCAAAGCATTAATGTGGGGCGGCATTGGTGCCGCGGCTGTATTACTTGGCGTTGCGGCGGCTATTGGCGCACTAGCAGGTCCAATTAACCTAGCAGTACCAGGTGTACTTGCAATTGGTCTAGCGTTTGCTGGAATTGGAGTAGCTGGATACGGAATTGCCGCATTGATAGATTCGATTACTAGCGGAGTAGGCACACTTGCAGACGGCGTTAAAAAGTTTGAAGGCATGGATGCTAAGAAATTACTTGATGTTGGTAAATCATTAGGGCCATTAACTGATAATATGATGGGACTTGCCAAAGGCGGACTTGTTGCATCGTTTATTAGTGACGGAGCATTAGAAGGATTATCAGATGGTGTTAAATCGTTTGAAGGAATTAATCCAAAAACTATGAGCGACCTAGGCCCAGCATTACAATCTTTACAAAAAGGTGTTAGTGCATTTACAGGTAACGGATTTTTAGACAGCGCCGGTAAATTCTTTAGTAGCTTTTTTGGTAATGATGGCAATTTAGATGTTATGGCTAAAAAACTTGAGGCTTTTGCTGATGTTGATGCCGCTGGACTTAAAAATATTGGAGATGGATTACAAGGTATTGCGGCATATGTTGAAGCTATGGACGATGCCAATTTAAAACAAGTTACCAAAAATATTAAAGAATTAATTAAACAAATAGCCGAATATAACGAAGAATACAAAAACATGGACGCAGAAACCAAAGCATCATTTACCAAAGTATTAAATGTATCAAATGAAAGCCAAGATAAAAGTGCTTCTATGCTAGTTTCGTTAAATAGTACTAACGCACTTATGTTAGAAGAACTTAAAAAACAAACTAGAGGTGGAAAACAGATGAATGATGCATTAGGAGGAGCGGCATAATATGAGCTGGAAACGCTATTTCACACCAGTACCAACGGGGTCTAATCGAGACGGCAGTTATAGTCCATTAGGCGGAAGTTCTAATCAAGGTATGGGTCCTGCTCAAGCAAATTATTCAAGTTACTTGCCAGATGTATATGTAGGTTCTCCAAATCGTGTTGAAAGATACGGGCAATATAACACTATGGACAACGATAGTGAAGTAAATGCCGCATTAGATATCTTAGCAGAATTTACAACACAAAAAAATACTTCAAATAGAAGTCCATTTATTATGGATTTCAAATCAGACGCAACTAACACAGAAGTACAAACACTTAAACTATACTTACAACAGTGGTGTAAAGTACAAAACTTTGAAACAAAAATGTTCCGTATTTTGCGTAATACTTTTAAGTATGGCGATGCATTTTTTATTAGAGATCCAGAAACTAAAAAATGGCACTACATTGATCCTGCAAACGTTACAAAGATTATTGTTAACGAATCAGAAGGTAAAAAACCTGAGCAGTATGTTATTAAAAATGTAAACTTAAACTTTGTTTCCAATGTAGCAACTACACCATTACAAACAAATGGTAATGTTACAGGTGGTGGTGACGGTTATATGACTGGCGGTTCACGTGGAATGACAGGTGCACCTAACCAAGCATTACAAGGTGGGCGTTTTGCAAAAGGCGAATCAGAGTTTGCAGTTGATGCAGAACATATTGTACACCTAAGTTTATCAGAAGGATTAGATAACAACTTTCCATTTGGTAACAGTTTATTAGAAAGTATATTTAAAGTATACAAACAAAAAGAATTATTAGAAGATGCTATTATTATTTACAGAGTGCAAAGAGCACCAGAACGTAGAGTATTCTACGTTGACGTAGGTAATATGCCATCACACTTGGCAATGCAATTTGTTGAACGTGTAAAAACAGACATACACCAAAGACGTATTCCAAGTAGCACAGGTGGAGGAAATAATGTTATTGACTCTAGCTATAACCCATTAAGTATCAACGAAGATTACTTCTTTCCGCAAACAGCAGAAGGACGTGGATCTAAAGTTGAAACATTACCAGGTGGAACTAACCTAGGAGAGATTGATGATCTTAGATATTTTACTAATAAGTTGGTACGCGGTTTGCGTATTCCTAGTTCTTATCTTCCTACAGGGCCTGACGATGGCTCTAGTGCATTCCAAGATGGGCGAGTGGGTACTGCATACATTCAAGAGTTACGCTTCAACACCTATTGCGAAAGACTACAAGGACTTTTAACAGAACAATTTAACCAAGACTTTAAACGCTACCTATTAGAAAAAGGTATTAACATTGACACAGCAATGTTTGATCTAAGAATGCAACCACCACAAAACTTTGCAAGTTACAGACAGTCAGAACTTGACAATGCAAGAGTTGGAACGTTTACACAGATGGCGGCTATACCTTATGTTTCAAATAGATTTGCACTTAAACGTTTCTTAGGACTAAGTGCAGAAGAAGTTGCAGATAACGAAAAGTTATGGCGTCAAGAAAATGATGAAAATATTACACCAGTACCAACAGACGCCGCAGGCGAAATGCGTGGCGCTGGAGTTAGTGCCGCAGGTATGGAAGCAGACCTAGGCGGAATGGAAGATGAAACGGTTGATCCAGATGCACCGGCACCAGAAGATGGCGGCGATGGAACACCACCAGAAACCGTAACAGGCGGAGAAGCTCCTGTTCCAGGCGGAGAGGTATAAATACTAGCATGATACTACGTGAATTATTTTATTTTGACAAAGAAACATTAGAGCCAGTTGAGAATAACTCTTATGATCCCAAATCAGACGATTCAATTATGAAAAAAGACGATACACGTAAAACACGTTTAACCCTACGTCAGATAAACAAAATGAGATTAGCATCTGATTTACACAAAGAGGAGCAGGACAAGGAATTACATTTCGTAAGACAAATGTACGGACTTGCCGCTAACGCAGAACAGGCTGTTTAGTCATGTCAATAGCATTTGTTATTGGAAATGGTACCTCAAGAAAACCTATACAACTAGAACCACTTAAAGCACACGGAACTCTATATGCATGTAATGCAGTTTATAGAACAGGATTAAATCCTGATTATCTTGTTGCTGTAGATACTAAGATGGTTACAGAAATTAACAATTCAAAATATCAATTAGAACACGAAGTGTGGACTAACCCAAACAAATTATTTGAAAAATTTCATAAGTTTAATTACTTTGACGATCCTAAAGGGTGGTCAAGTGGGCCTACAGCATTATGGTTAGCAACTTATGGTAAAGCACACGATCACAACGAAATATACATACTAGGCTTTGACTATGAAGGACTAGAAGGCAAAATTAATAATTTGTTTGCAGATACACAAAATTATAAAAGAAGTACAGATAGTGCTACATACCACGGAAATTGGAGTCGACAGACTGGTATCATAATTCAAAAAAATATACAAAAAAGATATATAAGAGTAGTAGAGAACAAAGATGATTATTGCCCTGATAATTTAAGACCATTGGGCAACTTATCACACATCACAGTAAGTGAATTCATTGAAAAATTCGTGAATTTACAATCTTAATGTAAAATCGGCTCGTTTTGCCCGGTTTAACCACCCTTTTAATGAAAAACCATAAATACAATTGACAGCTTATCGTATCTAAACAACAGGAGGAGAGAAAAATGGCTAATCAAAACAAATTTGAAGCAATGCTTGAAAAGCTAATTGCTGAAGACAAAGCGGGAGCAGAAGAACTGTTTCACGAAATTGTGGTTGAAAAATCACGTGATATTTACGAAAATCTTTTAAAAGATGATGTAGAAGAAGTTGAAGTAGAAGAAGCAACTGACGAAGAAGTTGATGAATCTTCAGATGATGAAGAGACTAATGAAGCAACTGACGAAGAAGTTGATGAATCTTCAGACGACGAAGAAACTAACGAAGCAACTGACGAAGAAGTTGATGAATCTTCAGATGAAGAAGTTGACGAAAACTTTGTAGACGAAATTACACCAGAAGCAGAAGATGACATGGGTGGCGATGCCGCTGATGACATGATGGCAGATATTGCCGCAGACAGCGAAGAAGGTGATGAATCAGATAGCGACGAAGAAGAAATTGAAGACAGAGTTACTGATTTAGAAGACACATTCGATGACCTAAAAGCTGAATTTGATGCTATGATGGCTGATAAAGACGGTGACGAAGATGAAGGCGATGCAGAACCAGAAATGGATATGGACGCTGGAGACGACGAAGGTGATGACGAAGAGGCAGAAGAAGCATTTGCTCCTGAAGCCGATCTTGAAGTAGCACCAGCATTTGAAGGCAAAAAAGATGCCAACACTGAAATGCGTGAGTATGTTGAAAAAGTAACAGCTAATATGGGCGACAATGGTGCAAACACCAAATCTCCAGTAGCTGGCGCTAACGACATGGGTGGAACTGCTAGTAACATTGCACAAGGTGGTGATGAAAAAGGCGGGAAAGCTGACTCGGCTAAAGAAGATAACGCAGGGAACGTTAACGTACCAGGCGGAAAAGCTTCAAAGTCAATGAGTGCTAACTCAAAAGGCCACGGCGCTGAGAAAAAAGGCGCAGGCGAAACAGGAACTGATAGTAAAAGTACTATTGGATCTTAATAGTTAAGGAACTTATAGGTGTTTAATTTAACTGAGACATTGACATTCGACCAAGCAGGTATGGTCGTCGAGACTACTGAAAACAAGAATGGAGGCAAAGATCTTTATCTTAAAGGTATTTGTATCCAGGGCGGTGTAAAAAATGCTAACCAGCGAGTTTACCCTGTTACTGAGATAGGTAGAGCTGTCAAAACTCTCAACGATCAAATCACAGGAGGATATAGTGTTCTTGGAGAAGTTGATCACCCAGAAGGACTTAACATAAACTTAGACCGTGTAAGCCATATGATCACAGATATGTGGATGGATGGACCAAACGGTTATGGCAAAATGAAAGTTTTACCAACACCGATGGGCACCTTAGTTAAAACAATGCTGGAAAGCGGAGTTAAACTAGGTGTTTCATCAAGAGGTAGCGGAAACGTAAGTGAAGACGGTTCCGGTGAAGTAAGTGACTACGAAATCATCACAGTTGATGTTGTAGCACAACCAAGTGCTCCGGGTGCATACCCAACCCCAATATATGAGCATTTACTAAACGCCCGTGGGGGGTATCAGGCACTTAATGTAGCACGAGAAGTCCAAGGCGACGCGAAGGCACAAAAATATTTAAAAGAATCTTTGGTGAATATCATCAAGGGTCTAAGGTAATAAGGAGACCATAATGTTGGAAGCACTGAAATCACTTTTTGAAAACAATGTACTTTCTGAAGAGATTAAAGCTGACATCCAAGAGGCATGGGACAAGCAAGTTAACGAAAATAAACTTGCTGTAACCGCTGAACTTCGCGAAGAGTTTGCTTCAAAGTATGAGCATGATAAGGCTCAGATGATTGAAGCTGTTGACTCACTAGTTAACGACAAACTAAGCGAAGAAATTTCTGAATTTGCTGAAGATAGAAAAGCATTAGCAGAAGCAAGAGCAAAATACGCTGTTGCGATGCGTGAAAACGCAGGTATGCTAAAAGGTTTTGTATTTGATCAGCTAAAGAAGGAAGTTGGAGAACTACATGAAGATCAAAAAGTTGTATCAGAGAAATTTGGAAAACTTGAAGAATTTGTAGTAGAAGCTTTAGCAAAAGAAATTGCAGAGTTCCATCAAGATAAACGTGATTTAGCTGAAACGAAAGTACGTTTAGTACGTGAAGCTAAAGAACACTTAGCAAAAGTTAAAACTACTTTTGTTAAAAGAAGTGCAGAGTTAGTAACTGAAACAGTAAGTAAAGGCCTTAAAAAGGAAATTACAGCACTGAAAGAAGATATTGATTCAGCACGTAAAAACGATTTTGGTCGTAAGATTTTCGAAACGTTTGCAAATGAGTATACTAATAGTTACTTAAATGAAAAATCAGAAACATCTAAGCTAATGAAAGTTGTTGCGTTGAAAGACAAAACAGTTGAAGAAGCAAAAAGTGTAGCTGAACAAGCGAAGAAAGTCATTGCTACAAGAGATGCAGAGATTGCAAAACTTGTAGAAGCGACTAAGAGAAAAGAAGTAATGCACGAATTAACTGGTCCTTTGAGCAAGGATCAACGTGAGATTATGAATGACTTACTGGAAAGTGTACAGACAGACAAATTGAAAAGTTCGTTTGACAAGTATATTACTGCCGTTATTGACGGGAAGACTCCGGAAAAGAAAAAGGCTAAATTGACTGAGTCAGAGGCAAAAGAAATCACAGGCAACAAAGAAACTAACGTTAGTAGTGTAAGCGTCGAATCAACAAATAATATTGTTGACATTAGACGACTTGCAGGATTGAAATAAGGAGAAAATAATGTCAGAACTACTAGAAAGTCGCTGGCAGGATACCAAGGTTGCACTTTTAGAAGGCCTACAAGGCAATAAGAAAGCAATCATGGCAAGCACTCTTGAAAACACACGCAAGTGGTTGAATGAGACTGCTACAGCCGGAAGCACAAGCGCCGGTAATGTTGCAACTCTAAATAGAGTTATCCTACCAGTAATCAGACGTGTCATGCCAACTGTTATCGCCAACGAATTGGTCGGTGTACAGCCTATGACAGGTCCAGTGGGTCAAATCCACACATTAAGAGTACGTTACTCAGATACATCTGATGGTAACGAAGTTGGTGAAGAAGCACTATCACCATTTAAGATCGCGGCGGCTTACTCAGGTAACGCTACTGATGCATCACCAAAAGGATCTGCAACAGCGGCTCTTGAAGGTGCGGCAGGCAAGAGATTGTCAATTCAGATCTTAAAGCAAACAGTCGAAGCAAAAACCAGAAAGCTATCAGCTAGATGGACTTTTGAAGCGGCTCAAGATGCTCAAGCACAGCAAGGCATTGACATCGAAGCAGAAATCATGGCGGCACTAGCCCAAGAGATTACTGCTGAGATCGACCAAGAAGTATTAGCTTCTTTACGTGCATTAGCTGGATCAACTAACAACCAAAACTACGATCAGACTGCTGTTAGCGGTACTGCAACATTCGTTGGTGACGAACATGCGGCTTTAGCTGTAATGATCAACCGTGTTGCTAACGTTATTGCTCAGCGTACACGTCGTGGTGCTGGTAACTACGCAGTGGTATCTCCACAAGCGTTAACTGTACTTCAGAGTGCAACTACTTCAGCGTTCGCAAGAACAACTGAAGGTTCATTCGAAGCACCAACAAACACTAAAATGGTTGGAACATTAAATTCAGCTATGAAAGTTTATGTTGATAGTTACGCGGCAGATGACACAGCGGTACTAGTTGGTTACAAAGGTTCTTCTGAATCAGACGCACCAGCGTTTTACTGCCCATACATTCCATTAATGAGCAGTGGCGTAGTGTTAGATCCAGATAGCTTTGAGCCAGTAGTTAGCTTTATGACTAGATACGGATATGTTGAGTTGTCAAACACAGCATCGTCTCTAGGTAATGCGGCAGACTACTTAGGTACAGTTAGCTTTACATCTACACCTACTTTCTCTTAAGACATAGTCTTAACGGAATAAGATTAAAGGGCGGCATTTATTTGTCGCCCTTTTTTTATGGCCTTTTAATGATTATCTGCATGACTTTTACTTTGTAATATGTTTAAATAATAGTGTGCAAGTTGCACATATTATTAGGAGATTATTATGAAATGGACTAAACCTCAAGCAACAGAAATGCGTTTTGGATTTGAAGTAACCATGTACGTAGCAAACAGATAATAAGTGTTGCTTAAAGAAAGGGGCTTTATGCCTCTTTTTTTGTGACTAAAATTCCATTTTATATATTTTGGTAAACAAAGTGATTGCTCTTTGTTAATAACAATGTTATATTAATTACATAGCAACAAAAGAGTAATTAGCTTTTGTTTGTAGTGCAAGGAAGAGGCCTTTACCAGAAGGGTCGAACTTGACTGTCCAGGGGTGGTACCCAGGCTTGGTAGTAGAAATACGCTGAGTCACATCGCACTAACCCGCGGGGATAGGTTGTACGGTTTAGGAATGGTATTCCGGTCCGTACTTGGAGGTGTACCCAAGTCCTCCCTATTTTGCTATACTTAAATTTAGACTCGCAAAAAGACCTATTATAAGCACCTTTTTTGTCGACCAGCTAAATACATATAACAACTAAACAAAACCAAACTGCTTTATGCAGTTTTTTTTGTGACTAAATACAATTGAGACAAGACAGTAATAAGAACAAGACGCAGTAGAAATAACAACCCTCCCGCCCTAATATTAGATACAAACTTCCTCAAAATAAACACTAACAAGGAAAAACATGAGTAATCAAGGAAAAGTAAAATGGTTCAATGCCACTAAAGGTTTTGGATTTATCGCTACCGAAGACAAAGATATCTTCGTACATATTTCAGCAGTAGAAGCCGCAGGCTTACACTCGTTGAATGAAGGCGATACTGTAGAGTTTGAAACACAGGATGGTCCAAAAGGTCCTTCTGCTATAAACTTATCAGTCAAGTAGTAGAACTACAACTATAGGCCCTCTGTTCGCATTGGGCCTATTTTTTTGACTAAATTTTTCTTATATACCCATAAAAATTACCTGGTTGTTATTATCTGCTACGATAGTATAATAGTATTACTATGAAGAAAAAGATAAGAATAAGTGGAGTAGGAACCGAGTCAGGTAACCATAAGGATGGCAAGCGTTATCCACACGGAAAAAAGAATCCTGACTTGGATAATTTGGAAGCAGGTGACCCTGCAAATAACAAGGAGAAAGGAGATGATCAAGAGGATCAAGTATGGAAAGCAGATGATGTTAGACCACACCATTGGCGGTAACAAGGATAATGTTGTTAACCCTCGCAACACGTTTAAGAAAGAGGACATAATCAAGAGACCTGACGCAGGGCGTTGGAACTTTGATTACATTGCAAAAAACAACTTATGGAGAAATGAAGTATGAGTATTGAAAGAGACGGTGACGGATTCCTCGTGTCAATGAGTGATTGGAGTGAGGAAGTAATGCACTCTATGGCTCGTGAAGATGACAAGACGCTTACCGAAGAACAGGTAAGCCACATTATGTTAGCACGTTCTATGTATGAAGAAACATCAATGGTGCCACGAGTAAAGGACTTTGGTAAAGCATTGGGCATGGATCGCAAAGCAAAAGGCCTGTATGATGCTTGGAAGACCGGTCCAATGAAACAGATTGCCAAGTATGGTGGGCTCCCCAAGCCGACTGGTTGCGTGTGAAACTCCACGATGGACACAAATGGCTTATTACTTTAGTAATAGTGTCATTAGTTATTTTTATATACCCATAAAAATATTCAGTGCTAGATTCTGTCAAAAAGTGCGAAACTAGGTTGACAAATTACTAAATACTTGTATAATAATATTATTGTTTACTAATAGAGTAAACACACAATCGGAAGGCGACCCAAGTAGCGATGCTTAAAGGCTACAGCAAGTCGCCTTTTTTTATGACTAAAATTTGGAGACTATGATGATAGGTACAAGTTGTAATGAAAAGAATTGTCCCGGAGCATTGAGTGTAATGCTTATAGGACTTGTAATGTTTGTAACAGTGATGTTTGGATTTGTTACAGACGCAAACGCGAACGAAGTAGTAGTAACGTTCAATAGGGAATTACCGTTCAAGAGTTACGAGTTTACTCGTACGTTTGAAGACAAGGAGTCATTTGAGATGTGGCTCGCAATGCGTTTAGAAGACAAAGGTTGCGATCCATATCTAACCGATATGAACATTCAGTTTAAACCAAGGAATCCATTAGACTTCCCAGCACAAGAGAAGTAACCAAAAAAAGCACCTTCGGGTGCTTTTTTTGTCACTGTAACAAAACTGTAATCTTCTATTCACTAAATAATTGCGAACAATAATGTTCCAGCAGGGCAACGTTGAGCCTTGTCTTAGTATGTGAGCGCCGTGGTAAAAGCGGCAAGCAGAGGAGAAATAATAATGGACGCACTCACCCTATGGATGGCTGTAGGTTTCCTGTTCGCAGGTTACGCAGTTATCGCAAATGATAGTGTACAGACTCTCGGTACATGGATCGCAAGTAATAACGAAAAATTTAATTGGAAAGCGATGTGGGGAGCGGCTTCGGCTGTTCTACTGTATACACTTTGGTATGGTTGGTATACCAACGGTGGAGATATTAGTTATGGACGACTAAACAAAATACCGTTCCAAGAGATACAATGGTATCACGCAATGGCACCAGGACTATTATTAATACTTACACGAATAGGAGTACCAGTTAGTACTTCTTTTTTAGTATTAAGTGCCTTCGCAAGTACCTTTGTACTAGAGAAGATGCTTATGAAAAGCATGATGGGCTATGCTGTCGCGGCAGTCGCGGCATACATTATTTGGATAGGAGTTACTAAACTACTAGACGAAGCAAAGCCTGTCAAAGAACAACATAAGAAAGCGTGGCGAATAGCACAATGGGTAACAACAGGCTTCCTGTGGTTTACTTGGCTAAGTCATGACATGGCAAATATTGCTGTGTTCCTTCCCAGACAAGTTCCATGGGACCTAATGATCCTAGTGAGCGTTGTGTTTGTTGTAGGACTAGCATTTATGTTTAGAGAGGGTGGTGGTAAGATCCAAAAGATTGTACTAGAAAAACACAACACAAGATATGTGCGTTCAGCAACTATCATTGATGGTGTGTACTGGTTGATCTTATTCTTCTTTAAAGAACTAAACGATATACCTATGTCAACAACGTGGGTGTTTGTAGGACTACTATGTGGACGTGAACTTGCTATGGCAACTATGACAGGCAAGGAAAAGTTTAAGACAGTATTTCCGTTGGTGACCAAAGACTTCTTTAAGATGATGATTGGCTTAGGCGCATCAGTTGGAGTGGTACTTGCTATTCACTACATCATTGTTCCTAATCAAATAGGAATGTAAAACCAGAATAGGCCCAATTATTGGGCCTATTTTTATGACTAAATACTTGTATGAAGGACGAGTACACCACAGTCTTTTACGACCTTGTCCAAGAGACACAGTCGACTACAGGATACGAACTTCCGGTAGAAGTTGAAGCATATGTAGTAATGCTTCTTGCATCTAAAATAGATAAACCAAATTTCCTTCCCGTTGAAAGTTTTGCACAATCTTACCTTGCACTAAAACAACCTTATAGATTAACAGCTAAAGAATTAGGTGACACATGCCTATTTGTAACAAGCGTATTTCCGTCTTACGGACGTCGATACGGCTTAGACAAGCATTACTATAGCAACATAGGAAAGAACAGCTACAGCCTAGTTAAAACAAGTTTAAACGGCCATCTGTTTGAAGTATTAGAAACACAATTTGATTTTGTAAGGGATTTTATTTCATTAACCGTACGAATTGATTAATCAGATAAATACTTGTGTCAATAATCGTGCCGCATGTTGCGGACTTATGCAGAACTGACCCACTGCGTAAACCTAGAACGTTTTAAAGGAGAAAACAAATGGGAAGACCACTAAACAAAAGATATTTTGGCCCACCTACAGCAGGCGGTGACGAAATTAAAGTACAGTTTCACAATGGAACTGGATCAGTAAACGGCTGGATTGTTAAGCAACTTGGAAGTAAAAAATTCCGTTGCACAGACGGTACAGCTACAAAAGATTGTTTCTTAGTTAATAAAGCAAGTGCGGCAGTTGCGGCAGGCGAAATGACTATTACAGTCTTAGACGGAGCAACTCCAAAGCAAGTAACTAAGATTACTGCACACTTGGTACAACTTGAAGGAGCAGGCGATAAGATCAAATGGGACTTCACTGGTACAGGTGCTACTGTTGAAATGGAAGAAGCAGGTGATGATGCTGTTATCGACAACGTTGATGGCGCACCAGATGCTGATGACTTTGAGTCAGACGATCCAGCAGACTAAAGTAGGTAATTATGTGGGGGAGCAATCCCCCACTTTATTAAGGAACAATAAATGAGACAATTAGTAACAGATGGTGATTATACAGTAAAGGTACAAAGTGGCGGAACCGTTACTATTGATACCGGTAATCAAATTGGTCAATTATATCTCACAGGAGATTTAGTTGTTAATGGCCAACAAACTAATGTCACAAGTACAGATTTAAACATTAATGATAACATTATTGTACTCAATGCAGGCGAGCAAGGTGCAGGAGTAACTCTTAATCAATCTGGTGTTAGAATTGAAAGAGGTAGTTTACCTGATACACAAATTTTATTCGACGAAACTATTACTTGGAATGATCCAGTTACGCAAACAATTAAGACAGGTGCATTTACACTAATTGATGAAAGTGGTGGCAACATTGGCTTAAATGTTAGAAGTATTTCAACAGGCGGCGGCGATTTATACTTAATCAATGCAGGCACAGGCGTCATTAGTGTTAGTGGTACTAACAATTATGAAGATCAAATTACAGATGATGATCATATTCCAAACAAAGCATACGTTGACGGTGCAGTTGCAACACAGGTTGCCGCGGCAAACTTTAAAAAACTAAAATCTGGAACTTCTAGTCCTACAGAAATTATAGTTGAAGATTTTGAAGAAACTGGAACAACTAGTAAGTTTATAATTACGGTTGATGGTACAACTAATAATACATTTTTTAAAAATAGATCAGAGTTACACGATTTAAGAATACAAGAGTCAACAATTAGTACTACAGTAAGTGGAGCAGATCTTGTTTTATCAGCGCCAGGAGCAGGTTCAGTAGTAGTTGATGATCAATTACATATACTAGCAACACCTAGTCCAGACGATGCAAATGTTGATCCTACAGCACCAACAGATGGAGCAAAGATTTATGTTAAAGCACCAGGAGTGGGAAAAACAGGAATATATTATGTAAATAGTAGTAATGTAAACGACGAATTAGTAAGTAAAAATAGATCATTACTTTTAAGTATGATTTTTTAAGGAAGCAACAATATGGCAATAGCACAAACAACAATAGGCGCAACAGACACAGTAGTACTAACAGTACCAGCGAATAAATCATATGCTATTACAACTATTATGGTGTGTAATACAGCGGCATATGATGCGGCAGGCACTAATGATACTTCTTTTGATTTACATTTTGTACAGCAATCACAACCTAAGAGTAATACTAATATGGTTGTTAAAGAGATGCCTGTACCAGGTGGAGAAACTTTTACATTTGATAGTGAAAAAGTTATTTTATCAGCAGGAGATTCAGTAACTGTACTAAGTCAAGCACCTTTAAATTTAAGTGTAACAGTTAGTTATTTGGAAGTTTAATATGCGTTTTTTAAAAGCACAAAGTACAAATGCTAGAGGAATCTACGGTAATAAAGATATTCGTAGAGACATCAACGGATTAGTTACTTTAGATAGTAACAATGCTGTAATGATACCAGTTGGTACTACAGCTCAACAACCTTTAAATCCAACTAATGGAATGATGCGTTACAACACTACAACTAATGTGTTTGAAAGTTATGAAGCAGGGTCTTGGGCACCTGTAAGAAGATTTGCTCCAGCTAATATTGTCGTACAATCCGCAGGTAATGGCAACGATGTAGAAACAAAATTTGGTCCACTAAACAACGGCGACAGTTATAATCCAGCGCCAGCGGCCGCACAAAACATTCTTGTAATGGTAGAAAACGTTTTACAAATACCTACAACTAACTATACATTAGAACAAAATCCAAGTGGTTATGCCGCAGGATGGTATGTAGTATTTGGCACACCAGTACCAACAGGAAAACCAGTAACAATCTTCCACAACTTCGACAAGTAAATCCTATAAATATAGTATAGGAGGGCATAATGGCCATTGCGAGAATATCCGGTCCGTTACTAGCATCAAACTTAGTACGTACACAATCCGATCTTAAATTTGAAACTGACCTATTATCTATTGGTTCTAGTAACAATCGTATTGGTGTTAGAACAGATTCCCCTACAGATTTATTACAAATTAACGGACAAATAAAAATTATTGATCCATATGCAACACGCATAACTGGCGGCAATATTGAAATTAATACATTAGGTGCTAGAGCAGTTGTAGGTGATATTAATTTAGACTCACAAGCAAACATTCGTGCTGAAGAACTTAGAACTGAAAATTTAAGATTCAACGACAATCTAATTACTAGTTTGTCAAACAGCGATATTACGTTTGACCCTAATGGTTCAGGCCGCACACATTTTTTAAAAAGTGTTGTACAACTAGGTAATATGCATGCCAATGGCAATATTACTATTAGTGGCAATGTTAGCACAGGTGGAACTTTTAACTTTGGTGATGAAGCAAGTGATACCCTTAATTTTGGTAGTGTAGACTTTAGTCAAGATATAAATCCTAGAAGAACTGAGGACTTATTAAACTTAGGTAGTCCTACTAAAATGTGGAACAATGTTACTGCTGGTAAAGCAGTATTTGGCGATATTGAAATTGATACAGGCGTAATTACAACTAGAAGCTCAGGTAACAATTTAATTATTCGTGCTAGTGGTACAGGCGCAGTTGTTATTGATAATATAAGAGTTTCCGGTGGCGTTCTTTCAACAACATCGGGCGATTTAGTAATTGACCCAGATACAAGTATTGGAATTAGTGCCGCTGGAGCGTTAAATGTTCCTCATGGTACAGAGGCAGAACGCCCAAACACTTATAGAGATGTTAGATATAATACAACAACTAATTTCTTTGAGTTATTTTCAAATGCATATACTCCACTAAAAGGTATATGGAGTGAAGATAGACAAACTTATGTATTAGCAGACAGCAGTAATAGATTTGATTTTTATACTAATGGTGTAACAAATGTTAACATGGGCGTTGATGGATTAACTGCACATAAACTTGTATCACAAGACAGCATTACAATTGACAATGGAACAATTAGTTCAGCAGGAACTAATGATGCAATCAACTTAACAGCAAATGGTACAGGTAGTGTTATTGCAGGAAACTTTAAACTAACCGGTAATACTATTACTAATACACACCCAACTAACAACTTAATACTTAGTAAGACAGGAATATACGGATATATTGAGTTTGATGACACATATGGACTAAGAATACCATATGGATCAACAGCCGCTAGACCTGCTGGACAAGCATTAGGTACCACACGATTCAATACTGGACTGTCATATTTAGAAACTTGGGACGGAACACAATGGGCTAACGTGTCAGGAGCAGGTGATGCAATTACTACAGACTTTATGGAAGAATTAGGGTTTATCTATACGTTAGCACTCGGTTAATTCCAAAATCGATAAATACATATAACATAGTACAAGACCAGTGAGAGGAGAGATACCGATCACCGTGCTGTGGGACATTACTGTGGTCAACCCGCAAAGTAAGGTGGTTGGAGGGACAGGATCCCCGTATTAGGAGAAAAAGGTGGCTGTAGGTCGTATTACTGGTCCGCTTTTGAAGTCAAATCTTCTTCGTAATGGAGTAGACTTAGCTTTTGAAACGGATTTACTTTATTTGGATGTTAACAACAGTCGAGTCGGCATTAAGACTGCATCTCCTCAATACGATTTAGATATTAACGGAACAGCAAGATCAATAGATTTAATTTCATCAGGTACAGCATATGTAGGTGATGTTAGAATTAATGGCAATACAATCAGTACTATTGCAAATACACTTAATCTTACTACAGTTGGATCTGACAAGGTAACAGCATTAAAAACATTTGATGTTGATGATTTACGCTTTGACACCAATGTAATCAGCACAACAGTTTCAAACGCAGATATAGATATCATTCCAGACGGAACTGGTAAAGTAAACGTTACAGGCGATGCATTAGTTACAGGTAATTTAGATGTTACAGGCAATGTTTCAGCAACAGGTGATATTACCATTGGCGGTAATGTTACTATTGGTGATGACGAAAATGATACTATTAATATTGTTGCAGGTATTACAAGTGATTTATTACCATCACAGACAGCAACATACAATTTAGGAACCACAGCTGAAACATGGAACAGTATACACGCTACAAGTGCATACATAGATGATATACAAATTGATACTGGTGTTATTCAAAACACAGTTTCAAATGCTGATTTAGAATTAAGATATGCTGGTAACGGTAGTGTTATTATTGACGATTTTGTACTTAAAGGTAGCAGAATTAGTTCAATAAATGATATCACACTTGCACCATCAACAGGTGTTGTTGACATTGACGGCACAGGATCTATTAGAATACCAGCAGGTACAACTGCACAAAGACCAAGCGTACCGGCTGTAGGTATGATACGCTATAATACAACTACTTCAAAGTTTGAAGGTTACGATGGTAACTGGGTAGTGTTAACTGGTGTATATGACTTAGACGCAGATACATATATTACAGCTGAATTAACTCCAGGAGCAAATGACGATACTATACGTTTTTATGCTGGTGGAACAGAAATTGCTAGTATTACACAAACAGAATTTAATGTTGCTAAACTACAAATTGATAGTATTAGCATTGACGGACAAACAATTAGTACAACAACACCTGATACTGACCTTATTTTAGCACCAAACGGCACTGGTGGTGTACAAATAGACAATATTAATATCAGTGGAAGTACAATAAATAACACTAGTACAGATGCAGTAACAACGTTTAGTAGCACAGGAACTGGCTACTTTGAAATTGCAGGCACAGACGGATTTGTTGTACCAGTTGGAACAGGATCACAAAGACACCCTAGTCCAGTAATTGGTATGATGAGATGGAATACAACTGATGGACGTTTAGAAATATACGATGGCACTCAGTGGGATTCAGTAGCAGGTAGTTCAGGATCAGTTTCGCAAACAGACGCACAAAATATTGCATTAGAATTAGTTTTGAGTATGGGATAAAGATATAAGTTATGGCAACGTTTTTTAAAAATAAAGTAGAAAAAAGTGTAGGAACACAACCTATCACAATACTAACAGTTCCACCGGCAAGTAAAGTTACTGCTATTGGACTGAGTATTGCAAACTTGCTAGACGGTAACACTAGAATTAGTATTCAAGTAAAAGATGATACTAGTGTATTAGGATATTATATTAAAGATGTAATGATTGCACCAAACGCATCATTACGTGCAATTAACGGCGGTGAAAAATTAGTACTGCCAGGAAATAACGAAGTTGTAATAACAGCAGATCAAGATGATGCTGTTGATGTAATTTTAAGTTACGTGGAGATTGTATAATGGTACAGTATGTAGGTCAAGCACCTTTAGAAGGACAAACAGGAGATAGATATTTTTACGCACTTCGTAGAGATGATGATGGTGCATTGTTTGTTGCTAAGGTTGACGTTGCTAGTCCATCAGATTCAATCCAAATGAACAGACCAGGTGGACCAGACGGTAACTTTGCTGACTTCCAAACTGGCGAAGATTTCTTTGAAGGAAGAAATCCTAATCATGTACTAGTTTTTGATAACTTAGTATATGAGCAAATGAGATGGGACGAAAAAAACATTTATTATTATGTTAATGAAGAAGGTGAATTAGTCCTAAGAATTAATACAAAATATACATACGATGAAAATGCATCAGCTGATCATTTACCGTTTGGAACTAACCCGACAGGATACTCAGGATAATGGCTGAATTTAATCTAGCACGAATAAGATATACTTGGAAAAACGTTTGGCTTGCAGGCGCAACATATATCAAAGATGATATTATTAGACATGGCGGTAACGTTTATGTTTGTATGGTTGGTCACTTATCAGATCAAACTAGTTTTGAAACAGATTTAACTGCGGCAACACCTAAATGGTTGCTGATGGCAGACGGTCGCCAATGGAGAGGCAATTGGCAAATTGAAACTAGATATAGAATTAACGATTTAGTCAAATATAATGGTGTAATTTATCGTGTAACTGACGAACACGTTTCAGGAAGTAGTGCTACAGATGGTATTACAGATGATGTTGATAAACTTTTAGCATATGCATCAACGCCTAATTGGTCCGCACAATGGTCAGCATTAACAAGATATAGAATTGGTGACGTTGTACGTTACGGTGGAATTGTTTACAAAGCTATTCAAGAACATACTTCTAGTTCTACTATTGCTGGACTTGAACAAGACCAAGACAAATGGGAAACTGTATTTCAAGGTAATAATTATAGAATTGACTGGGCTCCTAATACAAGATACAAAGATGACGATGTTGTAAAATATGGTGCTATTGTTTATAGATGTAATGAAGGACATACCTCTGCAGAAACTGCACTTTTAGGATTAGAAGACGATCTTACTAAATGGGACGTTGTACTACACGGAATTGAGTACACAGGGTTTTGGCAAGACAACGGCGACTCTTCAGGAACAAGATATAAAGTTGGTGATTTAGTTAGATACGGACCATCAATGTGGAGATGTAAAGAATTTCATGCATCATTAGCAACATTTGACGAAAGTAAATTTGATCTTTGGTTACCAGGATTAGGATTTGAAGCAGAGTGGAGTAATTCTACAAGTTACCAACCAGGTGACATTGTACGTTATGGTGGATATACCTATACATCAATGACAAACAACTTAGGTAGTCCTCCAAGTGTAACTGGTGTTTTCTACGAAGGTGAAAGTTTACAAGGATTATATGATTGGGAATTAGTAATTACCGGTTATGCAATGAAGGGCGAATGGTCAGCTTCAACAGCATACAAAACAGGTGAAGTAGTTAGAAACGGTGGCTTTGTTTATATTGCTGTACAAGACAGTCTTAACCAAAAACCAGATGCATTAGATCCTGAAAGCGAAGGATACTACGATCCAGGTGAGACTAGAAGTTTAAACGGTAGTGTTTCAATGTATTGGCAGTTAGTAATAACTGGAGTAGCATACAGAGGTGAATGGATTGAAACAGCTGATTATGTATTAGGTGATATTGTAGTTCAAGCAGGTACTACTTGGAAATGTATTCAAGCACACGAAGCTGACGATTCATCATTGGTTGAACCAGCACTAGATTCTACAAATAGTTACTGGGTTAAACATATTCAAGGTGCTCCTGGCAACGTAATGGAATACAGAGGTGATCTTAGAACACACAACGGAACTACTCACGAAAGACTTGCTATTGGTAATAGTGGAGATGCAATAAAAGTTATTGACGATTCCGCACAATGGGAAGCATTAGGACAAGTAGCTAAAGTATTCTATGTTGCAACTTCGGGCCATGATGTGTCTGGTGCTGGATTAGCACCAACAAGTCCGTTTAGAACAATTAAATATGCCACACAATATATTTTAGCAGATCAAGCTAATAGAGCACCAGCAACAATTTTTGTTAGCACAGGGATTTACGAAGAAGTTCTTCCTATTAAAGTTCCAGCAGGCGTTGCTGTTGTTGGCGACGAATTAAGAAGTACTACAGTTAGACCAAAAGAAGGTTCTGAAAGTCAAGATATGTTCCAAGTTAGAAATGGTTGTGGAATTAGAAATATGACTCTTGAAGGACTAACAGGTACACTAGGAACTCCAGATACTTATGGAGCACAAGTTCCAGCAAGTGGAGCATTTGTTGCACTTGATCCAGGTTCAGGACCAGGCGACTCAAGTGTGTGGATTACATCTAAATCAACATATGTACAAAACGTAACAACTATTGGTACTGCTTGTGTTGGATTAAAAATTGACGGTGCTTTGCACAACAGCGGAAACAAATCAATTGTTGCTAACGACTTTACACAAGTTATTAGTGATGGTATTGGTGTATGGGCTAACAAAGACGGTAGAGCAGAGCTTGTATCTGTGTTTACATATTATTGTCATATTGGTTATTATTGTACAGCAGGTGGAAAGCTACGTGCTACTAATGGTAACAACTCATACGGAAAATATGGATCGTTTGCTGAAGGAGAATTAGTAAGTGAAACTCCAATTACAGCAACTATTAACAACAGATATTATAATGCAAAAGCACCAACAGTTTACAGTAACGCTAACCAAATTTTTGCACTAGGATTTACACACGCAGGTGAAGAATATACTAATGCAAACTTTGCAATTACAGGTTCAGGTAGTGGTGTTGGAGTTGATAATACATCAACAGATGTAAGAAACGGTGCAATTAGTGAAGTTAGATTACTTGATCCAGGTGATTCAAGTACACCAGGTGGTAGAGGACATATTACAGGTATAAGAAACTCTGCACAAGGCGGTGATAGTATTTCAATTACTATTGCACAGTCAGATAACAACGGACCAGAATATTATGTTGGTAGAGCAATAACAGCGATTACAGGATTACCGGGTGCAAATCCAGGTTGGGTTGGTAACGTTCTTGATGCTCCGTACACATATACAGGAGTTACTGCAACATCAGATAACCCGTTTGCAAAAGATACTGTAGGTACGTTTACAATTACTATTGACGGTACAGGAACTCCAACTGTTACAATTACAAACGGTGGCCACAGTCATAGAGTTGGCGACACTATTACTATACTTGATAGTGACATTGGTAATTTTGGCGGCGGAAACTTAACTTTTCAAGTAAACGCAATTAGCGAATCAATGAAGATTATCATTGAAGAAGGTGAAGGCGTTGGACAGTTTGGAATAATTGACGAATACTTTACTACAACTAAAAAGATTAATGTACTACGCGAGTCAGATGGCAAACGTGGTTGGGACCATTTAGTTCCAGGTTGGCCAATTACAACAACACTAGACGGATCAACAACTTATAGAATTGAATCAAGAATGGAAGTTGAAGCTCCTCCATATGCAGAAGAAGGTTTTGCTACAGGATACGGAGCAACTGCTTGGCAGGATTGTTTCTCAGCAACAGGAACAACAATGGTTGCATTTCCTTCAACAGGAGATGACAAAGCTATTTACAGTAACGAAGCAGGCGATCAATGGACAGCGGCGATCATTGATGCTGACTTTGTAAGACCAAATTGTATTGTCAAATGTAAAGGTAAATTAAAATACTTTATTGCACTAGGCAATGGTAGCAAAGCTAACTTGTCAACTGCTGGTACAGCATGGGGTTCAACAGCATACTCTATTAATGCACACAACTATGTAAGTATAGTTGAAGGATCATATTCAACAACTTCGCACACAGTTATAGCAATAGCAGACGATAGTGATGAAATTGCAATTACTACAACAGACGGAACTGCTTGGACTTATACTAATACAGGATTTGGAACAGGACAAAAATTCTTAGCTTACGGAAATGGCAAATGGATGATTGTCAAAGAAGACGGAACCGCTATTGAAAGTATTAACGATGGCCAAAGTTGGACTACTGCAACTAGAGTTTGTCCAACAACATATAACGTAACAGGGTTTGCATTTGGTAATGGAAGATTTGTAGCGGCATGTCAACCAAACGGAACTGCTACATTTGTATTTGATCCTTCAACTACAATGATTAATTCCGTAGCAGGTACTACTAGTGCTTCGTTTGGATTAAACAGTACATTCTACATTAGCTTTACAGCCAAAGACACTGGAGCATTAAACTCAGAATGGTTAATTGTTTCAGATCCAAACTTTATTGGAACACGAGTATTTGGTCTTGCATATAGTGATGGATTGTTTATGGCAATCAGTGTGCAAGGAGATATTTTATACGGTGATGGTGGTCATGTTTGGAATAGTAAACCTGCTATACCTTTATTAAATGCACAAAACTATAGACCAAAGATTAGTCCAATGACACTAACAAGTGGACCAAGATTTATGATTAGTCCTGCAACGGCAACAGCAAACTTAGCGGCAATTAAATATGGTGCTAAAGCAAAAATGAGAGCGTTCCCTGTAACAACAGGACGCATTGAATCATTTACAATGACTGATCCAGGTAGTGGTTATAATGTAGGGGTACCACCCTCATTGCATATTCATGATACACAAAAAACTACAGAAGTAACGTATCAAGTTAGAATTAAAAATAGAGTGTTAGGACAACCTAACTTTACAAACAGAGGTGCATTGTATACTAAATTTAACCAAGTAACAATTACCGGTGACGGCTATGCAGATTTATTCCAAATTGGCGGAGAAATTATTGTTAGTGATTTAACACTAATTCCAAGTCCGGGTGATAACTTTAGAGTTGATGGTATTAATGATGTAATTTATAAAGTTGGTACTGCTACAGTATTGTCAGGTGCGGCTCCTAATGCAGTTGCAAAACTTACAATTAGTCCTAATATGGGAGTGCAAGAATCACCAGAACATGCTACTCCGGCAAATATTAGACAGAACTATAGTCAGGTACGATTAACATTCCATGATTTCTTAGACATTGGTACAGGTAACTTTGCAGATACTGCATATCCATTGTTATATACAGACGGGTATGGTAATATTAATCCACCAGAGCAATCATATGAAGCTCAAGAGTACAACGGTGGTAGAGTATTCTACGCTTCTACAGACCAAGATGGTAACTTTAGAGTTGGCGAATTATTTAAAGTTGAGCAAAGTACAGGTATTGTTACTATTAATGCTTCACAGTTTAACCTAGAAGGACTAGACGAACTTAGACTTGGTGCGTTTATATTAGGTGGAACAAATGCTGTAATTAGAGAATTCTCAAAAGAACAAACATTTGTTGCTAATAGTAATAACATTGTACCAACACAGAAGGCTATTGCGGCTTATTTACAGAGTAGAATTAGTGGTGGTGGTTCAAACGTAGCGGCAAACGCAGTTACAGCAGGTACTTGTAAATTTAGTGATTTAAATCACATATCAAATACAGGTGGATTAGCTATTAATATTCCGGTACCTATGCACTTTACTAAGATACCAAGTGGTATGATGATGGCACAAGCATACTTTAACGGCAATATGGATACAATGATGCTAACTGAAAGTCAAGACGACTTTGAAGGAAGTGATGGCTTCTATGATGGTGGCGAAAATGGCTACGGTCCGGGGGGAATATAAACAAATGATAAATACATATAACATGCATGTAGGAAGAAAAAATGGCTGAATTTAAACTAGGTAGAATTAGATTTGTATGGAAAGGCACTTGGACAACTGGTGCTTTATACTATAAAGACGATATTGTAAGACAAGGCGGAAGAACTTACTTCTGTAATGTTGGGCATACTGCCTCAGCTGATTTTACTACTGACGAATCAACAAAGTGGAACTTATTTACTGACGGCGTTCAATGGCAAGGTGATTGGAATTCTGGATATAATTATAAACAGAATGATATTGTCAAGTACGGCGGTTATATCTATATTTGTAATACAGCACATACTTCATCTGCAGACGGGTCTATAGAAATTGGTCTAGCTGGAATTTTAGAAACTGATCAAGCTAAATGGGATTTATTCGCAGAAGGATTTAATTGGAAAAATGTATGGACTATTTCTACAGTTTATAAAGTTAACGATATTGTTAAGTACGGTGGCAACTTATATCTTTGTAATACTGCACATACAGGGGCAAGCTCACAAAATTCAGACACTGACGGATTAGAAGCTGATATAGAGAAATGGGATATTTTCTCAAAAGGTATGGACTGGAAAACAGATTGGTCTGTAGCAACTAGGTATAAAGTTTCTGATACTGTTAAGTATGGCGGCAAATTATATATTTGTAACGAAGGACACCAAAGTGCGGCAACAGCCTCTAATGGTTTAGAGTCAGACCAAACTAAATGGGATATTGTACACAATGGTATTGAATATAAATCAGTACACGCAATTAATACAAGATATAAACTTAATGATGTTGTTAAGTATGGTGGCGGTCTTTGGATTAACACACACGAACATACATCAAGTGCAACAAGTTTAACTGATGACGTATCAGCCGCAGGACATATTGTAACAGTTGATACAATTAGTGCCGCTGATCCAGACAGAATAGCAGGAACATACAATGACATTACAGGTACCACTAGTGGTACTGGTACTGGACACAGAGTTAACGCAACAGTTGACGGAACAGGTGCAGTAACACTTGTAGTAGTTAAAGGTGGCGCAGGACATGCTCCAGGCGATACAATCACAGTTGGTCCAGGATCAATTGGCGGCGCAGGAACAGGATTTACATTTAATGTTGCTACTATTGAAACAGTAACACAGTGGCAAACATTTGTACCAGGATTAGAATTTGAAGACAGTTGGTCAAATGCAACTGCATACCAAATTGGTGACTTTGTAACTTATGGTGGTTACTCATATATTGCAACAGCAAATAACACTAACGTTGTTCCATTTGGCAATGCGGCAACGTGGGATTTATTTACAACAGGATTTAGTTTAAAAGGCGACTATAACAACGCAACTGCTTATAAAGTAGGTGATGTTGTACGTGTAGGTGGCTACACATATATTAGTATTCAAGATACAACAGGAAATAGACCACCAAATGTAACTTACTGGGATAGACTTAATGAAGGTATGTCTTGGAAAGATGCATGGGCTGACGCAACATACTATGATTTAGGTGATACTGTTAGAGGTATTAATAATGTTAACTCTTATATTTGTGTACAAGCACACACATCAGATGAAGTATCAGTACAAAACAGACCAGATCAAGATGTAGCTGGAGCATATTGGAACTTATTATCCGGTGGAGTTGAATCAGGAAACTTAACAACACTTGGTGATTTGGTTTACTATGGTGGAGCAGGTCCAACTAGATTACCAATTGGTAAAGCAGGACAAGTATTAAAAGTTAATGAAGCTGAAAATGCTCCAGAATGGGCATACTTTGGACAACTAGATCAAGTTTATTATGTTGGTACAAACGGAACAGACGGATTTGCACCAGCATACGGTGTAACAATTGATAAGCCTTTCTTTTCAACAAGATGGGCGGCTGAACAAGTACGTAGAGGTCCGCGTAATCCTGAAGCAACATATCTAATTGAAAGAAATAAACAGTTTATTCAAGAACAAACAATGGAGTTTATTACACACAGTATTGCAAATAATACTGCTCCGTTTACAAGTGGATTTACATACGATGCAGTTAAGTGTCGTAGAGACATTGGAATTATTTTAGATGCATTACTATGGGATTTAAGACACGGCGGAAACGTAAGAATGCGTGAAGCGGCGTTATCTTATATTTCACCTGCAGGTGCAAACTATGTATCAGGACAAGAAGACGAAACCAATGCGGCAATTAATTATGCAATGAGTTTAATACCAAGCATTATTACTAACTTAGCGCCAGCAGTAAACTACGCAACATTAAACAGCGTAGCAACACCAGTTTTACAAATTACTGATTCTACTAAAACTGCTGAACCAAACATTGAAACAACAGCTAACGCACTAACAATATTAATTACAGATACAATTACAGCAGGTAATACAAATAGTTTAGCTAAAAAGATTAAACCAAACGTGTCAATTTTTGTTAAAACAGGACAATACAACGAAGTACTTCCGATTATTGTTCCAGCAGATACAGCAGTTGTTGGCGATGAATTACGTAGTACTGAAATTAGTGCGGCAACAGCTGGACCAACTGATACTAACGATGCAAATTTAAGTAAAATTGCTATTTTAAGAATGAAGGCAATACTTAGTGATACAATTTTAAATAATTCTGTTACTAAAACACCAGCAGGTGGCCACTTAACAATGGATACATTTGGAGCCGCAGACGCAAGTAGAGCAACAGGAACCTACACAGGTGTAACTGGATCATCTAGTGGCACAGGAGTAGTAGGAACTTTTGATATTGCAGTTGACGGAACAGGTGCAGTAACAAGCGTACTAGTAGTTACAGCAGGTTCTGGACATGCAGTTAATGACACAATTACTATTGCAGATAGTGCATTAGGTAGCGGCGGCGGAGCGGCATTTACAATGGATGTTGCAACAATCGCTACAGGAAACACACGTACACAAGATACAAATGTTCCAGCAGGTACTGCGGCGGCTGTAGAAACAGCAGAATTATTAGTACAAGACATCCATGATTGGATTGATTATGAAGTTAACGGCGCAGGAACTAAGCCAACAGTTGTAGGACAAGTTGGTAGAAGAGTTGATGCGGCATACACAGATACTAGAGGCAAAATTTATGCTAACTTAGATTTCTTAGTTGATGAAGGATTTGAATATATTCAAGCAAACAACACAAAAGACTTCCAAGAAGCAATGGCTAGTGCAAGTATGCAATCAAAATGTAAAAGAGATTTAAAAGAATACATGAAAGCAGTCCTTTGGGATTTAGAAAACTTTGGCAATTATTATTCAACCCTAGTAGCTAGATGGTTTAGTAATGCAGTTAACGGAAGTTTACTAGAAGACATGTTCTATTTAGAAAACGGCACAGGATTAAGAAACTGTACTGTTAAAGGACTAACAGGTACATTAAGTGCACCAAACGCATACGGAACTAAACGTCCAACAGCAGGAGCATTTTGTTCACTTAACCCAAGTTGGGGACCAGATGATGAAGATGCGTGGATTAACACACGTTCACCATATGTACAAAACGTAACAACATTTGGTACAAGATGTGTTGGTATGAAAGTTGACGGAGATATTCACAACGGTGGTAACGATTCAATTGTTGCTAACGACTTTACACAAGTACTTGATGAAGGTATTGGTGCATGGGTAACTAACTTAGGAAGAGCAGAACTTGTTTCCGTGTTCTCATATTATGGACACATTGGTTATCTTGCAGAAGCAGGTGGTAAAATACGTGCTACTAACGGTAACAGTTCATACGGTGACTTTGGTACTGTAGCAGAAGGTGTTGACTTAACTGAAACAGCTATTAAAGCAACAGTAGATAATAGAAGTTTTGATGCTGTAATTGGTGCAGTTGTAACAGACAACGCAGGAATTATACACCATGAATACATTCATGCAGGTAGAGATTATGTACCGGCAAACACAACACTTAGTTATTCTGGAGATGGATTTGGTATTACAGGATTAACTCCAACAGTTGTAACTGGTGGTGTTATGCAAATTCGTTTAACAGGTGACGATGATACATTTGGTGGTGCAGATTATAAAACTGCAACAAATACTCCACAGACAGGTGATACTACAAGTATTACAATTTCAAACACTGACGCTTCGTTGAGTGCGGCATACACAGGTATGGCAGTATTCCTTGTAGGCGGAACAGGTGCTGGACAGTATGGGTATATTGACACTTATAATGCAGGTACAAAGATTGCTAATATTAAAAAGTATTCAGATGACACAGCTGGTTGGGACGTTACTGTGCCAGGACAAGCCGTTGAAGCTGAATTAGATAATACAACACAATATAGCATTGAACCAAGAGTTAACATTAGTGCTCCTGGCAATGATGGATCAACAGCAACGGCTCAAGCAGTTGCAAGAGCAAAAGTTGCAGATGGTAAAATTAGTGAAGTAAGAATTATCCATCCAGGTGCTTCTTATACAACACCTCCAACTGTAACATTTACAGATCCAAACAATACATTAGATGCTCCATTAGAAGTATTTGTTGCTGATGGTGTACTTGCACAACCAACATTTGCTTCAAGAGGAACAGGTTGGACAGCGGCAACAGCAACAGTTTCAGATGCAGGGTTTAGTAAAGATATTACAGGAGTAACATTTACTGCTAATCCGTTTGCTTATACATTGCTTACTGACAACAAAGAATTTATTAAAGACGAAGTTATTGCTTGGATTGATAACCAAATTGCAAACGCAGGTAGTTCTACATTATGGAATGCATTTACATATGACAAATCATCATGGGAATCAAATGTTGGCGAATATGTTGACGCATTAGCACATGACATTAAGTTTGGTGGAACTAAAGAATCAATTAAAGCGGCAAGAAGTTATTGGATTGGTGTTAACACTACACTACCAGGAAGACAAAGTCAAAAACTTGCGGCTTATGAGTTTATGAGAACGTTATTAAACAGTTATATTTTAATTAATACAACATATACAACTCTACAAAGTCCAGTAGTAACTACACAAACTACAAATGCTAATAATGCAGAAGCAGGTGCTATTACATTAGCTGGCGAGTTAATTGACATTATCAACGAAGGATTAATTAACGGTCTTGACAGTTTACCAAAAGATGGCGGAACAGGTATTTTAAATATTACTGTTGCTACACACGGATTAGTAGACGGAGATAAAGTATTAATTAATGGTGTAGGTGGTACTACTCAACTTAATGGTAATAGTTATTATGTAAAAGTTATTGATGGCGACACATTACAACTTTACTTAGATGTTTATAGACTATTTCCAGCAGTACTTACACTTGGTAGTCCATACATTGTTAACGGTACTATTGCTTACGGAGCAGGATATAGAGATGCTAAACAAGATGGCAAGTATATCCAAGTCGAAGGAATGGAAAGTATTCCACAAGCTGGCGCAAACGTTGAGTTTGCTAGTTTACCAGGAACATTCTTTAAACTAGTTAGTGTTACACAGTTAACAGGTAGTTCACCTTACTCAGCATTGTTACAAATATCACCAAATATGGCATTAGATGATGCTCCAATACATGGTGATAACATAGAGATGAGAATTAGATACTCACAATGTAGACTTACAGGTCACGATTATTTGGATATTGGTACTGGTGGATTTACTACTACTAACTATCCAGGCACACCAACTACACCAGCTGATCCAAATGATGAAGCTGTTGAAGGCGGTGGAGGAAGAGTGTTCTTCACAAGTACAGACCAAGACGGTAACTTTAGAGTTGGCGACTTGTTTAGTGTTGAACAAGCAACTGGTATTGCAACCCTAAATGCTGATGCATTTAGTATATCAGGACTACAAGAACTACAACTTGGAGCAGTAGCACTTGGCGGTGCTGGTGCAACAGTTAATGAGTTTAGTACAGACGGAACATTTACAGCAAATAGTGACAGTATTGTTCCTACACAAAAAGCTATTAAGACATATATTACTAGCCAAATTGGTGGAGGAGCGTCAGAATTGAACGTAAATAGTGTAACAGCTGGAGTAATTAATATTCAAGGTAATACAATTACAACAACTACCGGAGTATTAATAAATACAACAGCACAGATGCATTTCACAGGTGGCGTAAGCGGATCACCAGTTGCAATGCAACAATTTATATTGAGTTAAAGGAGAAACAATATGGCCACAGGAAGATTAGGACACGCAGACTTAGCCGCTGGCACTAACACTTCTCTTTACACGGTACCTGCAAACACCTTCGGGATTGTAACGCTATCGATTTGTAATAGAGGAAATAGTGCAATTTCGGTAAGAGTTGCTGTCGCATCAGCTGGTACACCACTAGCAAGTGAATACATTGAATATGATGTTGAAATTTTAGCTAAAGGTGTGTTAGAAAGATCAGGTATTGCAATGGCGGCAGGGCAAATTCTGGTAGTTTATAGTAGTGCCGCAAATGTCAGTGCAGTAGCAATGGGTATTGAGACATCTACAGCATAATGATAAATATAGTAATAAAAAGGAAACACTAAAATGGGAAGATATATATCAACAACAGGAACTGCAAGTAGCGTCATTCGTGAAGTTAGTAGCACGTATCAAGCTGTAGTTAACGATCGTATTTTAGCTAATTCAAATGGTGGTGGATTCACAATTACTTTACCAGCTAACGCTAGTTTAATTGTAAACGATACTATTTCAATCATTGATGTTACAGGTAGTTTTAATACTAACAATGTAACACTTGGTAGAAACGGTTCAAAAATCCAGAATTTATCAGAAGACTTAACTTTAGACATTAATAACGTAGCTATTACATTGATTTATTCCGGGTCCACATACGGCTGGATTATGTCAGGAACGTAAGAAGAGAGGATACTAACTATGGCAGACCTGAGAACACTTTTAGGAGATACTACTTCGGGAACTTCGGCTCCTACAAAGTTCTTCTATGTGTACAACAATAATAGGGGTATTAATAATGGCGGTTGCTGTTGTCTTTGGACAGTACCAGCAGACATTGTTAACGTAACATTTGAGCTATGGGGTGCAGGAGCCGCAGGAGCAGGAGGATGTTGCTGTCAGTTTAGTTCACAGAACGCAGGCGGCGGATCATACGCAATTAGATCAGTAAACACAATAGCTGGTTGCCAATACACAATTTGTGCGGCTGGTAACGGAGCATGTTGTGAAAGAGATTGCTTAGGCATTGATGGTTCAACTAGTTTTGTATCAGGATCTGGTATTGCAACTACGTGTGCTAGAGGTGGATGTACAGGTAGAACAAACTGTCATGCACATTATGCATATAACTGTTGCTTTGGATGTTCACAAATTTCGGGCGGTACGCAGGGCGATTTAAGATTAGGTCATAGTAGAAATAATCCTATGGCTACACAATATTGTCACAATCAAATGTGGGACTACGTAAGTGGACCACCAAAAGGTGCAAATACTAGAAAAGGTCGAGATTATTGCGGTAATCCAATGACTTGTTCAGGTTGCGGATGGGGTTGTGCTCAACCTTACCCAGGGGACGCTGGATATAATGGTACTGCATGTGGCGGACCATGCTGTTGGGGCCATTGGGGCTCAGGCGGAATGGTTAAAGTATCGTACAGTTAATATGACTAAATACAAACGAAGGAAACAAAATGGCTGAAATTACAAAAAACTTTACATATGATATCCCCAATGAATATTTGAGTCAATCAAACTCGGATGGGGACACAGCAACAGCAAGTTATACAGGTCCAGACAGACTATACGTATTTGTTGATGCTACTACAGGAAAAAACACACTGAGTCAAAACGCACCAGATGAAGATTTTATTTACAATCCAACAACTGATACTACACCAGAAGGTGAAAGATTAGTTACTTTAGATTGTGCTGGAGAAGACACATTAATGTGTTCTATCTTCCTACCACATACAGTAACACTATCACAATCAGAAGTAGTAACAGCATTACCAGAAGGTTATGGAAATTACTCAACTCAATGGCCTCCAATGCCAGATCATGCTTACGAAAGAGATTTATGTGTACATGATGAAGATAGTAATAATTGGACACTAACTTGGAAACAACCTTGGCAAACTTGGGAAACACTAACTCAACTAAGAAATGATAGATTAGATGCAACAGATCACAGAGTTGCGGCAGATATGCCTGATAGTGTTAAGCAACCATGGATTGATTTCAGAACAAAATTAAGAGAATTACCGGTTACGTTCAAACGTGGCGAGAGTGATGAATATCCAGCACATATGGTTAAGTTCCCAGAAGAACCAACTGTAGGCGGATATGCTGAACCACCGTCAACTGATGGCGTAGGAATAGGTTAAGGAGAAATATAAATGTCTGCATTAAGATCATTACTACAACTTGGAACTGCAACAGGTACTCCAGCATTAAGAACAATTTATGTTTATCATAGTTCTTTTGATAATACTAGAAATAGTAACCCAGGATGCTGTTGTAATTGGAACCCAAGTGACGATGTAACATGGGCCGCTTTTGAAACGTGGGGTGCAGGCGGTGACGGCGGCGGTGGCTGTTGTTGTATGGCTGGCTTTCCTGGTGGAAGTGGATCATACGGTAGAAAAATTGTAGAAATTAATAATGCGGCATCATTTACATTATGTGCAGGAGCGGCAGGTTGCTGTAGACCAGTTATGGGCTGTCCTGGATGTGGTAGTTATGCGTGTTCAAGCAACGGCTGTTGTTCAGGCGGTTACATGTGCTTATGCTCAAGTGGCGGCGGATATGGCTGTGCAACTTGCGGATTTGGTAGTGCATGGGGCGGACATTGCGGATGTCCAAATAGAATGTGCGGTTGTGTAAAAGGCGCAGACTTTAGTATGTGCGGATTTAACGGTGGTGGAGCAGGTACAGCAATGTGTGCTAGTTCATCATGGGAAAACATGACGTCAGCACCATACGGTGGACAACAAGCTAGAATGTCAAGAGATAACTGTTATAAAACACACGGTAGAGATGCAGACGGACCAGCTGACTTCCCAGGCGGAGGCGGTGGTACGCTACATACTCACAATGGTACTTGTTACTGCGGTGGACCAGGCGCTGGCGGATTAGTAGTAGTTTATTATCAATCGGATATAGCGTAGGGAGTATAGAATATGTCAAGTTTAAGAGATTATTTACCAGGTTACGATGTAGGAGTTATTGCTCCAAAGTCGTTTACTGTAAGTTATGCTTGGAACGCAGATCACAACGAAGCGTGGCCAGCAACAGCTTACGGAGTTCCACCAGAATCAAGATATTATTGTAACAACAATGGTGGTAAATGTTGTCGTTGGACAGTACCACAAGGTGCTACATTTGCTGTATGGGAAATGTGGGGCGGTGGTGGCTCAGGAACAGGCGGATGTTGCTGTATGCAGGGATATCCATCGGATTCAGGAGGATATGCAATTAAATCAGCTAACGTAGCAGGTGGTGATCAATTCACAATTTGTGCAGGACGTTCGGGCTGTTGTTTATATGCAGGTAATAACTACGCAGGACATAATAGTTTTGTATTTGGAACACCAACAGGCGGCTCATGTTTTTGTGCTGTAGCTTGTGGCGGTTACTGTAGTAACTGTACACATTGTCATGGATTTTTTAACTGTTACGGATGTTGTATGAACTGTTATAACTGTCAAATTCAACCTAATAACGTTGACTTTGGTATTGCAAGTATGACTGGATCTGCACAAAGATCACAGCATTGTGGCGATAGAGGACTACAATTTGTTCCTACTGCTCCAATGGCACAAGCAGGACCAAAGATTGGACCAAATGGTTGTTGTGCAAGAGGCGGTGAGTGTCAAGGATTTGGTGCATGGCCAGGTGGCGCAGGCGAAGCAGGTCAAACAATGGGCGGCGGATGCTGTTGTGGTTCACCAGGTGCTGAAGGCGCAGTATATGTGGTATATTATTAAAGGTAACAATTAGGAAAAGAATATGATAGATCCAAATGCACAAAATAGAGTTATTGAAATTGATGTAGATTTCTCTTATGATATGCCAGATGCATATCTTTATCAGACTACAACATTAGGTAAAGTAGGGCAGTGGACGTATCAAGGTCCAAGAGAAATGTGGGTATTCCTACGTAAACGTGACAACAAGCGTACAGGCGAAGTTAAATTTAGCTACGAAGTTGAAGATGATTATGTGCCAAACGTTGGTGAATACATGGTTAAAGTTAACTGTGAAGAAAATCCTTTGTTATGTGAATTAATGGAAACTGATCAAGACACACTATTTTTAGAAGGTAGAGCAAAAGTAAGTGAAACACTTCCAATTAATGATTGGGAAGGTAATCCATTTGTACACATTGAGCCTGAAGTTCCAACACCAGACCATACATACGATAGAGATGAAATTACTTATGATCCGGTTGCACAACAATGGAATACACCATATCCGTTTATTAAACCGCACACAGATTGGGAAGCAATTAAAAGAGTACGTTGGGGTAAATTAGCGGCGGCTGATGGTCATGTATCAGAAGATATGCCAGCATCATTACTAACTGCTTGGCAAGATTACAGAACAACTTTAAGAAATTTACCAGCTACATACGGTGCGGCTTGGACAGTAACTATTGCAACAGCAGGAACAGGATACGCAGTAGGCGATAACTTTAATGTTGACGCAAGTGTATTTGGTTTTTCAAATGCAGACGTGGGTACATTAGACGATTTATGTCAACCAATGGGAAAAAGACCAGGATTTGATTTTGAAGCGGCAACTAGTGGTCAAGACGATACTGCTATTGTTAACGAAAACGATTCATTAGATGTAAACATTATTGTTACATCAGTTGATTCAGATGGTGCAATTACAGGTGTTAGAACACGTAATGCATTTAACGCAAGACATATTAAAGAAGCAAGAACACTTGACGCAGTAGCAACTACACCAACAACAGATGCTGGTTCAGGTGCTACATTTAATCTAAGTAAAGTAGCTAGAATTGATCCTTGGAAGGTAAGATTTCCACAAAGTCCAAACGCGGCTAGACCAGGTGTATATGGTGAAAGAGACCAATTCCCGGGTGCAATAGGACGTTACACAAGTGAAGAAGATCGTAACAACCCTGCAGATGGCTGGTTAATGGATCATACATATCATCCTGCAACTGGACACTTTATTCCACCTGAATCAGGCGGCAACTATATGGCAAATGATCTGGCTAGATTAGGTCTAAGCACAGACGGTACACCATATGATGATGGCATTGCAGATGGGCTTCCAACACCTCCTACAGATTCAAGAGGCAATACACGTATTGCTGGAACTATTACAGCCAGAAAACAAACAAGCTAAACTGATCTACATTAAATATCTATACAAGCAATTACACGAATTGTAGAAGGATATAAAATGACAGATAAAAGAAATACGGCTATTTTTATCAATGGTGGTGCTGGCAGAGTTCTTGCTAGTATTCCAGCACTTGAAAAGTTTGCAGAAGAAAATCCAGAAGACAACTTTATCATTGTATGCGAAGGCGGTACTGACTTTTATAAAGGTCATCCAGTACTACATGCAAAGGCATATGATCACTGGCACAAGAATCTCTTCCAAGATAAACTTAAAGACATGAATTTATTAACACCTGAACCATACAGGGTGTTTGAGTACTATAATCAACAATGTAGTATTGCAGAAGCATACGATATTCAAATTAATAATAAAGGATTACGTAAACTACAAAGACCTATCTTAAAATTATCAAGAGAAGAAATGCTATTTGGTAAAAAGTTAGTTGATGAAGTTAGAGAAAAAACTAAAAAAGATAAAGTAGTTGTGTTCCAACCATTTGGAAGAGCAGTTCAACACGACAACGGTGTTATTACTGACTGGAGTGGCAGAAGTTTTGAAGCTGAAAACTCGGTCAACATTGTTAAGTCACTTTCAAAGAAATATGCTGTAGTACATATGGCAGAATTTGGTATTGATTTTTCAAAACACGGTTGTAAAGAACCTGTAGCAAGTCCAATGGGTGCAGACCTAAGACATTGGGCAGGCATTATTGCAAACGCAGATTACTTTTTAGGGTGTGATAGTGTAGGACAGCATATTGCTCATGCACTAGATAAGAAGTGTACAGTAGTAATAGGATCAACTTTTCCAATTAATGTTTCATATCCAGAAGATAAAAACTTTGATATTTTAGATATGGGCGAAGGTGCTAGAGTATATTCACCTATTAGAGTTACAACAGACGAATATGCAGACAGAACCAACGACGGTATTATGGCAATGAACGAAAAAGTTGAAAGTGTCATTTGTGAATCAGTAACAGCAGGAATTAGAAATAAGAAAAAAGTTGGTGAAAAGTACCAAGCTACTGAAGAAACAACTGTAACTGCTTAATAATGAAACGTTTATTTGTGTTTGGATGTTCCTATACATCATGGAATTGGCCTACATATGCAGACATATATGCACAAGATTTCGATGAATATCAAAACTGGGGACACGCAGGTTTAGGTAACAGAGCCATTGCTGAACGTGTTGCAGAATGCCATGCTACAAATGAAATTGACAAAGACGATACAGTAATCGTACAATGGTCAAGTCATTTACGTTACGACTATCTTAACTTTAAGCACAAAGAACCTTGGCAAACTAAAGGTAGTATATTCAGTTATCAGAATAAAGAAGTATTTGATGATAAATGGATAGAAACTTTTTATGATGAGAAAGCATTGTTTTTACATACAATGAATAACATCATACTTACTAAAGGATTATTAAAAGATACTAATTGCAAGTTTTATTTTACAAGTATTAGTAACTTAGAAACGTTAGGTACTGATATACCGCATCAAAAAGGACATGGAGAAAATTTAAGAAATACTCCCGAACTTGCTGATGCATTTAAAGAATTTAATTTAGAACAATATAGATATGTGTTAGAAGGACCTGAATGGTTAGAACCTTTAGGGTTACATGCTTGGAATAGTCCAGAACACAGTTGGTGGTTTGAAGAAAACGGTGAAAAATGGGTAGAGTTACACCCTAGTCCAACACAACATTTAAGTTTTGTGCAGTCATATTTAAACCAGAACTTAGATGATACAACGAAAAAAATGATAGATACTGTTATAGAGTGTAAAACTAATGACTATAAACAAACTATTAAAAATATTACTAAGTTAGTAAATTGGGATAGAAGTTACAGAGGAATAAAAGATGCCAACTAAAAAGCCAGTATGGATTGCAGGAATCGCTAGAGGACACAACGGCGGAGTATGTTTATTAAAAGATGGTGAAATTGTTTTTTCAATTGAAGAAGAACGATTAACTAGACAAAAGTATGATGGCGGGCCATATGCAAGTATGGTTAAAATACTTGAATACACTGATACATTAGATTTTTTAGTTGTTGCACATACACAAAATTTAGATCAAACTGCTGGTAAAGTAGACTTTAGTGGAGACGATGTTTATACAGGTCTTGCACGTAAGTTAGGATTAATTAAAAGATTACCTTACACTGGTACATCTCATCCACAAGTAATTGACATGTCAAATATTCATCACAAGTTACATGCGGCTTGTGCATTTTATCGTTCAGGATTTGAAGATGCAGTAGCACTTATTGTAGATGGTGCAGGAACTTTTATTACATTAGATATTGGCGGGCAACCTACTACTGTTTGGGAAACTGAAAGTATTTACGATTGTAATTATCCTGACAATTTTAAAACATTATACAAGCACATTGGTGCTAACGGTCCTTTAATGGGTGCTTGGATACCTGAGTTTTCAAGTGAAATGTATGACGAAGATAAAGAAGCTACACATGAGTTAGTTATTTCAGAAAATGCTGGAATTGTTAAAGCATATGAGGCAGTAACAGAATACTGTGGATTTAGTTTTATTGAAGCAGGCAAGACTATGGGACTATTTCCATATGGAAAAGCTGATACTGCACCAAAAATCTTTAGACATGATACATTAACTTCACAAGCAGATAGACATGTTATTGTTCCAACATATCCTAATGGAGCTCATGTTAATTACAATATGCACCCTTACTTAACTGACCACGGCGACAATCCAGAAACGCAAGACGTAACCTATTTAGAAAATAGACGCAACATGGCATATAATATTCAAACTGAAAGCCAAGAAGAAGTTGTTAAATTAATTCGTAAAGCAGTTCAAATGTCAGGAAAAAATAAAGTAGTTATTAGTGGAGGATATGGACTTAACTGTGTTGCTAACTATCATTATTTAGAAGCATTAAAAGATGACGGAATTGAAATCTATGTTGAGCCAGTAAGTAACGATGCAGGTACAGCCATGGGCGGTGCAATGTTAATGCACAGACGTTTAACTAAAAGTAACAAAGTTCAAAAACAACAAGAAACATTATATGAAGGACCGGCTTACTGTTATTCTGAAGATGATATTAACAAAGTAGTAGAAAAATACGAAGCAACTGTTGAAGATTGCGACAACGCAAAAGCAGTAGAATTATTAGTAGATAGAAAAATCGTTACATTATTCCAAGGACGTTCAGAAAACGGACCACGTGCATTAGGTAATAGAACTATTATGTACGATCCAACAGATCCTAATGGTAAAGATTATGTAAACAAAGTTAAAAGACGTGAATACTTTCGTCCGTTTGCAGGATCTATTTTAGAAGAAGATGTACATGAATGGTTTGACCTACGTGGAATGAAAAGTTCACCAACAATGATGTATGCTGTAAACTGCCAAGACGGCATTGCAGATAAGATTCCAAGTATTATTCATGTTGACGGAACATGTCGTATTCAAACTGTTAATAGAGATCAAAATAAACACTACTATGATGTAATTAAAGCATTTAAAGAACGCACAGGTATTAGTATTATCTTTAATACAAGTTTTAATTTAGGTGGCGAGCCTTTAGTTGAAACACTTGATGATGCAGTACGTACACTTGCTAATAGTGACATCGAATATCTTTATCTACCTGAATATCAAAAGCTAGTAACATTAAAAAATTAGTAAATTACACCCATTAGACCTGCGATATTTAGGTATTTCTCATAACTCGTAACAGTCTGCAAATTAGGTAAATATACTAAAGAGGAATGTAAAAGGTAAAATGAGCTTCGATATCACCAAATATTTTAGACGTGGACAAAACAGTACAATTGAGTTTCGTAACGGAACCAACTTGTCTTACGCAGGTCCAAGTTATACACTAGTAGAATCAGGAACAGAATTAGATCGCTGGTATGTAGGAAGTTATTTCGGTGTTGAATATACTGTTGCGTGTGATGTAAACAGTGAACGCAAAGAAGTTCTTAAGTGTTTAGCAACTGCTAGTACTAGTGAAGCAAATATTGTTGTATATGGACGTAGTAATTTAGGAAACGATCTAATACAATTAGAAGTTGAAGTTACAGATTCATTCTTTAAATTAGTAGCATATCCAAGAGTACAAGATGACTCAACAGCTATCCAAGGTGCAAAAGTAATTTATTCAGCAAATTATTATGCGACACAAAACGAACCTACAGCAACATTGTTAGGATCAAGCAGAGCGGCCGACGCACCAGTTTATACACTTAACCCAAGTACTACAAACACAGGCGAACTTGGACAAACAGTTACAATAACATTAGTTACATCAAATGTACTTGCAGGTACAGTATTACCTTATACAATTTCAGGAATACAAAGTGCAGACATAGGCGGATTTAATCTTACAGGATCATTTATTGTTGGTACTACTGATATTCTTAGTTTTCCAATTACTGTTGATTCAACTTCAGAAGGACAAGAAGTACTGCAAATTAAACTTGACAACAACCAAGCTACTACAAGTATTGTTATTCAAGATACAAGTACAACACCATCTGTTAGTTACGGACTTACATCAACAGCGGCAAGTGTTAACGAAGGTGAATCATTTACAATTACTCTAACAGCAGAAAATGTTGAAGAAGGAACTTTAGTTGGATATACAATTACTGGCGTTGACAGTTCAGACATAGGCGGCGCTGATCTATCTGGAAACTTTGAAGTAGGAACTACAGAATCTATTGTGTTTACTGCGGCTGAAGATTTAAATACTGACGGCGACGAAACTTTTGTAATGTCAATTGACGGTACTGCTACAACAGTTGAAGTTGCGTTTGGCGACACAAGTTTAAGTCCTTTAATTCCAAGTTATACTTTAGGATCAACACAGACAACAGTTAACGAAGGAAACGCATTTACAATTACACTTAGCACTTCAAATGTTGACAATGGTACAGTACTACCTTATACAATTACAGGTGTTACTAGTGCAGATTTAGCAGGAGCTTCTTTAACAGGTAACTTTGTTGTTGGTACAACAGACTCATTAACATTTACTGCAACTGCTGATGCAACAACAGAAGGCGATGAAGGATTTGTAATTTCATTAGATAATGGCGAATCAACATTTAACTTAGCTATTGTCGACACAAGTACAACACCAGGAGATAGCTATACAATTAATACAACTAATGACGGGTCAGGTGCATATGTATTATCAGGCACAGACGCATTAGGAGCAGTTTCCGGAAATAATCAAACAGTTACAGTTAGTGTTGGCGATACACTTACATTTGCTGTTAATGCTCCAGGACATCCGTTCTACATTAAGACAGTAAACTCAACAGGTACTGGCAATGTTGTTTCACCAGCGGCTACAGGCCAAGGTTCAACATCAGGAAATGTAGTTTGGGAACCTACTGCGGCAGGAACATATCATTATAATTGTCAATTCCATGGTGCAATGCATGGATTAATAGTAGTACAAAACTAGTGATAAATACTATTGGAGAACATAAATGGCAGTAATTAAATCACCCTTTCAAGCACAGTATGGATTTACTAGTCCAGGGTTTGAAGTTGACGAAGTTGGTAATGTTAGTGTACGCACATTAACATATACCGTTGTCGACGAGGTTGTTGATACAGCTGGCGATTTCTTATTTAGACAAGCAGGTAACGGATTTACTATTGACGAAGTATATAATCCAGACGAACCAGATGAGTTATTACTAAATCCACCAATTGAGCTTGTTCGAGGAAGTAGTTATGTTTTTAACTTATTTTTAAGAGAATTAAATGAAGCTGGTGATATAACTGGTGACATCACAATGAATATATTCAGCTTTGATGGTAGTGTATATTCTAACTTTAATACAGGGCTAACACATACTTCTAAAGACGGTCTTACAACACTTACAGGCAATGATGCACAAAGTAAATTTGAAGGTAAAATAACCTTTGCAGTTCCAGATAATGCACCAGCAACATTATGGTATGGTGACGGTGACCAAATACCTTTAGTAGAAATTACAGTTATTGATCCACTAGTTAGTGGTATTGGTAATTTTAGTAGAATTACAACAACCGGTAACTTAACAGCCCAGGGTGAGAATGCAGTTATTACACTATCTCCAACTGGAAGTTCAGGAACAGTAGTAATAAATCCATCAAACGGTGGAACACTTAATAACATGGATATTACTGCTAACTTATTAACAGTAACAGATACTGCAAACTTTACAGGTTTAAATGCGAATGTAAATGTAAGCCCAACAGGTAGTGGTAGATTAACTATTGCACCAGCAGGTGGCGGCAATATAGATGGTGTAAGTATTGGTTCGACTAAGCCAGGGTCAGTTATCACTAACAACCTAACAGCAACCGCAGGAACAATAAATAACACTACAATTGGAGCAGTAACTCCGGCTAATGCAACGTTTGCTTCGGCACAAGTACAAGCAAACCCAACAACAGCTACAACAGTTACTAACAAAAAATATGTAGACAGTAGGGCATCAGCAATGGCTGTTGCTTTCGGAATGTAGGAAAACAGATGGCAAAGAAAAAAATTGACTCGTATATATTTCAACCAGGAATTCCTATTAGTGAAAATAGATTTCCGTATGCATACAGTCTAATAAAATCAAACATTAACTTTATTGTTGAAGAACTGTCAGCATGGCTTACTGCACAAGTTGCGGCAAATACAGGTAATCCAGGATCAATATGGTACAACTACACATACAATGATGTACTATGTAGACGAGATACACGATACAATTTAGAAGGTACAGACGGAGCAACCGGCGTACTTTGGGATTTGCGTTATGGCGGAAATTATCAAGCACGTTTCTTAGCAAGTAAGTATTGGATTAATTCAACTCCGCAGATTGATGGTGATAGAGCTCCTGAAATTGCGGCTAAGAACTTTGTTGTTAGTTTAATTAATAACTACATTCTACCACAAGTTCCTTACACAAGTTTACAATCAGAACCACCAGCACAAGTGCAAGTTTATGACAACGGCAGTAACTATGAAACAGGTACTGATGCAAGAATAACAGAACTAATGGGAATCATTACAACTGTTATTGCAGGCGGCTTAGATGTTATTCCTCCACTACAGAGATCACAAATTTCAAGTGTTAAAATTCAAACTCGTGTTCCTGCAAACGATTTATTGTTGATTACAGATTCAACAAACAACGAAATTTTATATAACTTTAGTGACCCTGATTTAGGTGCGTCAACTGCATTCCAAACAGATGATACTTCACAGTTAACTAAAGGTATTGAAGAAGACTTTCCAAAGTTCCTTGAAAGAACTGGTACAGTTACTACAGTATACCTAAAGAAAGATACAGATAATAGAGTTTATTCTCCAAAAGCAGTAGCACTATTAGAAGCAAACTTAGAGTTTTTAAAGAAAGAAACTGTTGCTTGGATTGCAGGTAAAGTTGCGGCAAGTACAAGATTTACTCCAACTGCGGCAACATTTAGTCCAGCAAGTGGCCAAATGGTTTTAACAATTCCTAGTCATACGTTTTATAGAGGAGATTATATTAGAATTGCTCCTGGTGGTTTAACATTTACTTGTGCTAAAGATAATCATGCTACTGAACATGCATATCCAAGAGCAAGTGGTGTGCCTAATGATACAGGAACAGATCCAACTTATAATAAACCAATTTTAATTGAAAGTTCTACTACAGACACAGTTACAATTAATGTTGGTATTTCATCTGATACTTCAGATCACATATTTGTATCAGCAACAGCTAATGCAATTTCAGATGTATGGTACAACTATACATACAATACTGCTAAGTGTGAAAGAGATATGGGATTTAATATTGAAGGAATTACACACGATATTAAATATTCTGGAAATACAAAAACACATTACAATGCTAGTAAGTATTGGGTACAAACTACGCCACAAATTGACGGCGATAGAATGCCAGAAATTTTAGCAAAACATTTTGCTAGAGATGTAATTAACAATTACATTTTTTCAAATACACTATACCCAACAGAACAAGTTGGTGCAGGTGCAATTTCACAAAATACTATTTTACAAATTAGTGAATTAAATGTTAGTCAAAGAGTAACAGAACTATTTGGTGTTATTACAAACGTTATTGAAAACGGATTAAATGTATTACCAATCAAAGAAGAAGTTAAACAATTTTACGATACAGATGATATTCAAATCTTTATTGATCAAGGTGATGTTATTACTAGACCACATGACTTTGGTACAGATGCTATTGAACGTATGCGTGTTAGTAACTCAGTATCTATGCTTGATGCTGACTTTGAATACGGGTTACAGCCCACTAAATGGCAAGCGATTGCTATGCAAAGAGGATATCCAAGTATTTACGAAGTACCAGGTACTGATACACAAGTATCATCAGTTGTAACAGATGCATCAGTTGGAACTGATGGTATTGGCCAAAGTAAAATTACTGTAACAACAGTTGGACCACATGGTATTACGGCAGGTACTCCTATTACAATTAAAGCATTAGAAAATAGTGTTGCTGGAGCAAGTAGAGCAGAAGGATCATTTGTAGTTTCAACTGTTCCAACAGATAATACATTTACATTTTTTGCAAAATCAAAAGTTGGTGTTACTAACGGTGAAGTATTATCAACATTCTACACACAATTAAGACAAGCTGGATTTTATACAGGTGCGGCAATTGGCCAACCACAGTTTAGTATCTTATCACAAGGTGCTGAAGGAACATTTGTCAACCCATTAACGGCGGCAGAAGGTGCAAATATTATTACATGGTCTGGTGTTGCTCCAGAAGTTGGTTCTCCAGTGGTTAACGAAAGCGGACAAGTATCAACTGTTGGTACATATGGAGCGGCTGATGCTTCACGTTTAGCAGGAACATATTCAGTAAGCACAGGTAGTTCCGATAGTATTGCGGCGGATTTAATTGTAGGTACATATACTATTGTTGTTGACGGCACAGGTGCCGCGACAGTTACAGCAATTGAAAATCCAGGACGAAATAATGCTCCAGGAGATATTATTACTATTTCAGATGCATCATTAGGAAACGGCGGTGGTGCTGATTGGACTTTTGTTGTTGCAACGGTTGCTACCGGAGCAGGCATTGCAGTTGGCGCTCAGGTTACAAGTTTAACTGGTGGCGGAGTAGGATTTGAAAACGGTGGTACATTAAATACTTTAGACGTTAGCGGAGATTTTCCAGCAGGCTCTAATGCTATTGATGTTGTTGATGCAACAGGTATTGTACAAGGTGAAGCAATTGATAGAGGTGACGGAACAGCGATTCATGTTACTACTATTGTAGGAAATACACTTAACTTTGATGGAAATACTACAGCAAACATTGTAGGAAATACAGTTAGTTACACAGGAATAACTGGTACTAATTATACATCATTGGGATCAGGCGCAACATTTAATATTGATAGAGGAAATCCTACTTTAGGACAATATACTGTTTCACTACAAACCGCAGGTATTAATTTTGAAGCAGGCGATGTATTAATTGTTGACGGACAACAATTAGGTGGTATATCAAATACTAATGATCTTAGAATTACAGTTGATACAGTTGACGGTAGTGGTGCAATTTTAACATTTAGCTTTACAGGTTCAGCGTTTGATGGTAATGCAGTATTTACAAATGTAACAGGTACTAATCTTAACGGCTTAGGTACTGGATTAATTCTTGATGTTACTAGTAGTGCTGGAACTTATACAGCAGTTACAGATAATCCAACATACACTGATTTACCTCCAGAAACCCAAATTGGCGGAACTGGTGCGGCTTGGGACGTTGTATTAACAAATAACATTTACACAACTACAAAAAATGCAGGCTCACTTGATGCTGGATACACAGTTGGATCAGTTATTAGAATTCCAGGTACTGTGTTTGGCGGAGCAAGTCCAACAAACGATTTAGATATTACTGTTGATTCAGTAGATGGCGCTGGTGCAATTTTAACATTCACTGATTCAGGAATTGGTGGCGATGCTGTAGCAAACTATTCCGCTGTACCATTTACTACAAGTTCAATTGGTACTGGAGCTGAAATTAACATAGGGTTTACAGGAAATGTATATACAGTTACCGCTCCTGGTGCAGGATCAGGATACACACAAGGTGAAACTTTACTAGTTCTTGGTTCTGATTTAGGTGGCGCAAGTCCAGGAAACGATGCAACAGTTACTATCGACAGCGTTGGTGGTAGTGGTGAAATTACAGGAGTTTCAGTTACAGGTACGGCTGTTAATAGTGCAACATTTACTAATATTGTATCAGGATTTAATGTCTTTGGTACTGGAGCAACATTTAATGTTACTCAAAACGCTGACACAACTTATACTGTTGTATTAGGTTCAACAGCTGGAGATAGTTATGCTCAAGGTTCAACACTTACAATACTAGGTTCTAACGTTGGCGGTACATCACCAACCAACGATATTACTATTACAATTACATCAGTAGATGGCGCAGGAACAATTTTAAGTATTACACATACAGGTACATCAGCGGCTCCTACGCAGGGATTTGCAGTTGGCGACAGAATGTTTATTATAGGAGACACATTCCCAGGTGGAAGTAGTCCAACTAACGATGCACTCATAGAAGTAACATCTGTAAATTCTGGTGTTATTACCGGATTTACTATTACTGGTACAGGACCAAATGCTAACGAAACATATCCAAGTGTAACGTATACATATCCAGCAGGAGCAGGTGTTGGTGCAGACTTCAGTGTTACAAAAACTGCAACAGTTTATGGAGTAAACATTACTAATGCAGGCGGCGGTTACTTAGTTGGCGAAACATTTGTAGTAGCAGGTACCGAACTAGGTGGTGCAACTCCAGCAAACGATGCAACAATTACTGTACTAACTATTGACAGTGGCGGAGAGATCCTAACTGTAAGTATTTCAGGAACAGGTAATGATGAGGTTGTATACCAAGATATATCACAATCAGCAGGACAGATAACAACATTATCTGGTAGTACTGCAACATTTGATATTACAATTAGTAACCAAGTATATTCAGCAGTAGTTAATACTCCAGGAACTGGATACTTTCCAGATCAAAACATACGTGTTCCGGGTACACAACTAGGTGGCGAAAGCCCAGCAAACGATTTAACAATTAATATTCTTACTACAGATAATAGCGGAACAAGAACCGGAGAAGGTTCAATTGCTTCAGTATCTACCGCAGGTACAGGACCAAGTGGAGTAGGATCATATGTTGATGTTGGTCCAACACCATTAGGAAACTTTGGTTCAAATGCAGAATTTACTATTCAAAGAACTAGTAGCAGTTATAGTAATCCAATAATTACAGTTGATGGTGAATCTTATGTAGCTGGTAATAAAATTAAAGTAGCAGGTACAGAGTTAGGAGGTACATCACCAACTAACGATGCAACAATTACTATTGCTGAAGTAGCAACAGACGGTAGTATTGTTGACGCAAGTATTGTAGGAACAGCAGTTGCAGGAGATACAACAGTAACGTATGCAACAGTAACTATGTCAGAATTAATAACTGCTCAAATACCAGCTAGAACATTAATTGGATTTGCGGCGTTGGCAACTACAGAAGTTTCATTTGCATCAGCACATGGATTGATTCCAGGAGATGCATTTATTGTTACAGTTAACTCAGACGATGGCGTTAACAATCATACACTATTAGAAGGACCGTTCTTTGCACAACAGGTTCCAACTACAACAAGTTTAAGATATCAGTGTAGAGCTCCAGGTACTATTACACAAACAGGTGATATTAGTGCAACGCTTTATCCAAGACCAGATAGTTTCTTTGTACACAGACCATATGATGGTGGAGTTATGCTTGGAACAGGAGGACCGCAACACGGTGCTCAAGCAATTAGACAGAGTAAAAAATATATTAGATACCAGTCAGGTAAAGGTATTATGTATACCACTGGTGCGTTGTTTGCTCCAAGTTACGATCTATTAGATGTAACAGCAGACGATCTACTAGCAGGTACTTTCATTACAGTTACAACAGATGACGTTGACCATGGACTACAAGTTGGTGGACAAATTAGATTAATTGGTATTGAAACTCCAGGATATAATGGAAATTACACAGTAGCAAGTATTGTAAGTGAAAGAACATTTAAAGTTATTTCGCAAATTGCTCCTGCTTCATTAACACCAGTATTAAGTACAAGAGCCCAAGTATCATTACTTAACTGGCACGGTGCAACTGTGCGTTCAGGTGCATTTGATGATCAAAACGGAATCTTTATGGAGTACGATGGAACAAACTTTAGTGCAGTACAAAGAACTGCTACACTACAGTTAGCAGGTACTGTTGCAATTAATGTTGATTCAAACACATGTACAGGGTCAGGAACAAGATTTAGAGATCAGTTAAAAGCTGGTGATAGAATTGTTATTAAAGGAATGACACACGTTGTTTCACAGATTACAGCAGATAATGCTATGACAGTAACACCTGACTTTAGAGGTAATTCAAATGCTACTGGTGTGAAATTATGTTTGATTAGTGATAAGAAAACTAAACAAGCTGACTTTAACAAAGACACACTAGACGGTCTAGGAAGTAGTGGATATATCATGGACATCAGTAAGATGCAGATGATTGGTATTCAGTACAGTTGGTACGGTGCTGGATTTATTGACTACATGCTACGTGGTGATGATGGTAACTTTATTTTCTATCACAGAATGCGTAACTCAAACATTAACACAGAAGCATTTATGCGTACTGGTAACATGCCTGTGCGTTATGAAGTTACTAACGAAGGTCCAAATGATAGGCTAGCGACGGCAATGGATGCAACACAAAATACAATTCCATTAATTACATCTTCATTCTTCCCAACAACTGGTACAGTTATTATTGATAACGAAATGATATCTTATACTGGTGTAACAGGTGATACCCTAACAGGGTGTACTAGAAGTGCTCCACTAACAAACTTTGCGGCAGGTGCAACAAGAACTTATACAGCAGGTGGTGCTGTACCACATGACGAGCGAACTGGTGTAATTTTGATTAGTAATACAATTACTCCAATCATATCACACTGGGGTTCAGCGTTCCTAACAGACGGTGGATTTGATGAAGACCGTGGTTATATTTTCTCATACGCTTCTGCAGGTAACGATATTAGTACATTAAGAAATACTGTGTTTATGTTAAGACTAGCACCTAGTGTTAGTAACGCTATTGTTGGTGACTTAGGTGAAAGAGAACTACTAAACAGAGCTCAGTTGCTACTAGAAGGTATTGAAATTACATCAGACGGATATGACAGTTCAAATAATCCAATTACTGGCGGTATTGTTGTTGAAGGAATTTTGAATCCACAAAACTATCCAATTAATCCAAATGATGTTGGTTGGTCTGCACTAACTGGTGCGGCGGCTGGTGGACAACCGAGCTTTGCTCAAGTTGCTCCGGGAGGTTCTGTTGTATGGTCAACTGGTGCTACACAGGTTATTAGAAGTGCAACAGTACAAGGTCCAATGACACAAACTGCTGAATTCTTATACGGTAATAGAAATAGTAGATATCAGTATTTGTCAACAGCAGAGTTTGCCGCTTTAAATGGCGAAGTTACAACAGGTGTGCAGGTTACTGCATCAGGTAGTAACGACTATACAAGTAATCCAAGAACTATTGAAGAAGTTTATCAAGAACCATGGTACGGTAGAGTACGTTTAAGATTTAATCAAAATATTCTAGTACAAAATGCTGATCCAACAGTAACATTTAGAATTGGTGGAGATTTAACTGGTTCTAACTACTTGTTCTTTACAGAAACAACCTGGAACGCAACAGGCGCTATTGCAGGCGACATTGTTGAAGACTCTAAGTTCTCAGCGGGTACTGCGGTTGCTGGTGTGCAAGAACTATCATTTGGTTCAACAACATATTACAGAGTAACGTTTACACAGAGTTCAAATGCAACGATAACAGCAGGTGATACGGTAGGGTTCTTATTTGGACAACCACCTTATGCACAGCCAGGTGAAACTGTATTCTCCTTTATTGCAACACCAGGACAATCAAGTTCATTATCTCTAAGCTCATTGAAAGAGTTAACTAATACCACACTAGGTGGTAGAGGAACTTATCCAAATGGTCCAGACGTATTAGCAATCAACGTTTATAAAACAGGTGGTACAGATACTAAAGCGAACATTATTCTAAGATGGGGTGAAGCTCAGGCTTAACGTACTACGTTAAATGCTATAGTAGTTCGAACAACGTTTTTACTACTAGGCATTACTGCATGTTTTAAGTAAGAAGGGAAAAGTAATAACTTGCCCTTTATAGGTTGGAATTCGAATTGTCGGCGGCCGTACTGTGAGTTTTCGTTATGTGCATATTCAACATATGGATTAGGATTTCTAAAACATAACCCACCAGCGTTTTCATTAGCTCTTACCCAATACACTCCTGATATCTTATTCATACCATGTTCGTGTTCAGTATGTATATCGCCTTCGTGATAGTCTTGTGTCCACCAAGTGTATTGATTAACGTCATGTAAATGTTTAATACTAGATTGTTGTTGAAATCTATTAACACAATCTTGTATCTCACCAAATAATTCAGGCACATCGTTGATTAGATGTACTACTTTTTTATCTTCAAAGTAATCAGTAGCGTGGGGAGCATTGTTATCAGGTCTTGGAATTAAAGACAGTCTTGGCACTACAAACTGTTCAACTTCATTTGCAATGCGTTCTGGAACACTATGTTCCAATATAGGAATAGAAAATAATTCTCTAAAGACTGACATAGTAATTAAGTTTATTACCTATTTCTTGTAACACAGTTTCTCTAGGTTGTATATTAAATGCAATAGTAATACGAGGATCATCTTGTTCCCAATCACTAGTCATATGTTCAACGCCTTTGCTATTAGTAATAACTAGTTGACCATTTTTGTTTTCAACGCTAGTAATTTCTTCTTCGCCTATATTGCGATATAATGTTTGTGAAGGCTCACTGTGTACACCTAAGTATCCGTGGAAACAATTATCATTATCTCCGTATTCATGACCGTGCCATTCTAGTGTACGACCTTTATTAGGCCAATAGTTTAACCAACCAACGATCCAATATTCTAAACTAGTGTCATGCTCGATGTTTTTAAATTCTTCTCTTATTGAACGTTGTAGTTCAAACATCCCAGGCATAATACTTGTAAATAAATTATAATACTGACTTACTGCGGTAGGTATTGAAGTATGTTGTGTTTCAAGACTTAGGTTAGGTATTGCAATTTCGTTTATAATTTGTTGATAAACAAAACTGCAATTATGTTTTAACTGAGATAAATTTAAATCTAAATTAGCCTTGTGGATTTGCATCTGAAGTAGCCTCTGGTTGTACTATAACACCTTGACTATCACCTGGAATAATTCTAAAATTATCTTCAATAGAATCGGGTGTACTTACTTCAGTAATACTACTACCCGCTTCAAGTGCTTCTAATTGGTGCGGCATCAATGGTGGATTTCTCCATGTGTCTCCTGGACCTAAAATCTTTTCCATAACTGTAGCTGTTTGCGTATCAATATAACGCAATTTAAATGATCCAGCATTTACAAACCATGATTCATCTTTTTCTTTATGAAAGTGCATACTAAACTTTGCACCAACCTTTTCAAAAACCATAATTTTTCCACAATATAAATCATTGGTTGCCCAAATTAATTCATATCCCCAACCTTTATCTACTTTACCACTATGTCTTGCTGGCATTTACATACTCCTCAATTGTTCTAAAATTATGAACACCTATACTATTAATTAACTTGTTATTGTCTGAACAGGTGTAATACTGGTATTGTCCTTTAAGCTCTTCTGGCATAGGAATTTCTTCAATTTTAGCATTATACTTTTTGGCATACAGTTCAGCAATATCCATAAATGAACGAGGTGTACCTGTACCAACATTCCATATATCTGTATTGTCAACATCAATAAACTTTTCGATAATTTCACATACATCGCCAACATGAATAAAATCTCTTTCAATTTTATCACTGCCTTCAAACACTTTGATAACTCCTGTTTCTTTGGCTTGTTTTTCAAACTTGCCAAATACACTTTGTTGGTCACCTTTGTGTTCTTCACCTGGTCCATATACATTAAAGAATCTAAAACCTTGTACATTAATCATAAACTCTGGAACTTGCATTACAAATCTATCAAACAAATATTTGCTCCATGCATATGCACTCTGTGGTTGTAGTTTAGAATTTTCTACAAACGTATCACCATATACACCAGCAGTACTAGCATACATCATTGATGTTCCTTTTTGATCACATAGTTGTAACAAACGCATTGAAAACTCATAGTTTTGTTCCATAATTTTTTCAATGTCTCGTTCAGTAGTGCTACTAATAGCACCTAAATGGATTACCCTATCATATGGTTCAGGATCAGGAATAACATTAGGCTTCCATTCAAACCCTTCAACATTGTGTCCTTTATGTTGTAAGTACGATCCAAGATGTTTACCAATAAAACCTTCATGTCCTGTAATTAAAATATTCATTCTGCAACCTCGTTCATTTTGTCTATAAGTTTAGTTGTACTCGCACCGGCAATAGTTGGAAATATAACTACATCAGCTAAATGGTTTCCTACTACTGTGTCAACTGTATAATCTCCGCCTTTAACAATTATATTGGGCAAGACATTTTGTAAAGTTTCTAATGGAGTATCTTCATCAAATATAATTACCTCATCAATAAACCCTAATTCTAACAAAGCGGCTTTACGGGTTTGTTCATCGTTAATGGGTCTAGTTTCGCCTTTTAAACGCTTTACACTTGCATCGCTATTAATGCCCACCACGAGGCGCTTTCCAAGCGTGTGTGCGTGTCTTAGTAGCTTTAAATGGCCTATATGTAGTATATCAAACACTCCGTTAGTCCATACAATTCCAGTTGATAAATCGTTTTTGGTTACAACAGCAACACCACGTTTTTCAACAATACGTGCCGCCCCATAACATGCTAATTTACATGATTCAACTACATCTCTTCCTTGTTCAATACCATATGCAATGATAGCAAGTACAGTATCACCAGCACCTGTTACGTCAGCAACTTCTCTCACTTCTTCTTTACAATGCCAACTTTCTTGTGCATTAATTATATGCATACCGTTAGCACCATCAGTTACAACAAGCCATTCCCAACCATATGTTTGCAAATTTTGTTGAGCATCTCTAATATCAAATTCGCCAAACCATTCTACATATTCTTTCATGTTTGGTTTAACCAGGTACGCATTTGTGTAATAACTAGGATGTTGTTTAGGATCTACTAAAACTTTGCATTTACGTTTTAATAGTTTTTCTACTGTTTGCTCACGTACTGTACCTTTTGCATAATCACTTACACAAACAATATCGTCAGCAGTTAGTGAATCAAGTAGTCTATGTAAACTACTTGTACCTATATATGTTTCTTCACGGTCCCAACGCATAATGTGTTGCCCACCTTGTCCAACTAGTCTAGTTTTAGTTGTTGTGACAGCATGATCAGATGCAATGTTTGCTTCAATTTTTGTGTTACCAATCATTTCAAGTAGTTTATATCCGTCATCGTCTTGACCGATACTACCATATAATGCAACGTCTCCATTGATAGATTTAATATTAAGAGCCAAATTTCCTGCCCCACCAATGCTATATTGTTGGGCTTCTTCAAGTAAAACAGGTACAGGTGCTTCTGGACTTATTCTATTTGTATTACCCAAAATCCATCGGTCTAACATTATGTCGCCGTAAACTTTAATCATTTAACTTTCCGATTCTTGTAATAATGATACTAGTTGAAATACTGTTTGAAGTTTTGTTAAGTTTTGTTTATTTTGGAGTGTGTTACGCAATCCCATATGCAACGGCTTTGGCCAATTTTGAAAACTAACCCATGCATATCCATTATGTTCATCATTTAGAACAGGGAGAAATTCATCCTTTACAACACACAAGTAAGTATGAAATTGAAATTTATCATCGTTACTTACAAACGTTTCTAACGGTATTGATTTGATAATTTTTGGAACACTACCAAGTTCTTCTTCAACTTCACGTAGTAGAGCTTTATAAGGGATTTCTTTATCTTCGTTGGTTCCGCCAACAAGACCCCAAACATTGTTTTGTTTTGATTGTGTGCGATGTAAGAATAAGAAACGTTGTGTTGTCAACGAATAGAATAATGCACCACTACAAATAATTTGTTCCATACAAGTACTTATTTAGAGTACTAAGCGCCAGCTTCCTTTTCGATATTCGCCTTCAAAGGATAGTGTCCATTCTGTACCATCCCATTTGTATTGGATACCTGAAGTTAAATTGGTTGTGTATGTAACATCAGTTGCTGGGTTATTTTTTGTGCTTGAGTCAAATACTATTTGCCATTGTGTTCCACTCCATTCGATAATGTCGTTTTCACTAGCAACTAGTGTGTCATTACCACTAGAGTCTTTCCAAGCATCGGCACCATCTGTGTTTGCTGTAGCACCAATATCACCTAATAAAAGTATTCTAGTGCCAGCTACTTTTAAGTTAACTGGGTTAACTCTAGTCGGATCAATAATTGCATCAATAGTTCCTTTTTGTGGACTATTTGGTAATCCTAATACTGTATTAGTTGGAATAGTATCTTCGTCCCAATTAACAATAATTTGTGTTTCGTCTAAGTTGTTAAGTGCAAATGTACCTACAACCGGTGCGGCCAAGTCAATTCTATTTAAATATATTTTACTTAATCCTGCGGCATACTCACCAGGTTCAGATTCAAGTACTTCTCTCCAATTAATTTCTCCACTAATTCCATTTTTACCAAGTTGAACAATAGTGTTAGTAACAATAGCATCATAGCCTGACGCTGTTGTAACTTGAAGATGTATTCTACCATCTGCATCTTTGTTTTTAATAGAGTTGCCCCAGCTATCATCGTATGCATTAAGTTCTGGCATTGACTGTCCTAAGTCAATAGTTCCTTTAGTTTCATCAAAGATACTCATTATAACATTTGTAATAACTCCTAACTTCTTAACCTTAGCAGGAGGACTAATAAAAATAGGTGTTTGAAATCCTAGTGTAGCAACATCAATTTCAGTGTCAACTCCCATAGGAATACTTCTTGAACTAAAATTAATATTTTCTAAATTAACAACTGATAACGAAGTCCAATCTACATAGTTGTCTGTAGTTTGTATTTCTAAACTTGGATTAAACAACATTAATATCTGTTCTAAAATCTGTAATTTTTGTTCTGTGTTAGTTGACCAAATATCGCAATTAATATTCAACATATAAGGTGTTGGCATTAATCGTTCAACAGTATAGTTTGAACCTTGAGTATTTAAATACTCGTTACTGTTTTCATCATAAGTACGTTCTCTAAGATGCACCTTACCTGTATAGGTTGCGTCAGCAGTTCTTGTACGATCCATTTCCATGCCAGTAACATACACCCCAATGCGTGGCGCACTTGGTATTTTATTTTCACTATTGTCTTTTATAATAGCACCAACTTGTCTTGTAATGTCTCCATACATGACTGGAATTTGTGTTAAGTTACCTTTGCTATCAGCATAAGAAAAATTACTCAGTAGTCTTACCATTTGAGTAATGTATCTTCTTATTTGTCCATCATAGAAGTGTTGCATTAATTATCTGCCTTTGGTTTGAGTGCTTTACTCAATGGTTGTCTTTCTGTTACAGTTTCGCCACCAATAATATTACTAGTAGTATTGTTAACAAAAGTACCTTTTTGTGTAGCACGTGAATCTGTATTTGTCAATGTCATACGTACATTATCTTCTTGTTTGACCCATCGACTTCCGTCTTGTCTAAATAATCTATTAGGCATAAAATCTGTCCTTAGGAAATAATCTCCTTCAATTGAATTTGTAGGGAAACTTGCCCCATGTCCAAACGCTTCTCCGTTAGGTGGAATACCATCGCCAAGTAAGTAACCTTGATATCCTGTACGTTCTGGAGTTTGATTAATTCTGTCAGCTAATAATTCTTGTGAACTAGAATCCAAATCATTCATATCAACTGTAACTAGATCAGGCTTGCCGTCTTTGTTTACAGCTAACGTGTATAAGTTTGTAGTATCGTATCCTGACTTAGGTGCATCAGCTTCTGCTTGTGCAACTACTGCATTATTAATTTGCATCTCTTTTTCGTATGTACTAAGAACATCACGTAGTGTGTTTGTACTTCCTTCTTCTGAAGGTAAATCAAGTATTTCTTTAAACTCTTGTGAATCAACAATTTGTTTTAATTTAATTCTGTATAAATGTGGATACCAAGTTTGTGTAAATCCTTCAGCGGCTCTGTTTACGTCTTCTACAACATAGAAACGTTTTAGTGCTACAGTATAATCATTAAGTGCATATTCGTCTTTTAAATGCGGAAGTTCAATAACATCTCCTGGCATAATTTTACGCCCTAGTGTTCTAACACTATAGTTGATTGGAATTGTCATAAACAATGTATCGTTTTGTAAAAATAGACCAAATTGACTCATATCAAAATCAATATCTTGAATATTGTAAATGCCACGTATTGTATAAATGTCTGGATCGTATTTGCGATCTCTATTTTCTAAGAATAACATATCCTGTATGTTAGTTTCTTTAACAGCATCATAGCGAGGTTGTGCAGGCGTAGCGTCTGCTTCGTCTGGATTTGAAGGGCCTAGATACTTGTGTACAAAGACATCTGTACCACCAACTGTAAACATTTCGGTGATTGTTTTGTCTAAGAAATCGTAATCGTTGCCCTTTTCGGGTTTGTATAAACTGAGTCTTGGCATAGTATAAGTATTTATCGTTAGCATAAATACTAGTGGAGAACAAGAAATGGCATTAAGCACACAAAAACAAGAGGTATTCGATTACGTAAACGCTATGTTAGGCGGTGGTATGATCGATGTTGAACTTGACCCTATTCATTATGAAACTGCACTAGAAAAAGCCTTTGGCAAATTTAGACAGCGTAGTGATAACTCAGTAGAAGAGTCATATCTTTTTATGCCTACTATACTTGATCAAAATGAATATACACTACCGCAAGAAGTAGTTGAGGTGAGAAAATTATTTAGACGTTCAATTGGTTCACGTTCAGGTGGCGGAGATGGTGGCACATTATTTGAACCATTTAACATGGCATACACAAACACTTATTTGTTATCAAGTTCAAACATGGGCGGACTAGCAACATACGATATGTTCAGTCAATACCAAGAATTAGTAGGACGAATGTTTGGTAGCTTTATTGAATTTAATTGGAATACTACAACTAAAAAATTAACACTACTACAACGCCCAAGAGCAGAAGAAACATTACTGCTATATGTTTACAATCACAGACCAGATAGTGAATTACTTAATGACTATCTTGCAAAGCAATGGATTAAAGATTATACCCTTGCAAGTTGTAAGTATATGCTAGGCGAAGCACGTTCAAAGTTTGCTACTATTGCAGGTCCACAAGGAGGTTCAACTCTGAATGGCGATGCACTAAAAGCCGAAGCACAAGCTGAAATGGAAAAGCTAGAAGAAGAACTAAGAATGCAAGTAGCAGGCGGCGTAGGCTACGGATTCACAATCGGCTAATAAACACTTGACTTCCTGATAAATCTATTGTATAATAGTTTTAATTTATAAGGAGTTAACCTGTGATTATTGGTGTATGTGGTTTAATTGGTAGTGGTAAAGATACTATTGCTGACTATTTAATTAGTGAGCATAATTTCCAAAAAATATCATTTGCAGATAAACTTAAAGATAGCGTAGGCGTTATGTTTGGGTGGAGCAGAGATATGCTTGATGGTAAAACAATCGAATCTAGAGAATGGCGTGAGAAAGTAGACGAGTTTTGGTCAAAAGAAACTGGACGTACAATTACTCCTAGACTAGTATTACAAGAATTTGGTACAGAATGTATGCGTAACGGATTCTATGATGGTATTTGGGTATCTCTAGTAAAACAAAAAATTACTGACAATCCAGATATTAATTGGGTATTACCGGATACACGTTTTCCTAATGAAGCAAAAATGCTACATGAAGTAGGCGGACATGTATGGCGTGTAAAACGTGGAGAAGATCCTAAATGGTTTACAGAGTATCTTGAGTTTGATACAGAGCCTACTGATATTCATCCTAGCGAATGGGCTTGGGCTCATACTAAATTTTCACAAACATTAGAAAACAACGGTACTATTGCTGAGCTTAGAAGTCAGGTCGCAGATCACCTTGCTTCCATCTAAATCCTTCTTTGTAAATAATTTTAGTGCAATTAGCACATATTGTTTTTAGATTACTAAACCTTATATTATTAAGATCACCGTCAATGTAGTACACTGAAAACTGCTCCGGGTGTTTGCTTTTAAACCCACACTTGTCACATTCTGTTTTCTTTTCATACCCTGATTGTTTCCATTTAGAAGCACCGTGTATAGGCTTGCCGTGTCTAGTACATGACTCGCATTTACTTCTATAAAAGGGTTTTCCGTTTTTGTAGTAGTTTATAGCTACAGGTTTAGTGCCGCATTTACATAAAGGTCTCATATATGTATTTACCTGCCCTTTTTGGTCCCTTTTTCTCGGTTGATTATACACCTATTTTAGCAAAATGGTATAAATAATAGTAACATGCTATATCAACAGGAGAAAATAAAATGGCTTTAGTATCACCAGGAGTACAGGTCAGCGTTATAGACGAAAGTTTCTATACACCAGCTGAGCCAGGTACAGTACCAATGATTTTTGTTGTTTCCGCACAAGACAAAACGAACGGTGCTGGAACAGGAACAGCCGCAGGTACAACAGCGGCAAATGCAGGCAAACCATATTTGGTTACCTCACAAAGAGAATTAACAGACTTGTTTGGAGATCCAACTTTCTATACGGACACAAACAACAATGCACTACACGGTAGTGAATTAAACGAATACGGGTTACAAGCGGCCTACTCATACTTAGGAGTAGCTAACAGAGCTTATGTAACTAGAGCATCATTAAACACTAAAGAACTAATGGCATCTGCTACAGCACCAGCGGCTAATCCAGCAGACGGCACTTATTGGTTTGATACAGCAAATAGTGTGTTTGGTATTTTTGAATGGAACGGCGCATCGGCTAGTGTTACTGGCGGACAGAGCTTTACTAACAAAATTCCAACAGTGATTACAGATACAACTAAAGTAACAGGCGGCGCACCAAAAACTTCTGTTGGCGCAATTGGTGACTACGCTATCGTTGCAACTACAACACTTAACAAGTTATACTACAAAAAATCCGATGGTACATGGGTACAAGTAGGAACTACAGCATGGATTAGTTCATGGGCAACTGTTACTGGTACGGTTTCCAACGCAACAATTACTAACGGTGCTTCGATGAGCATTAACGGAACTGTAGTAACTAGTGGCGGAACAGCATTAAGTGATGTTGTAAGTGCTATTGGTTCAGCAGGTATTGCTGGAGTTACTTCAGCAGTAGTTAACAACAAATTAGAGATTTATTCAACAGGCGTAGACGTTGTATTAGCAACTAACGCTTCAACACTATTAGCAGAGATTGGTTTAACAGCGGCTACTTTTAAAGCACCGAAGTTAAGTATTGCTCCGCATACTAGTGTACCTGAATATAAGTCAACTGACACAAGTCCACGTCCAACAGGAAGTATCTGGGTTAAAACTACACAACCTAATTTAGGTGCTAACTGGAAAGTTAAAATGTGGAACGGCACAACTAGCTTGTGGGAAACTAAGTCAGCTCCAATGTATGCAACACCTGAAGCGGCGTTGTTTGCATTAGATAAAGCAGGCGGCGGTAAAAACTTACCTGTAGGCGCAGTTTACATCAAAACTAATAATGATGAAGCAACTGATCCAATTGGTGACTTTAAGATTCACAGAAGACAAGCAACTGGTAATACTAAAATTATTTCAGATATTATCACAACACAACTAGTAACTGGAACTTATGCTTTTGATATTGCAGAAACTAGTCCAGCAAGTGCTGTACTAAGTGCGGCAGTTACAGTAAGTGTTACAACAAACGGTAATGCAGATGATGCAGATGATGTTGCAGGAGCAATTAACTCCGCAGGATTAACTAACGTTGTAGCAAGTGTTGATGCTTCAAACAGAATTGTTATTGAACACAATGACGGTGGTGACATCCACATTACAGATACTAACAGCGGATTAGCTTTAGCAGGATTTGTAGCTTACAATGGCTCAAATGCGGCAACAGCAACACCAAACTTGTATACAGATGCCGCAGGCAATGCATACGATATGGTTGCTAGTAACTGGAAATACTTAACATATACTGCAAGTACATTGGCTCCAACAGCATTAACAACTGATGGTGCATTATGGTACAACAGTATTGTTGACGAAGTAGACTTAATGATTCATAACGGTACTACATGGGTAGGTTATCAAGATTCAACTGCACCTTTTTATAATGCAGTAAGTGGTGATAAAACAGATCCAGCAGGACCAATTGTTTCAGCTACTGAGCCAACTAAGCAATCAGATGGAACTGATCTTAAAAATGGCGACATTTGGATTAGTACAGCAGACTTAGAAAATTATCCTAAGATTTACAAATACAATGGCACTTCATTGAAGTTCATTGCACTTGATACAGGCGACCAAACTACTGAAGACGGTATTTTGTTTGCTGATGCACGTTATGGCATTTCAGGTGTTAAAGGTGATACAGCAGGAACTATTGCTGAATTACTAGTAAGTAACTTCTTAGACTTTGACGCTCCAGATCCGGCACTATATCCAAAAGGTATGTTGCTTTGGAATACTAGACGTTCAGGATTTAACGTTAAGAAATATGTACGTAACTACATTGATACTACAGGACTTAATATTAGATTTAACAACGACGAGTCAATGAGTGCATACGCAACTAACAGATGGGTAACTGAATCAGCTAACCAAGAAAATGGTGCAGGCTCTTTTGGTAGAAAAGCTCAACGTAAAGTTGTAGTACAAGCATTACAAGCAATGGTTAACAGCAATGCTGATATTAGAGATGATAATTCAAGAATCTTTAACTTGATGGCAACACCTGGTTACTCAGAGCTAATTGGTGAAATGAAAACACTTAACTATGATAGAGGCATTAGTGCATTTGTTGTAGGTGACTTACCGTTTAGATTAACACCAGATGCAACTTCATTGAACGAATATGCAACTAACGTAAAAGGTGCAGTTGAAGACAATGACGATGGACTTGTAACATACGATGAATACTTAGGTGTGTTTTATCCAAGTTTATTCACAAGTGATAACGCAGGTAACAACGTAGTTGTTCCAGCTTCACATGGTATCTTACGCACAATGGCACTAAGCGATCAAGTATCGTTTCCATGGTTTGCTCCAGCAGGAACAAGACGTGGTGGAATTACAAATGCTTCAAGTGCAGGATACATTACAAGCGAAGGTGAATTCCAAAGCGTAGCACTTAACGAAGGACAGCGTGATACATTGTACAGCAATGCTATTAACCCTGTAACGTTCTTAAGTGGTGCAGGACTTGTTAACTTTGGTCAAAAGACAAGAGCTAAAAATGCTAGTGCTTTAGACAGAATCAACGTTGCAAGACTAGTAATTTACTTACGTTCACAGTTTAACAAACTTGCTAAACCTTATATCTTTGAGCCAAATGACAAAATCACACGTGATGAGATTAAAGCACAAGCAGATAGTTTACTATTAGAGTTAGTAGGTCAAAGAGCATTATATGACTTCTTAGTAGTGTGTGATGAATCAAACAACACACCAACTAGAATTGATAGAAATGAGCTTTACTTAGATATAGCAATTGAACCAGTGAAAGCTGTGGAGTTTATTTACATTCCATTAAGACTTAAAAACACTGGTGAGATAGCAGGACTTTAATATGATAAATACTAATAAGCAGGAGATATTATAATGGCAATTTCAACACTAAGCAAAATTACAGTACCTTTGGATTCTAGCTCTTCAGCTAGTAACCAAGGTTTGTTGATGCCGAAACTACAATACCGCTTTAGAGTGAGTCTTGAAAATTTTGGAGTATCAACACCAACAACAGAACTAACTAAACAGGTTGTAGACGTAACAAGACCTAACGTAAGTTTTGAACAAATTACAGTAGATGTGTATAACTCACGTGTATACCTAGCAGGTAAACACACTTGGGAACCAATTACACTTAACCTACGTGAAGATGTTTCAAACAACGTACAAAAACTTGTTGGCGAGCAACTACAGAAACAATTTGACTTCTTTGAACAAAGTTCGGCGGCGTCAGGTAGCGATTACAAATTCGTTACAAGAATTGAAATATTAGACGGTGGTAACGGTGCTAATACAGCAAGTGTACTAGAGACATTTGAATTGTATGGTTGTTACTTAGAGTCAGCAAACTACAATAGCTTGTCTTACTCTACTAACGATCCAGTAACTGTTGCACTAGCGATACGTTATGACAACGCTATCCAAAGCCCACAAGGAACAGGCATAGGAACAGCAATCGGACGTACAGTTAACACAGCTATTACAGGCGGCGGCGCTAGTTAATAACAATAACAATATTTCCTGAAGTATATAAAAAGGGTGTCTTTAATTAGGCATCCTTTTTTTTTATCTACGCACTTAATTATATTAGATAAATATTAGTATAAGAGTATGAGGAATACGTAAAAATGGCAAATAAACTTAACGGTTTTTTAAACAACTTAATAAGCGGAGCATTGAGTCCTAAAGGAAACCTAGGCGATGCGGCTCACGCGGCAAGACTTTATGTTGATGATGCACATAGATTAAGTCCTAAATCTAAATTTCTTTATCATGTAACATTTAATTTAAATCCAGAAGCTGTAGCATTAATTCCTCAATTAAAAACACAAGAAATTAATATGCTTGTTAAACAAGTTGACTTACCTAAGTATCAAATTGCAACAACGCTAAAACATCAATACAACCAAAAAAGAAATTTACAAACAAGATTAGATTACGATCCAATTAATGTTACATTCCACGATGATAACTATGGTCAGACAACTGCTATGTGGGAAGCATATTATAGATATTATTTTAAAGATGGAAACTATGCAAGTGTAGATGGTAGTTCTAATCCTAACACTTCAAACGCGGCCTACAACAGAGGTAATACGTACCAAGGTGAATTGTCAAATAGTTATAGATACGGAATGGACAATGATAGTTTCAAACCGTTCTTTGAAAGTATTCAAATTTATCAAATGTCAAGAAAGCGTTATACTTGTTTTACTTTAGTTAATCCAATAATTAGTGCTTGGGAACATGATAGTTTAGATAACAGTTCAAGTGATACAGTACAAAATTCAATGACAGTTCAATACGAAACTGTATGGTATGCTAGAGGTCCAGTTAAAGACGGCATTGCTCCTAAGAGCTTTGGTAGTGCTAGTGGACATTATGATCAAACACCAAGTCCTAATTCATTAGCAGGTGGAGGAACATCAAGTGTGTTTGGCATTGGCGGCATTGCAGGAGGCATAGCAGATGTCTTTGGAGACATTAGTAGCGGCGCGGCATTTAGTAGTCCGGCAAACTTTTTAGGAACAGTATTAAAAGCAACTAGCATTACACAAAATGCTAAAAATTTAGGATCAGATGGATTACGCCAAGAAGGATTTGGTATCTTAAAAGACCAAATTGGCAAAGCTACAGGTATTGATGTTAGTGGCGTTGCAAACGTTGCATTTCCTAAATCAAGTGGACTAGGTGGAGACTTTAGTACTATTGCTACAGTTGCAGGAGTGGCTGGATTAGCCGGCATTGCTTCTGGAAAAATACCAAACCCACTAAGTAGTGTTACTAACTTCTTAAGTGGTAATAAAGGAGCGGCTGATTCATTAGCTAAAGCAACAGCATTTAAGAAAAGTCATATTAACAATGGAGGCAGTCCAATACCGCAAATGATAACTGCGGCATACAATGCACAAAGTGAAGCAAACAAAGTTAAAGCACGATCGGCGGCTATTGCAAATGCTAACGGATCAAGCCTAGACTTTACATAGGAATAAATTATGCCATCAACGCCAACAAACTTATACGGTAACCTTCCTGCAAAAACAGGAGATAGTGCTACATCAGTAAAACAATTCTTTGATCAATATTATACAAAACCGTTTGAATTTTCAAGCAATGAAGTTGATGCAACAGTTGGGTTCTTTGCTAAAAGAGGGTTTGATGAAGTTAGTTCAACTAGTGTTGCTACTATTGTTATGCAACAAGCAAAGATAGACAATGTAAAAATATTTGAATTATTAGACACTCTAGGAGGGTTTGATGATATACAGTTGAGTACTGTAATTACAGAAATTTTAAATTATAATAGAGCAAAAATTAGTACACTAGGTTATAAAGTGGACCAAGCAACTAATAAACTAGAAACTAGAAACATAGTGGTATAATGCTATGGGTAAGTTTGCTCAAGGTCGCTATTCATTAAAGTTTCCTGAAAAATACTTAGGTACAAAAACACCATTGTATAGAAGTAGTTGGGAATTTGCATTTATGAAATTCTGTGACGAAAGTCCTAGTGTTAGTAAATGGGCAAGTGAGAGTGTTAAAATTCCATATAGAAATCCATTAACAGGCAAGCACACAGTTTATGTTCCAGACTTCTTAATACAGTACAGCGATAAAAATGGTAGACCACATGTTGAACTAATTGAAGTTAAGCCTGATAACCAAACTATGAAAGAGAATGTTGGACGTGATAAATGGCGTCAAGCACAGTATATCCAAAATGTTGCCAAATGGGAAGCCGCAAGAGCATGGTGTAAACAGAAGAAAATATTCTTTAGGGTTATAACCGAAAAAGACATTTTCCACTCAGGCAAGAGAAAATAGGATAAATAATAGTAGTATATAATGGAAAACCAAAATGACTAAAAAACTAGAAGAATTACTCAATTTGCCTGAAAGCCAAGAGATTATTCAAGAAGAAAAGTCAAAGTCTAACAATGTAGTTAAAGCAAGTACTGACGAAGACTTTAGAGACATTGCAGAGCTTGATAAGATTACTGCGGCATTACCAGCTGTAAAAGGTCTAGGAGAATTAGCAGATAAAGAACTCAACGAGATTGCACTAAAAGCTACTACAGCATATGACGACTTAATGGATTTAGGCATGAACGTGGAGGCAAGGTATAGTGGCAGAGTATTTGAAGTGGCTGGAGGAATGCTTAAAACGGCTCTCGATGCCAAAGTTGCGAAACTAGATAAAAAATTAAAAATGATCGACTTGCAACTTAAAAAAGAAAAGCAAGACAAAGACAGTGGATTTGAAGATTCAGGACTTGTAAATGGCGAAGGTTACGTAGTAACAGACCGTAATAGTTTGCTTGAAAAATTGAAAAACATGGATAAATAAACATATAAGGAACTGATATGAAGACATTTGCAGATTATTTAACAGAGTCTAAAAAGACTTATAAATTTAAAATTGGTATTGCCGGAGAGCTACCTGAAGGGTGCATGGACACCATGGAAACTGCACTACAGAAGTTTGGCGTTATTAACATGACTGATTGCAAACGTACACCAATTACAGAACGTCCATTAGATTTTCCTCAATTACAAAATACAGAAGTTAACTATTGCGAAGCTGAATTAGCATATCCAACTATTGCACCAGTAGTAGCAGAATACCTAACACAAACATGCGGACTACCAGAGTCACATTTAATTGTAAGAAATTTAGATGCTCCACAAGAACAGTATCAAGATGCAGAATACAATAAAGTTTACGAGCCAAATTTAGGAAGCGATTTACCAGAATCAGATCCAGCAGTTCACAAGACAGTAACAGGCGAAAGAATTATGGGACTATTAGCAGAGTTAGAACAAGCACGTAAAGAAAGAGAAAACGATCCAATTGGATCTGTTGCAGTTAACAAAGAACAAATTCAAGATATGGGCGAACCAGGTAACACTAGCCCTATGGGGAGCAAATAACATGAAACTAGAAGACATTTATAAAAAAATTGATGCACTTAACGAAGCGGCATCAATGAATATTTCATTAACAGGTGATAGTCCACAAGAAGTAGGCGAACTGTTTAAGGTATTAGGCGATAAAGATATTAATCCAGCACCGGCACCAAGTTTAGGTATGCGTGGTGACATTGAGAAATCAATGGCGGCAATTAAAGGATTAGACGAGCCTATGGGACCACCAAGCGACATGGATGATCTTAAACCTGGAATGCAAAAAGCACCATGCAAGATTTGTGGCAAGCAACATATTGGTGCAAGTAGTTGTAATGATAGTGTTGAAGCAGAAGATTATGACAATAGCCCAGATGAGCAACACCAAGATACTAAGTACATGACTAAAGATTTAAGTGGTGGACTTAACAAACAAAAAGGTTCTTACCCAGCAACAGCTGGAGGTGACAATCCAATGTCACTTGAAGATGAGATTAAAGAAGAACTAAAAAACAAATATGCCGAACTAATGGGCGAAGGTAAATGTCCAGAATGTGGTAAAAATACCAAGAAGAAGCTAATGGCTTGTTCAAGTTGCGGCTGTAGTTAAGAATAATAATAAAGTTAAAACGTCAAACTCAATACCCGCTCCGGCGGGTATTTTTTTGAGTAAATAATAGTATGGCAACAAAGAGTTTAGATGGTGTCTTAACAAAAAAGGCACATACCAGAGATACATATACTGAGGCGCAGATTGAAGACCTACGCAGATGCATGGATCCAAAAGATGGATACTTGTACTTTGCTAAGAAGTTTGCATTCATTCAGCACCCTGTAAAAGGTAAATTATTATTTGATCCGTTTGCATATCAAGAACGGTTACTACAGAGTTATCACGACTTCCGTTTTAATATTAATATGTTACCAAGACAAACTGGTAAAACTACTACTGCCGCAATTTACTTGTGTTGGTATGCTATGTTCCATCCAGATCAAACTATTCTAATTGCCGCACACAAATACACAGGCGCACAGGAAATTATGCAACGTATTAGATACGTGTACGAAATGTGTGCTGATCATATTAGAGCAGGAGTAACAAACTACAACAAAGGTAGTATGGAATTTGAAAACGGTTCACGTATTGTAAGTGCTACTACAACAGGAAACACAGGACGTGGTATGTCCATATCATTACTATACTGTGACGAGTTTGCATTTGTTAATCCTAATATTGCAGAAGAATTTTGGACATCAATATCACCTACACTAGCAACAGGTGGTAGAGCTATTATTACAAGTACACCTAACTCAGACGAAGATACGTTTGCTATTATTTGGAAAGAGTCTGCAGATAAGTTTGACGAACACGGTAACGAATCAGATATTGGTAAGAATGGCTTTCATGGATTTACATGTAGTTGGGACGAACATCCTGACAGAGATGAAGAATGGAGGAAGAATGAAATTGGTCGTATTGGTGAAGAAAAGTTTCGCCGTGAGTATGGTTGCGAATTTTTAATCTATGATGAAACACTTATTAATAGTATTAAGTTAGCATCAATGGAAGGCAAAGATCCAATACTTAACATGGGCCAAACACGTTGGTATAAAAAACCAACAGGGGACAATAGTTACGTTGTTGCACTTGATCCTAGTATGGGTACAGGTGGAGACTTTGCCGCAATACAAGTATTTGAAGTACCAAGTTATAAGCAAGTAGCAGAGTGGAGACACAATGAAACTGCTATACCAGGACAAATTAGAGTTTTAAAAGATATATGTGATTACATTAAAGAATGTTGTAATAACAACGGATCAAATATATATTGGAGTGTAGAGAACAATAGTATTGGAGAAGGTGCATTAATTGTTATTAGAGATCTTGGAGAAGAGAATATACCAGGGCTACTTACAAGTGAGCCTATGCGTAAAGGACATGTACGCAAGTTCCGTAAAGGATTTAACACAACACACAGTACAAAAATTAGTGCTTGTAGTCGTTTAAAGACTATGATTGAGAACGATAAACTAGAAGTAAACAGTAAAGTATTACTATCAGAGCTTAAAGGATTTGTAGCAAGTGGTAGTAGTTATAAAGCAAAACCCGGAGAAACGGACGATTTAGTTAGTGCAACACTACTAAGTATGCGTATAATTGCAGTATTAAAAGACTGGGATCCAAGAGTGTACGAATCGTTTAATCAAGCAGAAGCGGCCGAAGATTACGAACCGCCCATGCCTATATTCGTTTCGACTAATATGAGATAAATATTAACATGAGCAACTTAGAACCAGTGTCAGAAAAACTATTCGCTAAAATTAGAGGCAGATTTCCATCTGTAACAATTGGTGATGAAATGGGTACAGTAACAGACGAGCCTAAATTAGCAAAGTATTTTGACTTTGACTATAAAGAAGGCAATAATGTACTTGGAAAAGTTAGTATTACACTAGATGAAAAATCAGGCATTACTGTATTATATAATCAAGACTTTATGGCTGAAGCTGGAGAAGCTGAAAAAAACAATTGGTATAACTTTTTAAAAGAAATTAGAATTTTTTCTAAAAAACATATGCTAAACTTTGATACAAGAGATATTACTAAAAGTAATCTTGATAAACGAGATTACGCACACTTAACAAAAACTGCCGGAGAAACACAAATGAGTGAGTCAAACATGTACGGTACGAGTAGAACAAGTTTCGAAAATATCGATACTGCTCGCTTAGTACTTAAACACACCAAACCAGTAAACTTAGAAGTTCCTGGATCAAGAACACAAAATGTACACAGTATGTATATTGAAAGTGAAGCTGGCGAAAGATTTAAATATCCGTTCAGACATTTAAATGGTGCAAGAGCAATGGCAAGACATGTTGCCGAAGGCGGAAATCAATACGACGAGTTTGGTAAACATATTGTTGAGATGTCAACAGAATTAAACAAACTACGCAAGTTTAAAACTTACATGAACCGTTCAAGCGTAATGGCAGAAGGCTTAAAAGGTTATATGGAAGCCGTAGATGTAAGACTAGAAAATATTAAAACAGAAGTAATGAAACTACAACGTAGTGCGTATTACAAAGAAGCATTTGAAAACTTTACTCCAGTAGTAAATGAAAATGTTCCAGAAGACGTTGCAGAAAATTGGATTGACCAATTAACTATTAGATCTTTTAACGAAGAATTAAAAGATGTATTTCCATATGTATACAGGTTAGTAAGTGAAGTAACAACGGCAAAAGAAGTATCGCCAGAAGACTTTGTTACAGAAACTGAAGTAGAGGCAGAAGTAGAAGTTTCAGAAGTACAAACTCCAGAAATGGAATTTGAAAGGGCGTTAGATTCAATCGTAGGAGAGGAAGACAATGCATTAATTGACGGTGACGAAGAAGCACAAGCGGCCGCGGTTAAACAAATTAATGGCTTAATGGCTCAACATTTTCCTGCCGGAATAAACGGCACGAATGCAATCGAAAGCATGAAGGGCATTATAGATGACCCAATGCTACTAGACATGTTCAAAAAAGTTGGACAAAAAGATGCAGATACATGTGTCCGTCCATTAGTAATGAAATACTTAAAAGGAAAAAATCCAAGTATATTAACAAAAATTGATACAGGTGATCTTGAAACAGAATCACAGTATACACCAACTAAAGACAAAGATGACTACGATGCTAAACAAAAAGCATTACAAGATTTACAAATAGATCCGGAGACATCAAAAGATCCAGAACTTAAAAAAGAACTAATGAAGCGTAAAGCATCATTAGAAAAAGATGCTGACAAATATGAAGATGACGATACTATGGATGTCAAAATCAATAGTAAAGGTCAAATGATGAAAGCTGATACTCCGGACGACATGGACGGAGAAGAACAAGATACAAGAACAGCAGGTGAGAAGTTAGAAGAGCTAGTTAAAAGTTATTATGACTACACAACTAACAACTTTCCAAAAGGCGAGCAGGCAGTAGTAACTGCATGTGAAAAAGAATTTGGTGAAGAAAGCGTACCAGTAGCTGAGAAGATGATTGCAAGATTAGTGCAAGGAAAAGATGGTGAGATGGAAAGAATCAAATCACTAGCAGGCATTAATAACTAAGAATCACTTTTTTGGCAACCTAGTGGTTGACTTTACTAAGTAACTGTAGTAGTATATAACATGTGCTACTACAAACAGGCACAGCGGAATGTTCCGCATTAAAGCACATAGGCTTAACATATAGGAGGCAATAACTATGGCAACATTAGCAGAGATCAGAGCTAAACTTAAAGAACAAGAGTCACGCACAGGTGGTTCTAATAACAACAGCGGCGGCGATAACGCAATTTACCCATTTTGGAATTTGAAGGAAGGACAGACTGCAACAGTTCGTTTCTTACCTGATGGTGACGAAAATAATACATTTTTCTGGCAAGAACGTTTGATGATCAAACTTCCATTTGCTGGAATTAAAGGCGAGACAGACTCTCGTCCAGTACAGGTACAAGTACCATGTATGGAAATGTATGGGGAAACTTGTCCAGTACTTTCAGAAGTACGTGGCTGGTTTAAAGATCCAAAGTTAGAGGATATGGGTCGTAAGTATTGGAAAAAGCGTTCATACGTATTCCAAGGCTTCGTAACTGATAATCCACTTTCAGAGGATACAACACCTGAAAACCCAATCAGACGTTTCATTATTGGTCCACAAATCTTCCAAATTATTAAGGGAGCATTAATGGATCCAGATATGAACGAACTACCTACAGACTACACAGCAGGTGTAGACTTTAGAATCGCTAAAACATCCAAAGGTGGATATGCTGATTACTCAACATCAAACTGGGCTCGTAGAGAGCGTCCGTTAGATGAAGCTGAGTATAAGGCTATCGAAGACCACGGCTTGTTTAACATGACAGACTACTTGCCTAAGAAACCTGAAGCAGTAGCAGTTGAAGTTATCAAGAAAATGTTTGAAGCATCAGTAGATGGTGAAGCATACGACATGGAAGCATTTGGTCAATACTTTAGACCAGCAGGCGTAAGAGCGGCAACTGGTGATCCAGTTAAAGCAACTACACCAACTCCAGCGGCGGCACCAGCAGTAGCACCAGCAGAGGCTCCAGTAGCTGATGCAGTAGCACCTACGGCAACTGAAGCGGCAGGCGATGGCAACAAAGCAGAAGACATCCTAGCGATGATCAGAAGCCGCCAAAGCTAGTTTAATACTGAGTGGGTGTAGTAGTTTATGCTACACCCTATTCAGACAATCTGATAAGGAGATACAATGGCTAATAAAGCATTTGACGTTTCTAAGTTTCGTAAAAACTTAACTAAATCAATCACAGGCATGAGTAGTGGGTTTAATGACCCTACGGATTGGATTAGTACAGGTAACTATGCCTTAAACTATCTTATTAGTGGCGACTTCCACAAAGGTGTTCCACTAGGTAAGGTAACTGTTTTTGCAGGAGAATCTGGTGCAGGTAAATCATATATCTGTGCAGGTAATATTGTAAAGGCGGCACAAGATCAAGGTATCTTTGTAGTTCTAATTGACTCAGAGAACGCACTTGATGAAAGTTGGTTGAAAGCTCTTGATGTAGATACATCAGAAGACAAACTACTAAAACTTAACATGTCAATGATTGATGACGTTGCTAAAACTATTAGTACGTTTATGATTGACTACAAAGCAATGCCAGAGGAAGAACGTCCTAAGATTTTGTTTGTAGTTGATAGTTTGGGTATGTTGCTAACACCTACAGATGTTGATCAGTTTAACAAAGGTGATATGAAAGGTGATATGGGTCGTAAGCCTAAAGCACTAACATCACTTGTACGTAATACTGTTAACATGATTGGTAGTTGTAACGTAGGATTAGTTTGTACTAATCATACATATGCATCACAGGATATGTTTGACCCAGATGACAAGATCAGTGGTGGACAAGGTTTTATCTATGCATCAAGTATTGTTGTTGCAATGAAAAAACTAAAGCTAAAAGAAGACCTTGACGGTAATAAAATTAGCGAAGTGCGTGGTATTAGAGCAGGTTGTAAAGTAATGAAAACTCGTTATGCAAAACCGTTCGAAGGCGTACAAGTTAAGATTCCTTATGAAACAGGTATGAATCCTTACAGTGGATTGGTTGACTTGTTTGAGAAAAAAGGATTACTTGTCAAAGACGGAAATAGACTAAAGTACACTGATTCTAAAGGTAATGAAGTAAAAGAATATCGTAAAGTGTGGGAAGCAGGCGGTGACGCTCTTGACACAATTATGATGGACTGGAATAACATTGCAGAAGCAGTAGACATGGTTGAAGAATCAGTAGTCGAAACTGAAGTCAAAACTGAAGTCGAAACACAACCAACTGAATAACTATAGCAGTATTAACTAAGGAGATTACATTGGATACAGGTTCAAATATTATAGAAGTGTGGCAAGTGTTTAAAGAATATTTAGACAAAAAGCACATTGAAACTGTTGCTGAAAAGTTTGTTGATTTATGTGCTGATCTAGGTACTAGTGATGAAGCATTTAGAGAAGCATTAGGATCTGACAGCAACTTAGATAAAGCTATTGGTTATTATTTAGAAGAAGACGTTGACGAAGATTCGTACGATAACGAGGACGATTACTGATGGGATGGTATTCTGATATAGCTCGAGACATTAGTAACATTCCTAATGCTATCAACTACTATGAAGATCAATTAGTAGAAGCTAGAAAGGAATGTAAGATTAAAGGCAATGTTGAACGTGCATCAGCTGAGATGCCGGGTGTTGTTGAACAACGATTTAATCAACTACAAGAACTTGAAGCAATATTAGAATACCTAAACATCGAATTGCGTAGGTTACGTAGTTCGTTCTTTAAGAAATATCTTGAAAGTTACCCGCGAGCATTGTCAAGTCGAGACGTTGAAAAATATGTAGACGGTGAAGCTGACGTTGTTGACTACGAAAAGATTATCAATGAGTTTGCACTAATGCGTAACAAATGGCTAGGAGTTTGTAAGGGCCTAGACCAAAAACAATGGCAACTTACTAATATTGTAAAACTAAGAGTAGCTGGCATGGAAGATGCTAGTATATAACACACAGGACTAAAATACGAATATGAATTATCAATTACCAGGGGAAAGAAAAGCGATTGAGAAGTGGGACACACTTCCAGGCGATATCAACTTTGTATTACGAGAAGGTGATGAAGTTGGTGATGATGGCGGCTGTGCATTAGGTGGTGCATGGGTTAAGAAAACTAGCCAAGAACTTTTTGGAAATAAAAAAGTTGTTATCTTTGGATTACCAGGAGCGTTTACGCCAACCTGTAGTTCAGAACAACTACCAGCATACGAAAAAATGTACGAACAATTTAAAGCAGAAGGTGTCGATGAAGTTTATTGTGTAAGCGTTAACGATGCATTTGTAATGAATGCTTGGGCAAAAGAATTAGGTTGTACTAAAGTTAAATTACTAGCAGATGGTAATGCAGACTTTACACATGCTATTGGTATGCTTTGTAATAAAAGAGATAAAGGCTTTGCAAATAGATCATGGAGATATGCTATGTATGTTGAGAACATGATTGTTAGCGAAAGTTTTATTGAAGAAGGCTATAACAACGAAGGAACAGATAATGATCCTTACGAAATGTCAACACCTGAAAATGTAAACCAATATATACAAACTTTAAATCGTTAAAGTTTAAATACTAGTATGAGACACGTACTAGTAACAGGTGGCTTTGATCCACTACATTCAGGACACATTAACTATTTTAAGGCCGCAAAACAATTAGGTGATAAACTAATTGTTGGATTAAATTCAGATGAATGGCTGACTCGAAAAAAGGGTCGGCCATTTATGCCTTTTAAAGAACGTCTTGCTATCATTAAAGAACTAGCTATTGTAGATAAAGTTATCAGTTTTGATGACAGCGATGATAGTGCATGTGGTGCAATATTTCTTACTATGTCAACTACCACAGGCAAAATTATATTTGCTAACGGTGGCGATAGAACAAACACTACAACTCCTGAGTATGCTACATACGGTGATCATCCGAGTGTAGAATTTGCATTTGGAATTGGCGGCGAAAACAAAGCTAACAGTAGTAGTTGGATACTAGACGAGTGGAAAACACAAAAGACACAACGTGACTGGGGCTACTGGCGTGTACTTGATGACAAACCAGAAAAAGGTTACAAAGTAAAAGAGCTTGTAATTTATCCAGGGAAAGCACTAAGTAATCAAAAACATTTTAAACGTAGTGAACAATGGAATATATTAGAAGGCGAAGTTAAAATGGTAACTGAATGGGACGGCCGCACTGAGATTGCTTACCTAACGCCATCGAGTAGACCATATGAAATTAATAAAGAAGTTTGGCATTTACCAAGTAACCCAGGAACTGAAAATGCACATATATTAGAAATACAATGCGGCGAACAATGTGTTGAAGAAGATATAGAAAGGCGCTAATGGAGTTTATTCCAACTAAAAAAGAGCTTCGTATAGTAGAAGAAGTTGCTCCGTATACAATGACAAGCGGAAAACGTATAACGCAAACTATACGGGCTGTAAGAGACCTTGATGCTAATAATATTCCAGGTGATATTGTTGAGTGTGGAGTGTGGAAAGGCGGACAAATTATTAGTGCTTGGTTAGCTAATGATAAAACAAAAAGAAACTTTTGGCTGTTTGATACATTTGAAGGTATGACTGAGCCAACTGTACATGATCATAAAGTAAATGAACTAAACGCTGTGTCACATGCAAGACTTAGCCGAAAAGCAAAGCACGGATTTGATCAGTGGTGTAGAGCAGAAATTGGAGAAGTTAGTGAAAACGTATTTAAATATATTCCTCCACATCAATGCAATTTTATTAAAGGTCCTTGTGAACAAACACTATTAGACCCAAACAATATACCCAAAAGTATTGCATTACTACGGTTGGATACTGATTGGTATGAAAGCACACTACAAGAAATATTAACACTATGGCCACGTTTAAATGTAGGTGGGTATATGGTATTGGACGACTATCATAGTTGGCGCGGCAGTAAAAAAGCCTTTCATGAGGCGTTTGGAGACTCTCTCGAGATACATACTATTGATAGGTCGGCAGTATACGTAAGGAAAACTAAACAATGAATAAAGTATTTGTAGGATACGATCCAAGAGAAGACATTGCTTATCAAGTATGTAAGCACAGTATTGAACAACATAGTTCTAATGTAAATGTGCAACCATTAAGACAAAGCGAACTACGAAGTGCAGGGTGGTATAATCGTCCTGTTGATAAACTAGCAAGTACTGAATTTACATTTACACGATTCTTAGTACCAGAACTTGCAAACTTTAAAGGCTGGGCTGTGTTTATGGATTGTGATATGATCCTTACTACAGACATACAAGAGTTATTTGATCAAGCAGACGACAAGTATGCTGTTATGTGTGTGCAACACGATTATAAAGTAACAGAAGATACAAAGATGGACGGACAAAAACAAACAGTCTATCCACGTAAGAATTGGAGTTCAATGGTACTATGGAACTGCGGACATCCAAGTAATGCTATAGTAACACAAGACATGGTAAATGAGCCAGAACTTAATGGTGCACACTTTCATAGATTTAGTTGGCTCAAAGACGAAGAGATTGGTGAACTAGATCATACTTGGAACTACCTAGTAGGAGTGTATAATGATATTGAAAAGCCTAAACTTATTCATTATACAGAAGGAGGCCCGTGGTTTGAAAATTACAGAAACTGTGAATTTGCTCAATTATGGAAAGACAATTTATTTCAAATGATGGACAGATAACATGGAACATGACATGGAACAAAATATAGGCGAATGGGATACACGAGTGATTAGACCGCATTTAAAAGAAATGATCGATAAGATCTTACACAGCGTTGCATTAGGAGAACAGAGATTTGCAGTTGAAGCCGTTGCAGAAGTTTTCCAAGAAGTAAAAAACCCTCCGTTAATTTGTGTAGACAGTGGAATTAAAAAAGTAGAAAAGAAAGTCAAAGGGTCATTTGGACTTATTGATTCTTTTGTAATGGGCATGGCATTAGGTAGTGGCGGTAAGTATATTCGTGCCGACGATGTTGATTGGGACGACGACACTCCATTATTAGTTAGAGGACTAGGCAAACAAAAACTAATTAAGATGTGCATCGAGCGAGGTAGAGATTTTTACTTTATGGATACAGGGTATGTAGGCAACAACCCAAGTACACGTAATCCAAACGGTAAAAAAACTTATCATAGAATTGTAAAAAATGCATTACAAAATTTACACATGCCTGATAGAGAGAAACCAGAATCGGATAAATGGTATGGAGGCGGCCGTTGGAATTCATTAGCAATTCCGTTTAAAGATGCAACACCAGGACGTAAGATTTTAGTTGTTCCTCCTAGTGAAAAGGTAATGAAATACTTTGATCAAGATCTAGAACAATGGATTGATCAAACTATTGCTACCATTAGAAAGAACACTTCAAGACCAGTACAACTACGTAAGAAGCCAAGTAGAGAAGATCGTGTTAGTGTTAATACAATGGAACAAGCACTTGCAGATGACGTACATTGTCTAGTAACATATAATAGTATTGCCGCACTTGAAGCAATGATATACGGCAAACCTGCTGTAGTGTTAGGACCAAATTGTGCTCAAGACATTTGCGAAACTAGTTTAAAAAGAATTGAATTTGCAGAACATCCAGGAAGGAAACAGTTAACTTATTTGTGTAGATACCTAGCCAACAATCAATTTACATACGACGAAATGTTAAGTGGATATGCCTGGAGCATAGTAAAATGAGAGTTATAGGATACACTAAAGTTATTCCTCCAGGGAAATCACTTAAAGCAAATAAGCCTAATCATAAAATGGATATTATTAAAAATTTTATATCCGGAGTTAGAGTAAGTGGTGACAATGGATTAGTATATGACGGCTTTGATGTAATGCAATGCGATGTAGCAGTAATGCAAGGTTGGATGCACGAAAACAGTCAAGCAGTACCGCATATCAATTTACGTAGAAGTATTGCTAGTAACACAGCTAACAAAAGATTTATTACAGCAGATGCTAATTTATTTTTGTTTAAAGCAAAAACAAACGAACCTCATCATTATTTAAGATATAGTTTTGACGGAGTATTTGCTAATACCGCAGAGTATTGCAACGATGAATACGGTGACACGCAATGGGAAAAGATTCAACGTGACCTAGGTGTTAAATTGAAACCTTGGAACTATAACGATAGAGAAAATATTTTATTGTGCTTACAACGTAATGGCGGCTGGAGTATGAAGGGTAAAGATGTTGTAACATGGGCTAATACTAAAATTGCAGAAATTAGACAGTATACTAATAAGCCTATTGTTATCAGACCACACCCTGGAGATAAAAAAGCACCTGAGTATGTAAAAAATATTGTAGGTAATAATATTAGAATTAGTTTTGCAAAAGACATCACACAAGACTTAGCAACTGCACATTGTTCTATTGTGTACAATAGTAGTCCAGGCGTAGCTAGTATCATAGAGGGTGTTCCAGTTATATGTGAAGATTGGCAAGCAAGTCAAGTACAAGAAGTATGCTTTCAAAGAATAGATGCATTACAAAAATTAAGACCTTTTGATAGAGAACAGTGGGTTAGAAAAATTGCACAATGCCATTGGAGTTTTGCAGACTTACGTAGCGGCGAAGCATGGGAATGGATGAGGAAATACGTAAAATGAGAATAACCTGTATAACTACATTTCACCAACCAGGACTAGAACAATATGGACAACGTCTTATTGATAGTTGGGCTAAAAATGTACACCCAGCTGTACACTTACGAGTGTATGCAGAGGATTGTATTCCTGTTGTTCCGCCAGGTGCAAATATTCAAGTTGTTGATGCTAAACAAGCATTACCAAAACTTAATGCATTTAAAGAACGTCATAAAGACGATCCAAAAGCACACGGCAAATGTCCGTGGCCTGCTAGACGTCCAAGAGATCATCACAAAGAATTTAAATGGGACGCAGTACGTTTTGCAAACAAAACATACGCAGTATTTGAAGCCGCTAAAGATCCTGATACAGATATCTTAGTTTGGATTGACGGCGACACATTTGTACACAGTCCTATTACTTACGGACAATTTAGAAACTTAGTACCTGCATCACAATGGCTACACTACTTAGGTAGAAACAAAAAATGGCCTGAATGTGGTTGGTACGGACTTACACTTAGAACTCCTGGATGCGATGCATTTTTAAAAGAGTTTGAAAGAGTTTATGAAGAAGCAGATGATGGAATCTTTAAAATGGAAGAGTGGCATGACAGCTATGTATTTGATCAAGTATTAAAAAAGATTAGAATACAATACCCTAATATTAAAGACTTCAGTGGCCATCTTATAAATGGCGAAGGGCATCCACTAATCAACTGCGAACTTGGAGCATGGTTTGATCACTTAAAAGGTGTAAGAAAATCAGAAGGTCGAAGTAGAAAGAAAGACTTACTAGAACCTCGAAGCGAGTCTTATTGGAATGAAGTTTAGTTTATTTACAGACTATGGCGCACTTAATAGTAAACCGGTGTTTGACTCTTTTGCAACTAGTTTGCACAATAGTGGCCATACCGTTAGTTTTAATGAGTGGGATTGCGATGTTGCTGTTATATGGAGTGTGCTTTGGTTTGGTCGAATGGCTGGAAACCAAAAAGTTTGGGAACACTTCCAAGCAATAAACAAACCTGTAATAGCATTAGAAGTTGGTGGAATAAATAGAGGCGTAACGTGGAAAGTAGGTCTCAATGGAATCAATCGTGATGCTTATTTTGGGGATAGTGGTAATAATAATGCTCGTAGCAATGCTCTTGGGCTATTACTAAAACCTTGGCGCACCGACGGCGAGTACATTTTAATATGCGGACAGCATGATAAGAGTTTACAATGGCAAGGTATGCCAAGCATGAGTAATTGGCTAATGCAAACTATTAGTGAAGTACGTAAACACACAGACCGTCCTATTATATTTCGACCACACCCAAGACGTCCATTACCGCATATAGAAAAAGAATTTAAAAACGTATACAGACAAGATCCACAACATGTCAAAGACACCTATGATGATTTTGATATGGGATTTAATAATGTATGGGCTACTATCAGTTATTCGAGCAACCCGGGTATACATAGTATCATCGAGGGTGTGCCTGCTTTTGTTAGTACCCACAGTCTTGCTTATCCTGTAGGCAATGACATTGATTTCTTACATGATATTGAACAGCCCGTAATGCCAGATAGAACACAATGGCTAAACGATTACGCTCACACTGAATGGACTTTGGATGAAATAGCTCAAGGGTTACCATTAAAGAACTTGACTTCTGAACTATAATCAAGTATAATATACACATGCTTAGAAAAGAACCAATCGACATTGCTGACCTTACCGTTGAAGACTGCTTAGAACTAGTTGCTGGCATCAGTAACTTTAAGTTTAGTCGTAACAAAGAGTTAGCAGACTTACACTCATTTACGTTGCATGACGACAACCATAAGATTATGTTTAGTATTGCTAAACAATGTTTTAGAGGTACTGCACTCACGCCTAAGCAACACGAGCTTGTTAAAAAGCTATTAGTAGAGTACTACGCACCACAGTTTACAAAGCATAACATTGAACTTAAGAACCATTTAGATAATTTAAGAACTCCGTTAAGAGAGATAGACAGTTCGCATTGGGTTAAAATACAAGAAGTTACATATGATAATGTAAAACAGCAAATGCTTGTTATTAGATTTCCGTTTAATAAAAAAGTTATTAATAGATTAGAAGAATTAAAAAACGGTAATAACAAAGATTATTTCTATGAAAAACACAAACACTTCTTTCCGTTAACTGAAAAATATGTTTGGAAGGTTGTAAATATTGCTAATAAGTTTCCTGCTAAGTTTGATATTTCTAACGAAGTTCAAGAAATATACAATGAGCTTAAAGTTATGGATACTAATGTTCACAAATTCCTTCCTGGCATTAAAGATTATAAATTTATTAATTACAACGAACTTGGCATTACTGAATGTACAAAAGATCTAGGACAACCAAATGTTAACAACCTCTATCAATATTTTGACCGTAAAGGTCTTTATGGTCTCGAATACTTTGATGACGTTGATGTCACAGAAAGTTTTAGAATTAATAACTGTGATACACTAGCAGTTAAGATTGCTAATAGAAGTAATCTTCAAATTTGTGTTAACAGTGATACATGGAACAGAGATCAACTTTGTTCTGCATTACAACAACTAGATAGGTTTCCGTTATTGGTAGTGTTAGATACACAAACTTGTTTAGATAATATAATTGAATTACACAATTCATTTGTAAATTTTATTCCAAAAGAACAAATGAGTGTTATGTTTAGATTGGACAACAAAGAATTAGATTATGCTAAGGAATTTAACCAATTCGTCCATGATAAGGGATTAAATAATTATGTTGACAATAAAACTAAAGTAGTGTATATTAGTAGTAATAAAGTTCCTAAGCCGTTATTTAAAAGTAATTGGAAACCAATAACATCGTTGTCTATAACAAGGCAACCTTTGAACCTTATTAATGAATGGATATGCGGAATTGATCTAACAATGACATATGATGTTGGATCAATAGTAGCACCTTATAATAGATGGCAAGTTAAAGTAGAGAATATATGACAAGTTGTAGAATTGTAATTCAAGATGAAGTAAACGTAAAAGTTGAAAACTTGCCTGTTGAAAATCGCAGAAAGATTGCTAACAAGTTAAAGTTTCAAGTTCCTTATGCACGTTACTTGCCTCAATATAAACTAGGACGTTGGGACGGAACTGTTGCGTTCTTTGGTATTGGTGGTACAGGATATGTTAACCATTTAGATACTATTGTTAACAGTCTTGTAGAGCAAGGTGTTGAAATATCTGAGATTGTAGACAACAGAGCAAAACACGATTTAACATTTACAGCAATTAATGAACGCTATTGGGCAGACCAAGGTGTATGTTGGCCTGAAGGACATATGGCCGCAGGCGAAGAAATTATTCTACGTGATTATCAAGTTGAAACTGTTAACGGATTTTTAAATAATCCACAAGCATTACAAGAAGTTGCAACTGGAGCAGGTAAAACAATTATTACTGCAACACTATCACACCTAATGGAAAAGTTAGGTCGGACGTTGGTTATTGTTCCTAACAAGAGTCTTGTTACACAAACAGAAGAAGATTATGTTAACTGCGGATTAGACGTAGGTGTTTACTTTGGTGATAGAAAAGAATTAGGCAAGACACATACTATTTGTACTTGGCAAAGTCTAAACATACTAGATAAGAAAAGTAAAAACTATGACGATGTACTAACACTTGCAGAATTTTTAGATGGCGTACAAACAATTATTATTGACGAAGTACACCAAGCAAAAGCAGAAGTGCTTAAAAAATTACTTACACAAAATTTAAAACATGCACCTATACGTTGGGGCTTAACTGGAACAGTACCTAAAGAACAGTTTGAGTTTCAAAGTATCTTAGCAAGTATAGGGCCAGTCATTGGCAACATTAGTGCAAAAGAATTACAAGACAAGGGCGTACTATCAAACTGTCATGTTAACATTGTACAAATGATTGACATTAAAAGTTTTGCAGGCTATCCAGAAGAATTAAAGTTTCTAGTAACAGATGCAGAAAGAATAAAATACATAGGCAAATTATTAAACACAGTTTCACAATCAGGCAATACACTTATTCTAGTTGATAGAATTAGTGCAGGAGAAATGTTACAGGAAATTATTCCTGATAGCGTGTTTGTTAAAGGTGATATGAAATTAAAAGATAGAAAGGAACAGTATGACGAAGTTAAAGAAGCAACTAATAAGGTTATTATTGCAACGTACGGGGTTGCCGCTGTTGGTATTAATATCCCTAGGATCTTTAACCTTGTTCTTATTGAGCCTGGCAAGTCTTTTGTAAGAGTAATTCAAAGTATAGGCAGAGGTGTTCGTAAGGCAGAAGATAAAGACTTTGTGCAAATTTGGGATATAACTAGCACATGTAAATACGCAAAAAGGCATTTAACATCAAGAAAGAAGTTTTACAAAGAAGCACAGTATCCATTTACTATAGAGAAAGTGGATTGGAATTAATTATGAAAACAAAGGAAAATAAATGAGAATATTAACATTAGATAACGAATGTTATAAACTCGAGCATCTACCTGACGAATTAACTGACGATATTAGATTTGCGGTTTTGGATAATAGTAATCCAAAAGAACCTGACTTCTTTTATGTTCCTTTGATTTTTTTGGAGTCATTTAACTCACCTGCTATGGTAATGGAAATTGGAGGCAAAGAAATTACTATGCCTATCGATTGGCATCTAGCAGTTGGTGACAGTGGCGGTGCTGGAGATATTGAAGTACTACCATTAACAAGTTTAAACGATAGAGGCTTTGAAGCCTTCTTGTTTAATCCGTTAACTAGTACAATGATGAATTGGGGTGAAGTAAAAATTACCAATTTTTACAATGATGTAAAATGGTATTTCCCTAAAATGAAAAATGGACAACTATTAGGTGTACCTTTAACTGACGGTGATAACCCACAATGTGCATGGTTTGTAAAAGACATTAGTAGACAAAGTGAAGTAATTGATTATGGGATTCTTATCTAAAAGTATTAAAGTAGACGTATACACAAACCAACAATATGCGTATGATCAATGTAAACCGCAGTTGGCTAAGAAGTATATTCCTGAATGGTGGAAAGGGTTACCAGCAAGTAGACCCACACACCAAGCCTACTATAACGACTTACCGATAAGTTCAATGAAACAATGTCCTGCAATTAATGACATATTAAAAGCAGGTATTATTTTCCCTAGTTGGTGTGAACTACACATGCGGGTAAACGAACATGGAGAAAAGGAAGTAAGAGTCTTTCCTGATTTTATTCCTGCAATACCGCATGACGAACGTGACTTTGATTTTCATAAACCCGGACTTGCACATGTTAAGTTAGGATCACCTTGGTTTATTAAAGAGACTACAGGTGTAAAGTGGGTATGGATTAAAACAGACTGGCATACTAAGAATCCATTAGCGTATTGGGGAGTTCCGGGTATTACAGAGTATAAGTATCAACATAGTGTATTAAATAATATTATGGTACCGTATAACAGTGAAGTTAAGATTCAAGTTGGTGATCCTTGGTTACAATTAATTCCAATGAGTGAAAAACCTATTGATCTTAATGTCCACTTAGTAGACGCTGAAACTATGAATAATTTAAATACAGTTAATATTTCCTCAGTAGGGAGTTATTTAAAAACCATACGCAATATAAGTAAGCAAAGGAAGTTAGATGAAAACAATTAGTGAAGAGTACGCTCGTCAGTTAGCACAACTACATGATGAAAAAGCAAGTTTTGGTGATGCTAAAGGATTGAAAGCAATTGAAAAATGGATTAAGGAATTTAAACCAGAATCTATTTTAGATTATGGATGTGGCAAAGGCGGTGTTGTACTAGCACTTAAAGAAGCCTATCCAGAAATTAATGCAATTGGATGGGATCCGGGAATGCCAGATTTTAACATTCCTGATAATAAAAAGCCAGCTGATATGCTTATTAGTACAGATGTATTAGAACATATCGAACCTTTCTTTTTAGATGACGTATTAAAAGATATTCACAACTTGTTTCAGAAAAATGCATTCCTTATTATTGCAACTAGCCCTGCTAAGAAATTTTTGCCAGACGGACGTAATGCACATTTAATTGTAGAAACTCCAGGTTGGTGGAAAGAAAAGATTGAAACTAATATGCCAGGCGTAAAAATTATACATCATGAGTTCTTTGAGAAAACAAGAACAGACAAGCGTGGTGGCGTACATGAAAATAACAAATACATAGTAGTGTTAGGAAAATAATATGAGCTTTACTAATTTAATTACAGAAGCTATTGATTCCGTATACGACGATATCAAAGCAAACAAAACTCCTACAGTCTGTGAGATGGGTAATCAACGTTTAAAGAATAATAAGTCACGAGCTAAAATTTTTAATGCACGTGGTATTCATAAACATGCTAACACAACTAAAGAATACTTTGAAGCATTAGGCTTTGGAAGATATCTTGCTATTGATGTTAACACAGAAAAAGATGCTATTGCAATGGATCTTAATTTGGATTGCAAACAAGCATATAATTTTACTGAGCAGTTTGACCTAGTAACTAACAACGGCACAGGCGAACATGTATTCAATCAGTACACAGTATTTAAAAACATACACGACATGACCAAAGTAGGTGGATATATGATCCATGTGCTTCCTTTTTATCGTTGGGTTGATCACGGCTTTTATAGCTTTCATCCTAACTTATTTTTCTGTCTAGCACATCAAAACGATTATGAAATGCATGGTGTATGGATTGGCACTAGTGACGGTGCTCACATTGAAAAGCTAGGACAAAAGTTATCACGTGACAAAGGTTACAGAGGTAAGTTTGGATTAGATCAATGGGAAAGAGATCCTATGGTTGTTGCTATTATGAAACGCAAAACTGATGCAGAATTTGAGATGCCACAGCAACACTTGTATGCAGGTGATAATATATCTAGCGATGAGATTGCGAACCGTTACAAATGAACCAATATAGTGTATTACAAAACTTTAAACCAGAAAACTTAAGAATGGATCCTTTTCCTTATGTTGTAATTGAGGAAGTGCTACCTTGGGACTTGTATGAAAAGTTAGAAGCAGAGTATCCAGAAACATTTATTTCTAAAGGCGAAACAACCGGCTTTGGAACTGCACGTTATTTAGATCATGACTTTGATAAATCCGCAGTAGTAAGTCAAGCATGGCAAGAATTTAGTGCATATGCAACTAGTAGAGAATTTAAAGACGAAGTTATTAGAGTATTTAGACCAGGTCTTGAACAACACTACCCACCGGGACAGTTTTGCCCTGAAGGTTTATACACCAAGTATATACGTAGTGATGTTGCACCAAGACGTGCTCCTAAGAGCGGATCAATAAGAATGGAAATGCAGTTTGTTATGAATGCAATAGATAACATACAAATTAGAACTCCACATGTTGATCAAAGTAAAGAATTGTTTGCATGTCTATTTTATTTTAAGAAGCCTGAAGATAAAAATACTGATGGCGGACTAAATGTATATAGAAATGTAGCAGGCAAGCAATGGCGTAGAATAACAGGACGTGAAGCAGTAGCAGACGATATTGAAGTAGTTGAACATGTACCTTACAAGCGTAACACTATGGTTATGTTTTTAAACACAGTGAATAGTTTACATGGAGTAACTCCGCGTGATAATCCAAATACTATTAGACGGTATGTAAACATTGATGCACATGTACAAGAGAAATTATTTAAATTCGTTGATTAGGAGATAATTATGAAAGCAGGCAAAATTTGGGGTCAAACAGAATTGATCCATGCGAACGGTGTATTAGAATTTCATCGTATCGAATATAAAGCAGGATACAAATGTTCAGAACATGAACATCAATATAAATGGAACGGATTCTTTGTTGAATCGGGCAAGATGCTTGTTCGTGTTTGGCAAGATGATCAAGGACTAGTTGATGAAACTATTCTTGAAGCTGGAGACTTTACACAAGTGAAGCCAGGAAAGATTCACCAGTTTGAAGGTTTAGAAGACGGAGTCGCTTTTGAACTATACTGGGCAGAATTTAATCACGATGACATTGTTCGTCGTACTAGCGGCTCAACTGTAAAAAAATAAGGAGATATATTATGGGAATGTGGGATTCAATTAAAAAGACAACAAGTAAAATAACTAAATCAATTATGCCTAACCCTACTGAGGTTGGTGAGATTGTTGCGGCAGAACAAAAGAAGCCAGTGCCAAAGCCAAAGCCTAAGAGTACAAAACCTAAGAATACAGCAGGCACAGTAAAAGTAAAACCCAAGAAGAAATAATCTTGACTAAGATGCTTCCAGGTGAAGCACTGATATATGAGCGTAGCGATGGTATTGTCTACGCTCGTTATCGTGACCCTCCACACAATAAGATTCCTCGTTGGATTATTGGTGGTGATTCTGACGCAATCAAAAAGCATGAAGGACGCCTGGACTTTGAAGAATATTTGGATATGGTTGATTGCGCCAAAACAAATTATACACTCAAAAAACAACTTGACAAAGCACTTATAATATGGTATACTATACGTAATGAAACAGAAAAATAAACTACCTTTAAGTGAGATCTTTATGGCTTTGGATATGGATGCCAAAGGTGCATATAAAGAATGGACTGAAGAAGAGCGTAAAGAATTAAACTTTTGGTTGCTTAATCGTTATGCAAGTAGTGTAAGCGGATCACAAGACGCAAAAGAATGGGCAGTTATTGCCACTAATGAATATTATAACAAGAATTGGAATGTACTAGGAACAAGACATCCACAGCTACAATGGCAACTGTTGTGTGCAACACATAACGCAACACGTAAAAGCAGACACCATCAATGGTTAGGATTAAAACAAAAAGGCTCTGATAACAAGGCTGTTAAGTTTCTTAAAGAAATGTTTCCTAATATGAAAATAGACGAGGTAGAATTACTTGCTAGAATATCTACAACAAAAGAACTTAAAGAGCTTGCCGAGCAACACGGGATGGATAAAAAAGATGTCAAAGTCTAACGAAGGATTTGAATGTCCATACTGTAAAGTATCGTACACAAGAGAAAAAACTCTTGCAGTACATATGTGTGAAAAGAAACGTAGAGCTTTACAAAAAGACGAGAAACGTGTACAACTAGGGTACTTAACGTTTAATAGATTTTATAAACTATGTCAACGCTTTGATGGTGTTAAAACATATGAACAGTTTTGCAATAGTCAGTACTACAATGCATTTGTAAAATTTGGTAGCTTTGTTAGTAACGTAAGACCGTTATACCCAGAGAAGTATATTGACTATGTAGTTACAAGCGGAGTTAAACTAGACCATTGGTGTAGAGAAGAACTATATGAAAAGTATGCACTTGATCTTATTCGTAAGGAAGGTGTTGAAACTGCTCTTGAACGTAGTGTTAAAAACATGATGGAATGGGGTGACGACAACGAAGCTAGGTGGCAAGACTACTTTAACTATGTAAGTTTAAATAGAGTATGTCAAGATATAGTAGACGGCAAAGTAAGTCCGTGGTTGATATTAAATTGCAAGTCTGGTAAAGAGATGGTGTCTAAAATGAATGATGAACAATTACAAATTGTATATGCTATTCTTGATCCAAGTCATTGGAGTACACGATTTAAAAGAAGTCCAGTAGATGTTGAACTAGTAAAAGAAATTGTAAAGAAAGCAGGATTATAATATATGCCAGATATTGATATTGACTTTGCAGACAGACAAATTATACTCGATAAATTAAAACATCGTGTAGCAAAGTTAAACACAGGTAAAAAGCATAACACAGGAATTTACGCAACTGAGATTCCACATAATCCTATTGACTTATTAAGCACAGTTGATCACGACACAGCAGAAGAAAGAGGATACTTTAAATTAGACTTTTTAAATGTATCAATCTATGACGAAGTAAAAAACGAAGAACATCTAAACGAACTAATGGAAAGGAAACCACTATGGCAACTTCTGGAACACGAAGACTTCAGCGAAAAAGTCTTTCATCTAAACGGGCACAGCAGTCTATTAAAAGTCTTGAAGCCCAGCTCGGTATTAGAATTGGCGGCGACACTAGCGATAATAAGACCAGCGAAGAGACATCTAGCGAACAAGAGTTGGGAAGAGATACACAAGGAAGTGTGGACAAAGCCAACTGATGGAGCATACTACTTTAAGAAAGCACACGCAGTAGCTTACGCACATGCTATTATTGTTCACATGAACTTATTGTGCGAAAGGATTAAACATGACAACGAAGATTAAATTTTTCACAGGGTACGAAGAACTAGAACAAACATTACCAGTATTGCCTGCATCAAAGTTTTGGCCTGAATGGTTTAAAAATCAAAGAGCTAATACAGATGACAGTAAAGAATATCGTAGAGAGTCAAGCACCTTAAGACGTTGTCCGGCTGTACTTGACGTACTAGGTATGGGTTATATTATTCCATTGTGGTGTGATTATAAAGTAACACAAGTTAAAAACATGCAAGGTACTGAAGTACGTTATGCGACTCCGCCTAACGTTTCAAGTATGTTTACTGCACAGCTTCATCCAGAAGAACAAATGGACAACTATCCATTTCATAAAGATAGTTACAGAGGCGCATTTAAGTTTATGAATCCTTGGATGTTAAGAACTCCTCCTGGATATAGTTCATTAATTATAACTCCTACATATTCAAAAAATGATAACTTAGAAGTAATGCATGGAGTAGTTGATACAGATATCTATCATGAACTACACGTCAATACAATTTTTACTGCACCTATTGACAAAGAAATTACATTTGAGAGAGGAATGCCTTTAGCTCAAGTTATTCCTTTTAAGCGTGAAACATTTGAAATGGAGACGGCGGTTGGCGATTATCGAAGCTCACATAGTAAGATTACGCAATTCATACATAACAGCCTGTTTAAGGCTCAGCACTATAGACCAAAACTTTTAACTAAACGCTACAAGTAGATTTATTTGGGTTTACGTACTAGTTGAACACTCTTACGTTTTACTCTTTTAATTGCTAAGTTTCCTAAGTTTACAACCGGTCCTACTGTTACTTTTACATCTTTAGTATTCATTGTCATTAGACAATGTCTAAATGCAGGAAACTCTTTCGGTAGAAAGATACTGATCGGTATTGTTCGATTACTTTCAAACCACCATGCTTCTCCAAGATCGAGAAATGCTTTTTTTGATTCGTCTGTATTCAATGCGGTATAAACATACATGCTTGTTACATAATTATCCTGGTTGTTAATGATACCAACATACTCGTTGCCACCATACTGTACGATGCTTAAGAACGGGAAGTTAGTTTCGATATCTTTTAGTAACATTGTTTCTCTTTAAGTTGAATAAATATGTATATGTCCCAATTAACATACAGATATTTAGCAAGTAATAGAGTTGGCCTAGTTGCGGATTTGGCTAATAACATAACGGAGTATAGACCAGTGTACCAGAGAACCCTACAAATATATCGAGGTATTGATAACACAATATCTTTTGAGATTAAAAATTCAGATCAAAAACCTGTAAGCATACTTAATACTTACACACCTAAGCTAATGGCATTCGATGAAAACAATGTATTAATTCTAGAGAAGACTGGTACCATCCTAGAAACAAGTACACCGTCAAAGAAAGGTCAGTTCTCTATACTAATTACTGCTAATGATTTGTTAGATGTTAAACAACAGTATGTAAGTTATAATGTATTCTTAACTAAGGACAGCGACAATACTAACGTAGTAACATATGCTGATAGTCACTTTGGTGTTAAAGGCACTATAATGATTAGCTCAGAAGCATTTCCAGGACCAAGTGCAACGTACAGTATTGATACGTTTACTGAAACTAATCCAAGCACAGGGAATTATGTTAGTGAAGCAATTACTGCTGAAGCAACACGTAATGGTAATTCAGCACTACACACAGCGGCAGTTTACTCAACAAACTTTACAGGTGATATAGAAATACAAGGCACGTTAGATAACCAAGTTACTAATGGAACACCGTGGGGTACTATTGCAACCGTAAGTTTAGCCAACGAAACACAACCAAAATATGTAAACTTTAACGGAGTTTACTCACACTTAAGAATAGCATATACTACTCCGGGATCGGGTACATTGGATAAAATTCTAGTAAGAAACTAGTTGACTTTTATCTAGACTTATAGTATAATAATACTATGAGCGGAATCGTACACGAAACTATATTAGCACACTTGCCTGCGAAGCGTAAAACTACACCAAGTGGTTGGACCAGCTTCAATGCTCCTTGTTGCGTACACAATGGTACAGGTGCTGATACTAGACAACGTGGTGGACTAATCCAAAATGCAGAAGAAGGTGTAAGCTATCATTGTTTCAATTGTGGCTACACAGCAAGTTGGAATAAAGGTAGACGTATTACCTACAAGATGAAAAAGTTCTTGCAATGGATTAACGTTAGCGATGATGCTATTAATAAACTATCCCTAGCAGTATTACAATTTGAATCCGACGAAGCTCTACAAGCAATAACACGTATGCCAGAGTTTAAGACAGTAGAACTGCCAGAAGGTGCAAAGCCAATAAGCGAATATACTGATACTACTGACGCTCATTTAATTAAAGTATTAGAGTATATGAAGTCAAGACAGTTGTACTTAGAAGACTACAACTTTCATTGGACACCTAAGATTGGATACAGAGATAGATTAATAGTTCCGTTTTATTTTAACAATCAAATAGTAGGATACACAGCAAGGAAAGTTACTGATGGTGCTCCAAAATATATGAGTGAGCAACAGCCTGGTTATGTGTTTAATATGGATCAACAAGACTATCGTAGACAGTTTGTTATTGTAGTTGAAGGACCTATGGATGCTATTGGCATAGAAGGACTAGCACTACTAGGTAGCGAAGTCAAAGATCAACAGCACCTACTCATCAAGTCGTTAAATAAGCAAGTAATACTAGTTCCAGATAGAGATGAAGCAGGACATAAACTAATTGATCAAGCAATAGAATTTGGTTGGAGTGTTAGTATGCCGGACTGGGATCAAGACATTAATGATGTGAACGATGCAATTACAAAGTATGGAAGAATATATACACTACATCAAATTGTAACACATTCAGAAAGCTCATCATTAAAGATTAAACTTAGGAGTAAAAAATGGTTTGGTTAAAAGACAAGTTACTATCTCCAATTAGATGGTACAAGAAATGGCAGAAGAATAGAAAATTTAAACAGAGGATTAAGGAACTTCAAAAGAAAGATCCTTTCATTTACAAATAATGGATTATGAATTAATTAGACCTTTTGGTCCTACTATCTATCGTAGCACTATGAGTAGCGAACTAATGACATTGCTACATAAGTGTGCAACGTGGACACGTGATGTAAAAGAAAACGTGGGCAGTGATCTAGCAGGTAACATTGATGACCAACTACAAGCAATTATGGATCCTGATCAACAACAGGAGTTTATGAAGTTAGTAAGTAAGCATTTAGCTACATACATGCAAACAGATTGGGATCATAGACAAACACATATGATTAACCCATCAACTGAAACACCTGACTTTGCAAGTATGAATTTTAATTTAAACACTGGACCGTGGATTAACTTTCAAAAGGCAAATGAATTTAATCCTATGCACAGTCACTCAGGAATGATTAGTGCAATATTATATATTGATGTGCCAGAAGTAATTGCAGAAGAAGCAAATGATAATTTAAGAAGTAATATGCGTTGCCCAGGGCAATTAGAATTCTTTTATGGTTCTGACGTGTTAGGCGTTAACGGAACACATAAAGTAATACCAAAGACCGGAGACATACTATTGTTTAATGCAGGACTAAAGCATAGTGTGTATCCATTTAAAAGCGATGTTGAACGAATAAGCATGAGCTTTAACGTATGGAACGTTGAGCCAAATCATAACCAAGGAGAAGAATAGATGTTAGTACCAATGGTAGTAGAATCTACAAGCAAAGGCGAAAGAGCATATGACATTTACAGTCGACTACTAAAAGATAGAATTGTAATGTTAAATGGTCCAGTAGACGATCATAGTGCAAACGTTGTAGTAGCACAAATGCTTTTCTTAGAAAGTCAAGCACCAGAAAAAACAATTAACTTTTATATTAACAGCCCAGGCGGTGTTATTACTAGTGGCATGGCTATCTATGATACTATGCAATATATTAAAAGTGATGTTAGCACAATAGTATTAGGACAAGCATGTAGCATGGGATCATTCCTTGCACAAGCAGGCACACCAGGTAAGCGTATCCTATTACCAAATGCACGTACAATGATTCATCAGCCAAGCGGCGGTGCTTCGGGTATGGCAAGTGATATTGAAATACGTTACAAAGAGATTCAATACCTAAAAGAGAATCTAACTGACTTGTATGTTAAGCACAACTCAGCAGGCAAGACACGAGAAGACTTTATGAAAGACATGGATCGTGATTACTTTATGAGTGCCGAAGAAGCAGTTGCATACGGACTTGCAGATAAGATCTCGGAGAAAAGATAAATGATTATTTGGGGTATGGTTGGTAACAGTCACGATGCTAGTTTAGCAGTCTTTGAGAAAGGACCGTTTGACGATCTACAATGTCTGTGGGCTAGTCTTGCAAAAGACTTTAGTGACGTACCAGGAGATCCTAAACACAGTGACGAACAAATTGCAATGGCACGTAAACTATACGGCGAGCCAGACAAAGTTGTTTGGTACGAACTACCATACCTTAAATCATTTAGACAATGGCGAGCAGGACAAGGCACAGTACGTGAAGTGCTTATGGAAAACAATATCACAAACTATCTAAAACAATGGGACATCAAATGCCCTGTTAGGTTTGCTAAACATCATACTAGTCATGCCGCATATGGATTCTACACACAAGCAGAACCGAATGCAGTTGTAATGTGTTTAGACTCTATTGGTGAGTTTGAAACATTTACTATTTGGCATAGTGATAAGAATCGTAAACTTAAAAAAGTTTACAGTCAAGGATATCCACACAGCATTGGATTGTTCTATAGTGCAATGACACAACGTATGGGCCTTGTAGCAAACAGAGATGAGTATCTAGTATCACAAATGGGTAATGACATTGCTACGTCAGAAAATTTAGAATTGATCAATCACATGGTTGATACATTCATTGATGGACCATTAGATGGTAGTGTACCAGGTGTCAAGTTTAAACACAATCTACACCGTGGTGCTAGTTGGTACAAGTCAGACCTAACCACTGAATATGATATGAAAAGACTTGCTAATGCAACACAGTTTGTATTTGAATTGATTATTAAAAGTCAAAGTACTTGGTGTAAAAATAATCTTCAAAGTCGAAATTTAATTCTCACAGGCGGATGTGCATTAAATAGAGATGCAGTAAATAGAATCAAACAAGATTGGAATTCAATTTACGTACCGCCAAACCCAGGTGATCCTGGAAGTTGTATTGGTGCAGTACTTGCATTGGAGAAACGAACGATTGACTTTGATCCAACAATGTGGTATAATAGTAAAGCATAACAAAGGAATAACTGCGTGAAACAAAATACTGATTACGGATTTGATATCCAAAAAACATATTTAGAAATTATGTTAAGCGATGCACAAACATTTGTGCGTTGTCAGGGTATCTTTGATCCAGAAAGTTTTGACCGTAATCTACAAGCAGGTGCTACATTTATTAGAGACTTTGTTGCAGAACACAACACACTTCCTACAGAACAAATTGTTAATAGTGCATGTCCAGGTACTAATTTAAAAATTCCAACAGGACTTAATGAACAACACTATGATTGGTTATTGAATGACTTTGAAACATTTAGTAGGCACAAAGCATTAGAGAAAGCAATTTTAACAAGTGCTGACTTGATTGAAAAAGGTGAGTATGGTCAGTGCGAGAGTCTAGTCAAAGAAGCAGTACAGATTGGATTACAAAAAGACTTAGGTATTGACTACTTTAAAGATCCTAAAGGTAGACTGCTAGGACTAAAAGACAACAACGGACAAGTAAGCACAGGCTGGGAAGCACTAGACAAGAAACTGTTTGGTGGCTTTAACAAAGGCGAGCTTAATATATTTGCAGGTGGATCAGGTGCAGGTAAGAGTTTGTTCTTGGCTAACCTAGGAGTTAACTGGGCAACACAAGGTATGAATGTTGTGTATCTAAGTTTAGAACTTAGTGAAGCACTAGTAAGTATGCGTATTGACAGTATGATGACTGAGATACCTAGCAGAGAAATATTTAAAGATCTTGACGGTGTTGAAATGAAAGTCAAGATGATGGGCAAGAAATCAGGTGCATTACAAGTCAAGTATATGCCAAGTGGTAAGACAACCAATGATGTAAGAAGTTATATCAAAGAGTATGAAGTTAAAACAGGACGCAAAGTAGACGTACTATTGATTGACTATTTGGATTTGCTTATGCCAATAGGACAAAAGATTAGTGCAGAGAACTTGTATGTTAAAGACAAATATGTAAGTGAAGAACTACGTAACTTGGCAATGGAACTGGGTTGTATTTTTGTTACAGCATCGCAGTTGAATAGATCAAGTGTAGAAGAAATTGAATTTGATCACAGTCACATCAGTGGTGGACTTAGTAAGATTCAAACTGCTGATAACGTGATTGGTATCTTTACAAGTAGAGCTATGCGTGAACGTGGTAGATATCAAATACAGCTAATGAAGACACGTTCATCAAGTGGTGTAGGTGCAAAGATTGATCTAGAGTTTGACATTGATTGTTTGCGTATTAGAAACTTAGATGAGGATGATGACGGCAGTGGTTATGGTGCGGCTCCGCAGAGTAGTATTATGGACAGTCTAAAACGTAACACTAATGTTACCACAGACAAAGAACCAGACACACCAAAAGAACCCAACGAAGGTGCTCCAATAGGCAAAGTAAGAGCACAAACAGACAGTACTAAACTTAGAAGCTTCCTTGCTAATCTAGGTGATGACGATGAGTAGAAAGATTTATTTCTTTGGCGACAGCTTTACAGTAGACTACGAAACAGATTGGACTTGGACAAGACAACTTGCAGAGAAACTGCATGTGGACGGATTAGTCAATCACAGTATGGTAGGTACCAGCAATGACTGGATACTAATGAAGCTACGTGAATGTATTCCAACACTAACTGCCAATGATGTAGTTGTAGTAGTTACTACAAGTTTATATCGTCATTGGTTCATCAAAGACTTTCCAGAACTATCAAACTATATGATCGGCAACTGGTCACAGATGGCCGCAAAAGAACACATCGATCAAGATGTAATTGATAGTGTACAAGGTTATGCTGTAAATCTACAACGCAACGACATTGATCAGTTTAGATTTGAAACACAGGTAGCATGGTTAAAGGGTGTACAAACAACTGTAGGTTGTAGTCTGTTGTTGATACCGGGTTTTGAAATGCCCATTGACTTTAAAGGATTGGTTAGAGTACACGGTGATATGACCAATACACTAAGCAACAATGAATTCGTTACACTAGAACAAAGAGACTTATGGTACCGACGAGGCATTGACACTCGCTACAATCATATGATTCGTGACAACCATGACTCGCTATCAGACAAGTGTGTCAACAGCATACTCACAGGAAATGATTTGGATCTAACTGACGGATTCAAAATACATCAGCTACACAGCGATGACAAAGACACACACAAACAAATTGGACCTAAACTAGTAGAACTAAACAAACAGCTATACGGGAGTTAATATGCAAGTACATATCAAAGACATCGGTGGTGAAATTGTAAAAGAAGACGATCGCTACATAGTCAAAGACAATACAAGTCTACGTAACCTAGCATTGAGCAGTACGTTTCTTACAGCAGGTAAGAGTACTACAGGACATGCACACGTAGGACAAGAAGAAGTATACTACTTTGTAGAAGGTGTAGGTGAAATGGAATTGATTTCAACCAACGGAGAACGCACACTAGAGACTGTTGGTCCTGGAAGCGTGGTACTAATTCAAGATGGTTACTTTCATAGAGTACACAACACAGGCGACTATGGCTTGTACTTTGTGTGCGTATTTGACGGCACACGAAAGATCTAATTTAAATGTATTCAATGATCCCTATGACTGCGGATGAAATCCGTGACCTACTAGAACAAACTACTTTGGATAATTTACAAATTGAATTAGAAAGTAGAATTGGTCCTAATCGCAAAGATCTAGAAAAGGGTCGCCCTTTTCAAATTGCAAAAGAAGCATGGGAGTATGCTCTTGCAGATGCACTAGAATGGAAAGGTGGTAAGTGGGTAGGTCATGGAAACAATCCTGAAGACGTTCGTGTACACGACCATGTGCATTATGATGTAAAAGGACTTAGTGGATCATGGACTGGAACCAGCAGTGAAGCAAGTATTAAACAAAGTTTAAAAACTGAATTTCGAATTGATGAAAACTTTCAAAAAGAAAATAGTCAAGAACTTTGGAACAGTACTGTGGACCCGTGGATTAAAAAAGTGTTTGACAAAGACAACTATTACATTAGTGTGTTTTGGCGGCACAATAAAGATTTAAATATTAGGTTGGTTATGTTTCGAATAGATGCAGGTACTATGCCCAACTACGATAGCACACAATGCTGTTTTAATCCTAGTGGAACCACAATGAATATTCTAAACATTGCAGATCCAACACATGCTAAAATTTATGTACTAAAAAGTAAAAAACGCATGGAACTACGCATCAAGGGAAAATTCTTTAATGATGCTCATTGGTATGTGCCAGTATACGATTTTACCCAAACTCCCATTGTAGAGTAAAAAAAAATTGATCAAAAAAAATTTCACAAGTACTTGGTGTTTTTGCCACGAAGTTTAAATACTAGTATGCTTAGACTACAAGGACATGGATTCAAACACTATGGCAGTGAATGGCCTGACATAGAACAAGAAGTTGAATGGCACTTTCAAGAAGCCACAAAGACCAACGGACATCCTGTACGCATTGAGTTTGTACATAGTGCTCTAACAGTTACAGCTAGTTTGGATCAGCTACAGTGGATAGACGAACTCAAAGAACACTACGGTGTAGTTGTAGAGCTGAGTCACACACAAGATCAAACACTTCCCCCAAACAGTCTAACACCAGACTATGACGTATACTTGGACAGGGTGATATTTTGGATAGCCAACAATCCTGAATGGCGTGATCATGCACAGGTCTACAAGGACATGCTCAACAGTTTGGGAGATGCGCCATTGCCCACACAACTAATACCCAACCAGGACAAGCATCCAGAACTTGCACATTGGTTTGCATGTGCAGACAAAGCCGCGAAGCGGTAAAGCCATTTAGAGCCTTTAGGCGATCGCGGTAATTTTAGAGCACGAAGTGCAGTACGCAAAATTTTATCCACCTCTTAAATCACAATGTAAACCTCTTTCGTGGGTGTTTTTTACCATGCATTTACGGTGTCTGTAGTGTGCCTAAATCCAGCCTAAATGGCTCTTATTTTGCACTTAAGGTGTTTTAGGGTACACATACTGCTCAGACGTGGAAACAAGCGTATAACGCTGTTTAAATGCGTTTAAACCTAGTGATCGTATAGGGTCTTAGTGTTGCTATTAATGTACACAGGCTTGCAGTAAGCAGTTATTCTATGCTCTGCAGGTACTAGGTGTTTGCTACCATAATTGCCGTATTGACGTGGTACACGTGCCGCATAGTATTGGCATACATCTATGCTACGAAAATACATTGGATTTGGTTGTGGAACGTCAGCTATGAGCACCATCAACATGAACGCATGTAGCATTTACCAGCGTCCTTGCCCTAGACCCACAGCGTATACAATACCGCCGATGACAACACACATCGCTATGATCATAGCCCCTATGGTCACAGCTTCAATAAACGCTCGTTGACGTTGTTCTTGTGCGTATACAGTAGCTTCTCGCTTGGCACGTATCTTACGTCTCATCTGTACTAGTTCATCCCATGTGCCCCAGCCATAACGCATGTTGAGCATCTGCTGTAGTTCTTTTTCTTGTTCTGCTATTTTCTTTTCGTGTACTAGTAGTGCTAGTGCTTCTTCCTCTACACTACCCGCGGCAAACAGTTTTTTAAACAATGGTGGGTTCTTGGCCTGCTGTTGTGCATGTCTAAAGTCACTCACACTAGTATACCACTTGCCCATTTGACCAAGTGTGTTCTCTAGTTCTTGTCCTGCATGTACAAACTTCTTAACAGTATTGAATGCAGTGGTAGCCGCCGCTATGGCTGTGAACGGATCGATAATTGACTTAGCCCCCTAAATAGATTACCCTGACTGTGTACTAGTAGTATTTAAACCTGTGTGCGTATCATTATGTATACACTTAACAACACACACATTGACACTTGCATGTGTAGCGACTATACTAGTACTACACGCGAGGCACTCTTAGCGTATGCTATTGAGTTTGTCTTTGATGCTAGTAGTAGCTGTACGAGTAGTAGTAGTCGTATGACTGCTAGTGTGTGCAGTAGTATGACTAGTG